GTGGGGTGGTGACGTCGAAATTCGTTCTCCAGAAAATCGAGTAGGCGTGTCCCAAGCCTCTTGCGCAACCACGCCCCCTACACTCCTTATAAGGGCATAGCCACGCCCCCTACTTCCTCTTTTTTTTAGCATTTTTATTTTACAGCAAGGTTTAAACAGCTCTTATTTTTTCTCTAGCTAGTTTATAAGCTGCCCTACCGCCGCCATTTTTATGCAAATTAAAATTGCGCAATCCTCATTAATATTCATAAATTCGCCATTTTGAGCAGCCATGTTGGGCAGCCATCTTGAAAGAGGGGGGGGTGTACCTATTGCACAATAAGGGTAGCCATCTTGGGTAGCCATCTTAGGTAGCCATCTTGGAGGGGGGGTGTGCCTATTGCACAATAGGGGTAGCCATATTGGGTAGCCATCTTGGAGGGGGGGTGGGTACCTATTGCACAATAATGGTAGCCATCTTGGGTAGCCATCTTGGGTAGCCATCTTGGGTAGCCATATTGGGTAGCCATATTGGGTAGCCATATTGGGTAGCCATATTGGGTAGCCATATTGGGTAGCCATATTGGGTAGCCATATTGGGTAGCCATATTGGGTAGCCATATTGGGTAGCCATATTGGGTAGCCATATTGGGTAGCCATATTGGGTAGCCATATTGGGTAGCCATATTGGGTAGCCATATTGGGTAGCCATATTGGGTAACCCTATTAGGGTGTTTATATTGCACAATTTGGGGTAGCCATATTGGGGGTAGCCATATTGGGCCACCATATTGGGGGTAGCCATATTGAGCCACCATATTGGGTAGCCATATTGGGCCACCATATTGGGTAGCCATATTGGGCCACCATATTGGGTAGCCATATTGGGCCACCATATTGGGTAGCCATATTGGGCCACCATATTGGGTAGCCATATTGCCATTGCCCAACATGGGGTAGCCATATTGCCATTGCCCAACATGGGGTAGCCATATTGCCATTGCCCAACATGGGGTAGCCATATTGCCATTGCCCAACATGGGGTAGCCATATTGCCATTGCCCAACATGGGGTAGCCATTTTGAGAGCATGTCCTACTATACAATATAGAGTAAACACTATGGAGTGCTCTATTGGATAAACAGCCATATGGAGAAGTTAGCTTTCACCTGAGGGAAATGCTGAATGCTTAAAGAGTGGCACCTTACAATAGCCTTGCCAAAATAGCCACATAAAGTACCTTCTCCCATTAGCTTAAACACCCAATAGCTGGGGCTTATACAAAAGCACCACATATAATGGTCTTCCAATAAGCCCTGACACCCAGCACACCCAACAGCCGGGGCTTATAAAAGCCTCCTTCTTGTTAAGCCAATGGAGCCCACAACATGGCCTATCCAAGTAATTATGTTGTTGGGCTAATACAGCCTACCTATCACACACAAGTTTTATGGCCAAGGTGGCCCACTAAAGATAAATGGCTAAAGATGGGCCTATACCAACCCTAACCCTAGCCCTAGCCCTAGCCATAAAGATGGGCCTATACCAACCCTAACCCTAGCCCTAGCCCTAGCTATAAAGATGGGCCTATACCAACCCTAACCCTAGCCCTAGCACTAGCTATAAAGATGGGCCTATAACAACTCTAGCCTTAAACCTAACCCTAAAGATGGGCCTATGACAACTAACCCTAACCCTAACTCCCACTAAATGGCCAAGATTCAGATGAGTGGCCAGGGTTAGGCTTACAACAACCCTAACCCTAACCCTAACTCCCACTAAATGGCCAAGGTTCAGATGAGTGGCCAGGGTTAGGCTTACAACAACCCTAACCCTAACCCTAACCCTAACTCCCACTAAATGGCCCAAGGTTAGGCTTACAACAACCTAACCCTAACCCTAACCCTAACTCCCACTAAATGGCCAAGGTTCAGATGAGTGGCCAGGGTTAGGCTTACAACAACCCTAACCCTAACCCTAACCCTAACTCCCACTAAATGGCCCAGGGTTAGGCTTACAACAACCCTAACCCTAACCCTAACCCTAACCCTAACTCCCACTAAATGGCCAAGGTTTAGATGAGTGGCCAGGGTTAGGCTAACAACCCTAACCCTAACCCTAAGCCCCACTAAATTGCTAGAGTTTTAAGCTTAAGATAAGTAGCTAGGGTTAATGGCCAAAGTAAAGCTACATAGATAAGCAGCTAGGGTTAGGGTTAGGGCTGCAGCTAGGGTTAGGGTTAGGGCTGCAGCTAGGGTTAGGGTTAGGGCTGCAGCTAGGGTTAGGGTTAGGGCTGCAGCTAGGGTTAGGGTTAGGGCTAGCCATACAGTTAGGGATTTAGGGTTGTGGCAGCAGCCAGGGTTATGGCTGCAGTTAGGGTTACAACTAAAAGTTATAGCTAGGGTTAGGGCTAGCTACAGCTAAGACTTAAAGTTTAACCTTAACCTGCAGCCAAGCTATATAGCTAGGGTTATAGCTAGGGTTAAGGCTTAAGGCAGGGTTAGGGCTGCAACTAAAGTTACAACTAGGGTTTTGGCTAAAAGCTAGGGCTAGGGCTAGGGTTAGGGTTTTGGCTAAAAGCTAGGGCTAGGGCTAGGGTTAGGGTTTTGGCTAAAAGCTAGGGCTAGGGCTAGGGTTAGGGTTTTGGCTAAAAGCTAGGGCTAGGGCTAGGGTTAGGGTTTTGGCTAAAAGCTAGGGCTAGGGCTAGGGTTAGGGTTTTGGCTAAAAGCTAGGGCTAGGGCTAGGGTTAGGGTTTTGGCTAAAAGCTAGGGCTAGGGCTAGGGTTAGGGTTTTGGCTAAAAGCTAGGGCTAGGGCTAGGGTTAGGGTTAAGGTTTTACAAAAGCAAGTTTAAACTATAGGCTAGGCTACATAGTTGTAACCTTAACTCAAGGCATAACTAGCCAAACATTTTACAGTTGGTTAAGGCTAAGGGGCTAGGGGCTAGGGGCTAAGGGGCTAAGGGGCTAAGGAGCTAGGGGCTAAGGGGCTAAGGGGCTAAGGAGCTAGGGGCTAAGGGGCTAAGGGGCTAAGGGGCTAAGGGGCTAAGGGGCTAAGGGGCTAAGGGGCTGGAACTACTCAGTGTTAGCTTTATGTTAAAAAGTAATATGCTCGCCCACCACAAACTACAGATCTGACTACCCCTTAACCACAAAACCACAAACTCCTTTGTAGTGGCACAACTAGTGGGCAAATGCACCTCCCATGTGGTTGGGCAAAAAGCCCCTTTAGCCCTTTAACTTGTCAGCGGGTGAATGGTAAGGCCTTTTTTCCTCAGTAGCTCATACCCCCTATTATGTCATAGTGTGTATGTACAGTGCTGCTTGCTTGCTTGCTCTGGACCCTCCTTTACTTAAAGCCCCCCGTTTTCAAATGTGCACAAGCCTACCCCCTGGTGGCCTTGTAATGCAAAAGCACACTACCTACACAAAAGAAGCAACTAATAAACCTAAAGTGCACTTACCTGCGTGCACACACTACTCACCCGGCCCGAGGAAAGGGTTTGCAGAGCAAAGCTGTAGCCTACCAGCTCTCTCAACTGGCTCTCCTAAACCATCTTGCTTGTTAAACCAAGAGAGGTTCAGTGGCCGGGGAGCAGCACGGGTTTTCCTCAGGCGCCATGTTGTGTGTTGTTTACACTGAGGAAAAATGTCACCCTGGGTTTTAAACTCAGACCCAATAGCAAGATGTCACTAGTGGGGCTGACACCAGTTGCTATGCAGAGAACCTGACCATAAGGAAGTGAAAAAGGGTGGAGGCCGCAACTGAAAGCCTCACCCTAACAATTGGTAAAAACAACACAGACAAACATACATTTTTTAAAAAAATTTTATTAGTAAAGTTATTTTTTGTTTTTCATTTTTGTTGTCATGTAAGCTTCTATGTAGTTAATAAAAATATCAAACTCACTCATAGCTTTGTAAACACCCTTTTCTTGAAGCTTACTAAAAGCGCTCTTTACTTGTTCTACAGCCTTACTTTTGTTTTCACAAGGCAAAAATCTATGACATCGCCGCAGCCTCACTCTAAGGGTCTTTAGCTTTTCCCCCAGAGAGTTTACATGCTCCTTAATGTCCGGGCCTCCACCCCCGCTGTGATTCTCGGCCTGAGGCATCACCTCCTCCAAGTAAAACTGAATCATCTCTGACAAGGCCTGGCAACCCAAGTAACCCTTAAAGTCTTCCAGCAGGGACCCATTTAACAACATGTTGTCCAGCTGGTCCTTCATTTGAAAAAAAGTCTTTACTCTGCTAAAAGCGGCCCGGAGCTCATGGAGCATGTGAGGCAAACTGGTTGGAAAGTGAGTGCAATTGTTTTCAGACTCAGCCCAAACCCCAGTTACAAAAAACAGGCAATACAACAGTGCTGCACCGGGCATAGCCAGATAGCTGCCTTAATTTTGCAACACCAATTGCCACACACTAATGCCTCTTTTGATGCCTACCTCTTTGTGTTTCTTCTTTATATTGGCTACCTGTTAACTTGTAGTACCTGTTAACTTGTAGCGGCATGTGGGCCGGGTGAACAGGGGTCCTTTGGCTGAGTTAAGGTCCATTCAAGCACCTAAGAAAAAAAAAGAAATAAAATGCCCTTTAAATTTTTGTGACGAGAGCGGTTCCTCACTTTACAACACAAAACCACAAATGTGTCAAACAGCTGTTTCCTTACCTAGGGGATTTTTGACTGAGTAAGCCTGGATTAAGGCCCCCCTCTCTTTTACTCTCTCTGTAAGAAGAAGAGACAAGATTAAGCATCGGGCCTAACTAAACATTAACATAATCTTATCTCTTTTTCTTACCATGAGCGCTGTAAACATCTGTAAGCAGGCCCACACTCTCAGTTAGAGGCCCATGGTGGCTGTAAGAAAGAAAAACAGGATTAATCTTGCGAAGGCAAAATAAAGACTTAAAAAATATTACCATAAACCTTCTCCCTTTCTTACTTTTTCACTACACTGCACACACAGATAAATGGCCAGCGAGTGTCCCCAGACACTCTGTAATAATAGCTGCTGCTGTACAGAGGAGGGGGGGGGGTGTGCGGGCACAAACACCTGTAAAAAAGGGAAATACAAAGTTAAGGTTACTTTTGTGCAAATAAACAATGACAAAAAAACTTTAAACATAACACTGTATTTCCCTTTTTTACCTTTATGTAGGGTCTTGTCTTTTGTTGTTAGCTAAGCCCCCAGCCCTGTAAAAAGGGATATTCAAAGTTAAAGCTTACCGGGTTATGGCCTTGTTACACATAACCCAGTATCTACTTTTTTACCCTTTCTTCTCAGCAACAAGGAAAGAGGTGGTGTGTAGCCATAGGTGACTGAGTAGTGGGCCTCGGGTGCTTTTTGCCATCTGACCGGTGGGCTTCCCCCTCTGGGTTCTGTAAGAAAAAAAGATTTCAGGTTAAGCTTAGTGCTTAATGCATGTGGTATCCATAACCCAGTATCTCTCTTTCTCACCCTTCTATCCAGCAACAAGGAAAGTAGTGGTGTGTGTTGGTGGTGTGTGTAGTTGAGGGTGGGCGAGAATTGGGCGGTGGAAGAGAATTGAGCTTTTGGGCTTTCACAGTTATTAGGCTCTACCCTTTTATCCAGCAGCAAGGAAAGTAGTGGTGTGTGTGTGGTGGTGTGTGTAGTTGAGGGTGGGCGAGAATTGGGCGGTGGAAGAGAATTGGGCTTTTGGGCGAGATTGTGTGGTGGTGGTGGTGTGTGTAGTTAGTTGAGGGTGGTGGGCGAGAATTGAGCTTGGGCATGGTGAGTTTAAAAGTTCCCCAGCATGCAGTCTTCACTTTCAGGGAGAGCCTTATGTGTTAGTGGGCCGGGGGAGTGTGTGTGTTAAACCCCCAAACCCTGCAAAAAAGGGAGGTGAGCGTGTTACACTGTAGCTCTATATGACACATAGCCCAGCATTCACACACATAACCCAGTTTCCCTTTTCTTACATTTTTTTAAAGATAAGTAGTGGTCAGCCTCGGGCACCGTGTGCACAGCGTGTTCACATAGCCCCCCGGGGGTGAATAGGAGTAGTAGAGAAGTAGTAGTAGGTGCTTGGTGTTTACAATATGGACGAGAGCTGTAAGCAGCAAAAATACCCGGTTAAGCTAAGTAGCTTTATGCTTACCCTTGTAACACATAACCAGGTATTCCCCCTGCTTACCTACACACAGCAAGCACTCTTGTCTCCGGTAGCGAGAGGCCCAAGATTTTCCAAGGATGGCCGCGGCTCTCTGAGTTGCTAAAAGAGCGCCATCTGGTGGCTACACAGCACTATGACAACCTATAGGAGTAAAAACTTCTGGATAGTTTACTCAGCCATCCGCTTAAACCTTCATATTCAATAAGCGGGTGGTTGAGTAAAACATATCTTATATCCAGGAGTTTCAACCCCTACCTGGCGCCATCTGGGGGCCGTGTGAGCATCATAGCATTTTTCTAGTAGTGAGAGGCACACGCATCTGTAAGGAAAAAGGGGAGTTGTTGGGAGAGTGTTTGCTCAAAACCACCCTGGCTAAATTTTTAGAGTAGTTTTAAGCAAGCATCTTCCATCAACCCCCTCTCCTCACCCGCTCTCCGCGGCAGCCGGGGACAACACAGAGGAGAGAGGCACATGGTGGTGGTGGTGGAGCTGATGATGATGAACACAGTTGAGAGACCCTGCAAGAAAGGAGATGAGTTGGTCTTGTGTAGGGGGATTGGATTCCTATAAACCTACTCAGGCCTTCCAACTAATCTCCATTCTTACCTTGGTCAAGATAAGGAGAGATGGGGTGGGGGTGGTGTGGTGGTGGTGTAAAAGAGGATTCAGGCACCCCCTGTAAGAGAAGGAGCTGTTAGATTAAGCTTAGAGCTTAGTGCTGCATTTACAACATAACCCAGCAGCTCTCTCCCTTACCCGATAAGGAGAAGAAAGGTGTGGTGGTGGTGGTGGTGTTTTCTCTCGCAGCTCACTCAAGATGTCCTCTAAGGAGCAAGGGGTTTTCAATTACTATTGTTGCTAGGATAAATCAGCAACTGTCATAAACATAATTAAAAATCCCTTCTCCTTACACACATAACACGCTTGAGGCATCGGCGGCAGGATGGTGGTGGTGGTGTTTAAGGCTACACCCACCTGCAAGGACAAGGGTAGCTAGAGATGGGCCCCAGAGCAGCAGCACCAGCACCACAACAGGGCGGCGGGCACCTCACCACACACCCTCCAGCGGCCCTTCTCCTTACTTTTACCATCAGGAGCTGCTCATGGGAGCTTCAGTCTCTGTTGTTGGAACATTCCTGTCTGAAGCAGAAGTCCTCAGGTTAAAAAGTGAACGAGGGAGAGTTTATAGTTCAAAAACAATATAACCTAGGGACTTCTAACCTCACCTTTTTTTTGAGTTAGTTAGGTGGGTGCGATGGTTTATTCACTCTCACGAGCGCGCGCAGGCCAGGGCCTAAAGGAGGCCGGATGGTACATCAATTATCTATAGATGCCGCGTGCTTACACCACAACAGTAAAAGCACAATCCCACCGCCTCCTTTACCTTTTTTTTAAACTCTCATGCTGTGCTGCGGCCGAGGATGGGTTGTTGTGTAGTTGGAGAGCCTCGAGGAAGGGGGCCCGCGCGCCTGCAAGAAGGGTACCAATCAGATTATAGTAAACTCTGTGTTCCTATTAACAGTATCTAATGGGTTCCCTCCTTACCTCCTTTGCCTCCTCGGTGGGGTTTCCTACTAGGCCAGGCCATCATCTCTTTTTACCTGTAAGGAGCACAGCTGCCAGATTATTCACTCTGAACAAAATCTCAAGCGTTCATGTATTCTAAATTTAGCAGCCGACCCCCTACCTCTTTTGTTAGTTGGGCAGTAGCACTCAGGTAACCATGTTTTTTAGGCAGGTTGGTGGTGTTTTTGTACTTGAGGAAGGGGCACCTGTAAGGAAAAAAGCTATCAAATTAACACTGAACTACATTGCCTAGGCCATATTAGTATAATTTTATAGCTTCAATCCTTACCTCTCACCGTACCAGCGTGGGAAGGGTTTGGGGGGAAAACTTAAGTTGGGTTATGCTAAAGGCGGGTGGATGTAGTCATCTCAGCGGACGGGCATTTTACTCAGGGTGAAATAATCATGTAGTTAAAAAGGCCGCCATTACACCCTCCCCCACTTTCATTTTGTTTTTATGGCGATAAAAGGGCTTGAGCTGTTGTGTCAACACGCGTGAAAGCGGTTCTAAATGCCCAGGTTTTTTTAAAAAAAATCCAACCAGGGGCAATAGAACCACTACCAATACATGTTAACTATAGGCTGTTTAATTTAGCAACTTTTCATTTTTCATTTTTGACCATGACCGTTTATAAACACGCAGCTGTGTTATTTTTTCTGTTCTCTAAAAGCCCATGTAAGCAAGTTTCACAACACAAGTGTTTACTAGATTACCACCCCGGGGTGCTCATGCAGCTGAGTTAGCAGATGAGTGTGCGGGGGGGGTGGGTGGGTTAAAAACACCTTGTCAGCAGCACTAAGATTCTGTAGATACTGGGTGATGATACAGGGGCCAGGACTCTCAACACTACGCTCCAGTGGCCTGAGGTGCACGTCCTATTTTTAATGCACCTCAGTTTCACTGGAACGCGGTGTAAAGATGCAGGCACACACATACACAAAACTCTCACAGCCTCACCACCACCAGCTATCCAGGGACGCGAGATGCTTTCACTTACCTTGTTGTAAGGATAGCTCTCCAGCCCCAACGGGATGAGAGGGTTTAGCCACGGGACTGGTGAGCGATCCCTGCAACATAGATAAGCTCCCAAAAAAAACCCACACCCCAAACTGCTACAACTTGCGAGACAGAGACGCTCATACTTATTTTGCAGTGAGGATAACTTTCCCACCCCACTGGGCCGCAGTATCAAGCAGTGGGTTGAGAAAGATCTTCATAGCAAAAATAAGCAAAAAGATAAACTCTTGCTCGCGAGCTATCCTCACAACAAGCGAGAAAAGGAAAGGGGATAGAGGAGTGTGTTGAGGAGTGTGTTTGAGAAGTGTGTGTTGCGAGAATTAACCTTAAAATGGCTAGAGGAGGGGGGAAGAAAAATTGGCTTTTGTGTGCCTAGAGGCTTAGATGGCTAGGGCGAGAATTAACCTTAAAATGGCTAAGAGAAAATTGGCTTTTGTGTGCCTAGAGGCTTAGATGGCTAGGGCGAGAATTAACCTTATTTTCACAAGGCCTAGTCATCTCAAGCTTAAGCTTTAAAGAATTAAGCTTTAGGGGGGCTGGGGTGCGCGGGGGGGGGGGAGGGAGGAGAGAGGAAGGGAGGTTTGTAGGATGGGGAAAGCTTGGGGTTTGGCAGGGGGTCAAAAACACACAAAAAAACTTTAACCTCTCTCCAAGCCTCCAAGCTCTCCACACACCCATTAGCTCAGCAGTAGCACTAATCAAAAAAAAGAGGGTAAAATGGGGGTGTGTTGTAAGGCTAAAAAATCTCTTAAAAAGCCCTTCAAACCTCTTTGTAGTAATGTACACCCCCCACCCAAGCTTTAAAGCTCTCCAACCAAGCTCCTCACCGCTGCTACCCCCCATGCTAGGTAAGTTAGTTTTGAAAGCTCCCCATGCTTGGCAAGGTGCTTTTTAAGGTTAAAAATAGCCCCCAAAAGCTCCCTACTCGCGCAGTTTTAACCTCTTACTTAAAAAAATAAAGTAAAAATTAATAAACAGAAGCCACACTCACCCCTAAAGCGTCTCTCAAGCTCCTAAAATGGCGCTTGGGCGCTCCTCAGTTATAGACTATGGAATAGGGAACTAGCCCACGTCACTCTGTGGAAAAGGTAAATCACTCCCATTACCCGGGGGGCTCCCGCCAATGGGAAGCCCGTGGAATGGGCCAGACACAGTGATCTCATGCGTGGCATGACCAGCTTCCCCATTATAGTCCAATAAAGGGCTGGGTGGGGGTCCCTCGTGCGGGTCCTATGACTGTGACTAAGCCCCCCATGACTGGAAGGACCATATAGGGAGAGCCAATGGAATCTCCACGCTTCAAAACCTCTCCTTATTGGGACAGTTCCCCATGCCTGGCAGGTTCCCCATTCTGGGGCCGATGGGAGGGCCTCTGTCTCCATCCCTGGCACGCTCCCCCTCCCCTCGCGAGGGAGGAGTCTGAAATGAGGAAGCTCCCCATGCCTGGCAGGCAGTCAGCCGGGCGGCTCGCAGACAACGGGCGCCATGTTCTGAGCGGCGGCGAGTCCGGGTAGAGGGGATGCATTAGCCCCCTACCCGGCGTTGCTGGACACGCGGTGAGAGAGGGGCATGGAGCCCGGATAACTCGCGCGCGGGTGAGCTCGGGGGCTTTGTCGGGCGACTATTGCATGTTTTTAAAGCTGTTTTTTGTGTGCAGGGTGCCTGGGTGGTGTGCAGGGAGCGGGTTCATAAAATGGCCGCGGTTGACCACGTGGTCTCGGCCGGCCAACGGGGAGCCGGCTCTCCATGCCGGGCAGGGAGAAAGGGAGGCTCTGTGGGAGCCCGCCAGATTTAAAAAGGGGTTGATAAAAAACAGAGAGAAGCCATTTAGCCTTTGCTTTTAGCCTTTTTTATTAACCCAGCGAGATACATTAAAAAAATTGAAGCCTTAAATTATTCCCTGCCGCCGCCGCCTTTTGGCTCGGCGTTTACAACACAGTATTATCACTACAATTACAACCAGTAAAATTATTACCAAAGACAAGAGACTTATCAGCAACGGGACTGAAAACCAAATACCCTTGCTTACAGTTTCCCTTAAGTTAGTTACATTTCCCAGGTGCCACACTTGGCAGATAACCTCCTTTCCCAACTGACTCTTGGGGTCTTTAACTTGGAGTACACTGGTTACAGAAGTAGTTCCATTAGAATGGGAAAGAACCTCGCTACTGTTTTCAATTTCTGACCCCGAAATCTTCCAAAAAATCTGAGGTGGCGGGCGGGCATTGGCAGAACAGGTGATGTTCAGGTGGTCATCAAAAAATTTATAATGCAGAAACACAGTGGGCTGCACGGAGAGGGTGAGGCAGGCCACCCCCGAGATTTTCCCAGACCCAAAGGTGTTAAAGAGGCAGTTGTAGCACCCCTCGTCCTCTAAGGTGGTATTCCAAAAAGTGATGGTTGAGTTTTGGAGTCCAAGCTGGGTGATGTTTATCTTGTCCTTATAAGCCGGCTGGACCACCACCCCGTGGTCTTTGCTAAAAGTTATCATGTTCTCTGGAATGGTGGGCTTGATTTTCTGCCAGGTGACAATCAGCACCTCCTGAGAAGTCTGCAGGGAGCATTTCAGGGAGGCTGGCGTGTTCAGCAGCACCCTCTCATCCTGGGTCACCACCTGGGCCCGGCACAGCATCGCCCCTGCTAAAATCCATAGCAGCCAGCGGCAGGTAGACAGGTTCCACCACAAAGACTTCCAACACAGCAGGCTGTTCATTATTTTGGCCTTTGTGTTTTTGTCTGGTGGCCAAAAAAAGAGCTGAGTAGTGGCTCTCATGCACTCATTACTTATAGCATTTGGAAACACCTCATTTAATTTTATTTTATTTTATTCATACTTTTAGTCTCCATGAGCAGCCATTTTTACCCATTACCTCACTGGCAGCCAATGGAAATTAGGGGCTAGGGTATTGCCAGTATGTCAATGGACGGTGACCTCGTCACCTTGCTGGCTAGCAAGCCTTACCTGGGTTAAAAAATAATGCTAGCCCGCCCCCCCCCCTTTGTAATGTACCTATCCCTTCACCAGCCAATAGGGGGTTTGGGCTATGGGTCTCTAGGTAGAATAGTTTGAGAAAAGGAGTTTATTTTTACTTATTTGCCTACCTAACCCACTAAGCCAATGGAGCAGTGACTGGGAGAGGCATGCTATAAAGGCCCCTCCCCCTGATATATAGGTACATCCTGAGTTGTGGGCTGTGTTGTGGCATAGAGGGGTGGGGAGGTGGTGTGAGAGGGGGGTGGTGGGGATAATGGGGTTTTTTTAATTTTTTTTGGAACACTGCTGCTACTGAGAGATAATTTATTGATTATATTTGGCAAAAGGGCCCCCGCTCACTATGGAGACTAAATAGGATTACAAAGTACCAACAACTGTTGCCCGAGAACAACAAGCCAGGCCAGATACCAGGATGGCCTAGAAGATTTTACCCGATCATCTTTTTTCACTTGGTGGAAGCTGTCCCAGGATAACCAGGTATGCCTAGATTTTTTTGTCTTACACACCAGTGACACCAACACACACACCTTGTTGTTACATATAACTCCCTCTCCCTCCCCCCTCCCCGTGCCAAGTGACTAGGGTTCTCAATAAGGGGTCATTAAAACTAAGAGGCTGTGAGGCTATCAATCAATAATCCCCCCGTGGTGCTTGTGGATGTCTCTGGGATTTTTACTACTCTCTGTTTATTATGGTAGAGCCTGGGGGGGGGGCAATCTAAAAACCTTATGGCGAGGGCTATATAGCAGGTAAGTTTAACTACTAACTCCCCTTTTGGAGTATCAAGTGTGCTGAAGCACTCCTTTTAAAAACTCTAAGGGGCTTTGGCCGGGGGAAATAAAATTACTTTTAAGCGCGCCTGTTTCTTGTGTCATACTTGCTTGTAGCCACACACACACCACCACCCACCCCCACCACCCCTCTGCTACTGCTCTAACCTTGTCCTCCCCCCCACTCTAGCCCTTACAAGACCCTCACCTGTGGCAGCAGCTGTTAAGAGCTCCCCCATGAACCCCCCATAAAGGGGCAATATCGCCCTCCTTTTACTCCCATAGCCCCATCCCCCTCATTTTATAAAAGAGCCAGCTCTTAAAGCCTCTTCTAAAAATAAGCCTGCCTCTGCACGCTCTGCTGCTCATACATTGCCTTCTGCAGCGCCGGCAGAAAGCCCAGACAGGCGATTTGCATAAGCTGCCACCCACGCTGAAACTTCCTTGTAGCTCTTTCTCTCATACAACAAGGAGAGAGCCTGAGTTTGCTAGCTTGATTCTCTTCTCATTTTGAGTGTTTTGTGAAGCAGAGAGAGATAACCTCTCAAGTGTGGCGCGGTGTGTGGTAGAGAGAGTCATATTGACCACAAAGTTTCACACTCACTTTTTAAAAATCCCTTGATGGGTATTTATTAGCAATAAAATAGAGATTGCCCTACCCCCAGCTTCACCACAAGTTTTACATCGTCCTGGGTTAGTTAGGCTGGCAGCATTAAGCCATTGAATGGGTGAAGCTTTTTTTTGCCAGGCATGATAAAGTAGGGCTTTTATGGCATACAGTTCAGAGGCGCGCCTTTTTTTTCAGAGGTGGTCTCTGGCCTTTTTGGTGGAGATACTAGGTGCTGCAGCAGGGCGAGGGTCTAGCGTCAGCCGCGTGGTTTTAAATTAGGATCATGGTTCCTCTGTTTCTCCCATTGGTGGGGAAAGGTAGTGCTAAAAGTAGCAGTTAATGGTAGTAGTGGTAGTGGTGGTGGGGGGAGGTATTAGTTCTCCATTTATTATTGGCAGGTGTGGTGTGGCGCCGCGACTGGCCTTTTTTGGTAGTGTGTTGTGTAGCTGCTGCTGATGGTTGCTTTTTTTTTGCTCGTGGGCCCCGCAGCCTCTTAACCCGTGACCGGCGGCGTGGGGGAGTTGGTGGTGGTCTGGGCCTGTCTGCTGGCTGGCTGGCTGGCTCGCTGTTGGCTAACCTAGAGTAGGAGAAAGGGCATTTCTTAAGCAACTTGTTAATCTCCACATTTACCCCCGCTTTAAATCATCCCCTTTTTCCCCTTTAGAGCACCACCCTTTAAAAAGAGAGAGTATATAGTCATACCTCTATAGGGTAGTGGCATCCTTGAGACCCGCATTGGCAACTCTGGGATCCTTAAGCTGAAACCAGTCCGAGTGTTGTTGTTGCCTTCCTAACCTGTTGGTGCTCTGGCGGCAGCCATACCACACTCTCAGCAGGAAAAAGTAGAGGCAGACGAGCAGCAGGACAATAAATGCCAGCATTTTTCCTAGTTTCTCAGTTTTCTCTCCCAATAAGCCTCCAAATTAAAAATTATGGAGGAGGTGGAGGAGGCGGTGGAGAAATAGAGCAGGCCAAACACACTCTCAGCAGGAACAAATATATCCAGATGGTCAGCAATAAAATAAAGTTCAGCATCAATCTTATCTCCAATAAAGCCCCCCCAATTAAACAATTAATTTTTAAGGGGCTGCAGAGGAGGCAGTAAATAAATATTCTTCCAAACAAAAAATGCCAAGAAAATAGCTGCTTAACAAGTGTGCTTCAAACTGATTATATGGGGTCTGCTTTGGTAACAATTTTAAGGCATTTTCATTAAAATTGTGCACTTGGATGAAATGTACAAGTTTTGCAGAGGTCTCAGCGTCTGGGCCTAGTTTCACATCCTCTTTGGTATGAGATTCAGCCTCTGACTAAGCGGCTGGTGTGTTGCAAGATGACTGCTATTGCTGACCAGAGACTGGAGTAAAGGGCAGCGCCTGACCCAAGACAATATTCCCCCAAATTTTTAAGCAGAAGTAAAACTTGCCAATCCTGTGTCAAAAAAGAACACTTACAAGAACATTTTAGTTTAAAAAATTTATTGTAAGGATTACAGGACCCCACACTTTAAAAGCTTTGTAAGGATCACAGAGGACCCCACACTTTAAAAGCTTTTAGCAGCATGGGGTTAACAGATGGATGGCCGCACTAGAGGTGGCTTTTTTTAACTAAAAGTTTACAACACTTGGCATTTTTAAACACAGGTTTTTTTTATAAGTTGATAAACAGCAGTATTGCATGGGTTGTTAAAAAAACAACTGATTGCATTAAGTGCTCAGTTTACTTCACAACAACTCAACAAGTGTATTGTTAGAATTTTTTCACTTTTAAAGCTATATGATAGGAACAACAGCAGCATGAAGGATGAATAACTAAACAACTCAAAGCAGATAGCAGCCAGCACAGCCCCTTATAGGCTACTGAGCACGGGGGTGTGGCTGACCCCCCGCCGTGTCCGTGTTCATCCCCGTCCCCACCGCCCCCCTCTTCACCCCCATCCCCATTTTCAAGCTGGCCAGCTGTGTTTTCTGCTCCGAGATCCGGCTCCTGGCTTTGAGTTGGGGTTGGAGGGTGTCCTTGGGAACACAGATCCTCTTCTCCAGGTTCACCTTGGTCAGGGGGGCAGTCCAGGGAACTAGAATTTCCCTTTGAACTTTCATCCAGGTAAGAAGGTAGCCGTGGACCTGCACTCAAATTCTCTTCACTATAGCCTCCTCCAACATTTCTAGGCCCGCTGCCCCAGTGTCCATAGCCAGTGGGCTTTCTGCCTCTACCTCTTCTTCCCCCTCTCCCACCTCTACCCCCTCTACCCCCTCTACCCCATCTACCCCTTGGGGCAAATCCTGGATATCCACAACATGGACATCCATATCCCCCATTTTGTGGTCTGTAAGGGGGCTGAGAGTGGAGGCTACTGGGGCTATTATTACCCCCTGTGTCTGACCCACTACAACTCGGGGGATGAAACCCAAAACCTTGTTTAACAAGTCTTGGGGGAGGAGGAGGTGGGGAAGAAAAGCAACACTCGCTCTTTAGGCTACTGCCATCCCAAGCCTCTCTTCTATCACCACCACCGGGAGGGTGACGATACTTACCTCCTCCCCGGCCACCACATCCCCCTCCTCTGTGGCGAGGAGAGTAATACCCGCTCCCCAAGTTACTGCCACCCCAGGCACCTTCTCCTTCGTTACCGCCGGGGTGATGACGATACTTGCCACCCCTGCCACTATATCCCCCAGCTCCGCGATGAGAGGAGGAATGCCCACTTCTAAGGCTACTGCCCCATCCGTGTCCTTCTGTACCACTACTGTGGTGGGACTCTCGCCCGCTGCTTTGGCCACTACTACAACTACTACCTCTCCCACCACTGTGCCCCTCACCGCCGCTTTCTTCTTCTACAATATCCTGGTGTCCGGGATGGTGATGATGGTGGTGGCGGCGGCGGTGTAGTCTCCCTTCTACGTTGCGGCCGCATGCACCCGTCTCCCACCATTTTCTGACTAGTTTGTCACCACACTGTCTGTTAAAGCATTGTTCTAACTTGACTGCTATATGTTGTTGTCCCGGGGTGCGTGCACATGACTCTCTTAGGGCATCATAGCCAGTAGGCTGTCTACTTAAAAAGTCTAAGAGCAATGAACATCTTTGTCCGCTTGTTGGTCTATGGCAAATGTCTTCAACATCCTCTCTGCCCAGATGCCCACTTTGTCTCAGATGGTCAAAGTGTCTCTCTGCTATAATTTTTTCACAAAGGTAGACTCTGAGGTTTTCCAGGGCATCCTTTTTAAGCTCTTCCAATTCTTCTTCACCGAGGGATGGCATCTCTGGGTCATCACCCTCAGCCATGGCTGGCTTGGAGGGGTTGCCTTTCAAGGGGGCTTAAATTTGGGAATTGCTTGGGCCTCAGCCCCTACTCACATTCAGGTTACCATTTTGTAAGGAGAGTTTTAGCCCCAAGCCCGGAGACATAGAGTAAGTGATGCACACAGTGAGCCTTTAAAGTAAAAAATAAAGCATTTTTATTGAAAAATAAAACACATTTTTATGCCTACACTATGCTTACATAACAAGCAAAATTAAACAAGGACAATAAACTTTTACAAACTCTTACTGTAAAACTAAACAGAAACTCTATCCTCAAAACAGCAAAGGTGAGATTAAGCCTTTTTACAGACAAAGATACAGAAAAGCTTTTACTGTGGCTACATCTCTGCTATGATACAATAGCTAGGGGAGCGAGATTAAAAGCCTTTTTACAGACAAAGATACAGAAAAGCTTTTACTGTGGCTACATCTCTGCTATGATACAATAGCTAGGGGAGCGAGATTAAAAGCCTTTTTACAGACAAAGATACAGACAAGCTTTTACTGTGGCTACATCTCTGCTATGATACAATAGCTAGGGGGGAGCGAGATTAAGCCTTTTTTTACAGACAGTGGCACACAAGACAGCTTTTACTTGGGTTATGATACAGTGGCTATGATACAGAGGCTAGTACCTTTGACTCATTTTCAACCCAGCAAAGGGTAGGGTAAAATTAGCATTTTTACAGCTAAGAATAAAAGAGAACTTTTACCATGGGGTTTATATTTCTGCTATTGTACAATAGCTAGCACCTTTAAATCAGTTATTTTACAATGACAGCATCATTGTATATCTTTTGAGGTTATAAAACAATTAAAACTCTTTTTAAAACAAAAAAGTTTTAAAATACAATTAAAATTCAAGTATGCCAGAACATAGAGTTCAACTGTGCATAAATGTTATGCAAATAAACATTGCCACTCTTCACTAACTTAAAAAAACATTCTAGTAAACTTTATAGTAACTAGAAACTAACAAATAAAAAAGTTCAAAGCAATACCTTGTAAGCTTAAGTGACTTCTTATCGCTTGGAGGTGGCTCTGTTCGTATTTCACGAGTTAACTCATAGAACCACCCATTTCTATATAGATATTTGCATACTGTTATAAACTTATCAATTTTACATTGACAATAAAATACAAGTTAAGTTGGTGGCAATATACTAACAGAAGTGAAACTGAGGTAAACAGAAACACAAAGCTGTAAGGTTCAGGGCTTCCACACGTGTGGTTTGCTTTGGGGAAATTAATAGCTTGTACTTGACCTTCTCTTATAACCACAAAACAATCACCAATTGATTCACAAAAAAGTTTTGGCGCGAAAGGGACTTCACATACCTTTCATTGAGAACATAAGTACAATAAGAGAACCTACTCACTTGACAGTGAGCAGTAGCTTATTAGCTTATTAGTAGTGTCATTGTTGCCAAAAGCAGTTTTTCTGCTATGAGTTAAGTTTTTTAAGGCTTGAGTTGTTTTGACAGTCTTTTAAAATTATTCTTTACACAGGTTAGGCTGTGATCGAACGAATAATCCTATTGCAAACCCCAATTTTCTTTTAGTTGGTTCACCACCCCCACATAGAGCCTTTTTTAAGGCATTTTTCTTTTCCTCATGTGTACCACGCAGTTTTTCAAATTTGGCTAGTATGTTTAGCATGTCATTAATCCATTTTCTTATTCTGGCGTCTTTATCTTCTGTAGTGTTTTCAGAGTTTGGGGAGTTAGTAGTTGTCGTGTTTACCTAAAAAAAGCAAAAAAAAATAATTACTAACTAATAAAACACAGTAAAAAATTCAAAAGTAATAAAAACTAATCATGGCTTACATTGCTTAAAGGTGTGTTGCTTAAAGACGCGTTACTCAAAGATGAGTTTTGTACTGGCTCCGGTGTTGTTGGGGGTGATGTTACCGGAGGCTGTAATGTAGTGGTAGAATTGTTTAGAGATAACACAATGCATGAGCACATTCCAAGCACGCGCGCCACAGAAACCATCCCAAAAACTTTAGAGAGCCTCATGGTGCCTAAAATCCCCACTCCCACCTTATTCCAAAGTTGTCTTAGGGGACTTATATGGGATATTCCCATGGGAATATTGCATAATTTTAGCATCAACAATATTGACTTTGTGTGAAATTTATAAATTTTCCACAAAATTATAAAAAATTATTTTTTTACCTGAGTAGAGTTGCCGGATGTCAAGGGTTCTGTTGGGGAGGTATTGTTAGGCGATGGAGTTGTTATAGGCAATCCTGAAGAAGTTACAGAAAGAAGATACAAAATTCCCAGTATCAATAAATTCCTTGGTGATGCCATGATTGAAGCTTGTAGTTACTGGGGGGCTGCTTAGCCCATTTTAACACTGCTCAAGTGGGGTCATTTATAGTGTTGGTCTGCAGCAAAAAAACCTGCATAATTATGAAACAAGTTTGCATTTTTCTGACCAAATTACTTACCATGCAAAAAAAGCAGTGGTCAGGTGCATGAGACCACTGTGTTCAAAACCAAACTTCCTAAATTTTCCCTTAAAAAATTAGCAAGGATGTGGTTAGTAAAAAAAGAACTTGCACAAGTAAGCACACACAGTTTTAAAAATTATTTATTTAGAAAATATACTCTTTGCTAGAAAAATAAAAGATATATTTTTAAAGGTTAAATTTTATAAACATGCACTAGCCATGGTCACTACTAATAAACTATTGCAGAAACTCTATCCGTTCAACAGCGAAGGGTCAAAGTTACATAATTATTTTTTACAAGTCAAAATAACTTATTAATATCAACTACAGAAATTAGTCACTATATGATATTACAAGTCTCTTGTGTGCATGCATGTGTGCAAGCCAGCATTAAAACCATATTCAGTAGATGGCACTGTGCAGCAGCTTTGTAACTCTAGACCAACTTTCAACTGGAGAGCAACATTGCCATCTTGTGGCACCTTTGAGTAACTGCATGGATAGTCAAATTATGTGCCTATTAATTTACATGAAATGGTCTCATGGTGGTTTTTTGAAATGGGAGATTAGTCATCTGTGACCCAGAGACTTATAAATGGTCTACTCGCAGGCTAGATTGCAAGCGGGGACCGGATCCTGTTTAGAATTTTATAAAATAGGATCTGGGTTGTTCCCGCTCGACTTTGCTTGTTTAAAAAATAGACCATTCAGGGTGACCCCCGGCACACAGATGACCCCTCTCAAGAGCTGGTGCTAAAGGATTCCCCTAGCCCAGATTCTAGACTGAGCGACCGCAGGGCGATCCCCTGCCCCCCGTGTCCCCCGTGTCCCCCGTGTCCGCCGCCCCGGCGCCTCTTTCTCAAACAGTAAACAACAAGAATAAAAAGTATAATTAAAAACACTATGCACAGGTAGAGAAAGGCCAGAGCCACCGCGACGCCGTCTACAGTGTCTCTGGTCAGCCGCGGGCCTCTTGTAGTAGTAGACTTTGGCGATGCCTTTTTAGAGGTTGATGATTTTGTGGTTTTTGTGGAGGATGTAACGGCTGAGGAGGTGCTAGCCACCGAATGAGTGACAGTGGGAGAGGTCGTTGAGTCAGCTGTTGTGGTGTTGACACTTGAAGAATTATTGGCCGGAGTCCCAGTTGTAGTTCCTAGAGAGCTCTGTAAAGAGGTGGTGGTGGTGGTGGGTGGTGAGGTCACGTTTCCATCGGCCGTAGAGGCGGTGGGGGGTGAAGTAGTAGTAGGGGACGGTGAGGTTCCATTCCCCCGGGTCGTAGAGGGGGGAGTTGTGGTGGTGTTACAGTTTGTTGTTACCGAGCCGCCTGTGGTTGAAGCTGTTAAACTTACTTCGCCCGGAGATGAACTGCCCGTGGAGGTGGTGGTGACGGTGGACGGGGACTGGCTGCTGCTCAGGGGGCTCGATGTCCCATTTGTAGGATTATTAGTAGTAGTGCTGTTGCCGCCTCCTCCGCTCACAACAGAAAGCCCACTCAGGACCGCCAGGCAGATTGTGAAGATCCACTGGAGCCTCATCTGTGAGGGAAGGGGGGGAGAGTAGGGAAAGAGGGGGGGCAATAAAAAAGCACGTTGTGAGTGGGGGGGTTTGCAAAAAGGGGATCCACCCAAGACAATTATTTAAATTGTTTTTCTAATTTTTTGGGGAAAGAGTTTTTTTTTGGAAAGTTGGAGATGGCTTCCAACATTCCACAGGCCCTCCTGGGCCGCCCTCTGCACTCTCAACATCAGGAACTAAAAGTGTTTTATGCAGACAGTGAGTTTTCGCCAGAAGAGGGCAGGTTTGTCTTTACATACACGGGCAGGGCCGGGGACCTGACTCTAGTCAGAAACCGAAGCGATGCAGAGCACCTGCTTGTGGTCATTCTAAAAACAGCAGAAGGTGGAGAAAACCTCAAGCCCAGACACGCGGGGGAGCTAAAGCTTCTCAAGTTTCTGCTAGCTCCCAAGGTTGGCTATGCCCACATCGGCTCCAGGAGCCGCCTGGACGCGGGAGGGGACAGGTACCTGACCTTTGACTATGGTCCCGCCCTGGACAAGAGGCAGTCCACCCCCGGATACGAGCTGGGCAAGGTGCTTGCCCTGATGGGCTGCAGGAGCGTGGCCAGGGTGGAGATGGGCAGGCACTTTGTGACCAAGACCGCCCAGTACATAGGGGAGGACCAGATGAGGACGCTGCACAGGGCCCTGGCCAATGACCTCAGCACCCAGAGATACGTGATGCTCCAGAGGGCCACGGGGGCTAACGTGCCCGTGACCGTGCTGACCCCCCAGGCCGAGAGGGGCGAGTTTCACCTGAGGGACCCGGTGTCCATCTACCTCATGCTCCCCGGGGCCCATAACGCCACCCCCCTGGGCATCCAGGCCTCCACGGCCGCCAACCCCCTGGTCAGGCAGTACATCATCCTGACCACCCGCAGCTCCATGTCCGTGTTCCCCTGGGGCTTGGTCCCCAAGAACCCCAGCGTGAGGAACGCCCTCACGCATCTGCACAGCGAGGCCTCCTCCATGGGTCGCCCCCAGCTGCTGGGCCCCGCGTACCAGCTCTCCCTGCTGCCCTTTAACAGGGTCACTGGGGCCGCCTGCGGGCTCTACTCTGTGACCCCCAGCGTGGCCTCGGGCTACGAGGCCTCCGTGCACGCGGAGATCAGGGACACCTACGAGGCCCAGGCCAGGTGCCTCAACCACACGGGCGTGCCGGTGGTCTCTGGCTTCCTGAGAACCTTTGACGAGACCAGCACTTGTTTGGCCTACAACACCCTGATGTGCACCTCCACCCTGGCCACCTGCCCCGTAAACATGCTAACCACCTCCAGGTTCCTGGCCGGCCAGTACATAGTGTCCCTGGGTGACTTTTTGCCCGTGGGCGGGCCGGATGCCCCCCCTTACTTGTACCGGAGCAGCCCTTTCCTTAGCAACGCCATAGCAAACACCCTCAAGCTGTTTGGCAAGACCTGGGCGAGAATTTGCATCTCCAGCACGTCCAGGCAGGTCGGTTTTGCTTCCTCCCTAGCAGATTTCAGCGCCCTGCTGCCCAAGGGCGGGGCGGTGCTGTACCTGTCCAAGCTACCCAGGGAGGTGATAGACCCCATCAGGGGCAGAGGGGCGACGAGAGAGGGTCTCTTGGACCACATCAACAAGTTTTATCTCAGGGTGGCCTCCAACCAGACTCTGGTGGTGCTCAAGGACGGGCGGGTGGGCGCCCAGGGCAAGCAGGGGTACGAGTTTCTGCGCAAGGCCGCCAGCCTCAACGGCTGCACCTTCAGGGTGCTGGGCAGGACCTGCGAAGAGGCGGGGCTGCACTTTTTCGACGACCTAAACGGAGAGGGGGAGGAGGTTTCTCCCAAGCGCATGGGCTACAGCCCCCAGGGGGCAGCCTTCTCTGTTTACTTTGATGACCCCACCAAAAAGATTACTAGGGAGTACGCCGAGGGGGCGGATGTGCGAGAGAGCATGGTCCTGGTGCGGGAGGGGATATTGGACTGGGACATCTTTCTGCCCTTTGCCACAGTGCACAGCATCCTCGCCCACCCCACGGTGGCGAGCAAGGAGTTTTTTGTGAGGCGCGTGGACAGGTGCGGCAACGGGCTGGTGAGGCAGCAGCCCGGGGTGGGGGCTTGGGATTTACCTCTGGCAGATTACAGCTTGATTGTGGATCCGGTGGTGTCCTCCTTTAGCGGGATGAGCTTCTCCCTGGAGGTTCACGAGGCTGCGGCACCTTTGGAAAACATAAGCGTCAGTGAGGCGCGGTCGCTGGCCGAGGACCCCGAGTGGTGGTTCGGGGGAGCGAGCGCCAACAACAAGGAGGGCCCAGAGCCCCCCTTATTTGGCCACATCTTGGCCTGTGGAGAGCAGGGCTACAAGATGATTAATAACTCTATACTGGGGGCTCAATACGGCGTGGCCGAGCTGTTGACCAACATGATGCTGGGGCCAGAGTTTTCCCTGTCCAAACTCCAGATAAGCGCCGCGGTGCACTGGAACGAGGGGCCGGACTACAGGGCCCAACTGGAGAGGGCGGTGATGGCCTGCAAGCAGTTTTGCGCCGAGCTGGGGGTAAATCTGGCCTTTACCTCGGGCTGCTCCTCGGGCAAGTACGAGGGTCCCCAGGCCTCGCCGCCCGGCCCAGACTCCCTAAACCTGATCTCATTCTGCGGCAAGGCCCAGGTGAACACGGCCGCCCCGAGGCTCACGCCCGAGCTGCACGGCGAGGGGCACGTTCTAGTCCATCTATCAGTAAACAGGGAAGTGGTGATCTCGGGGTCTGTTTTTGAGCATAAGATGACCGGGCTGAAGCACCCCCTGCCCCCTTTGGACGCAGCCAGGTTGAGGGATATGTTTCAGTGCGTGCAAGCTTTGACCGCTAGGGGGCTTGTTACAGCGGGGCACGACGTCAGCGACGGGGGGCTGGTAACCTGCTGCATAGAAATGGCCCTGGCGGGCGGCTGTGGGATAACTCTCGAGGTGGATCCTCGCATCCCCCCTCTGCCAGTGTTGTTTTCAGAGTCACCGGGGGTGGTGCTAGAGGTCCCCCAAACAAATCTGGAGAGCGTCCTGCAGCTCTGCGAGTTCTTTCGCTGTTTTGCCAATAGAGTGGGTGCCGTGGAGGCCGGAGGGAGAGAGGCCCGCGTCTCGGTGATGCACGGGGGCACGGAGGTGTTTAGCGACTCCCTCTCCAGCCTCCTAAACTCCTGGACGTCCTTCTCGGACGAGCAGTACTCCAAGCACGGGGCCAACCTGAGGGAGGCCGAGATGTACAGGAAGGACTACGGGGACAACGAGATAGACCTGGGGTCTCTGGAGCCCCTGTGCGCGAGCAGCCAGCTGGCTCTGTTTAGGTCCCCCGACCACCCTGTGGGCGCGGCGGTGTTGTGCCTGCCTGGCTGCCCACAACCCCTGGCCATGATGAAGGCCCTGGTTCACGCCGGCTTCGTGGTGTCGGTTCTGGGGGTGGACGACCTGGTGGCGTCTCGAGACGGGCTGGGGACCTTTAAGGTGCTGACGGTGAGCGGGGTCTCGGGGTTCCCCGACAACTACCCCGCTTGCAGGGGTCTGGTGCAGAGTCTGTTGGCCAACCCGGCAGCCGGGAACGCCCTGCGCCTGTTTCTGAGCAGGAGGGACACCTTCTCCCTGGGCTGCGGGGAGCTGGGCGTGGAGTTTTTGTCGGCCTTTGGGGTCTTTGAAATTCCCACACTGGAGAGGAGAGGCGAGAGGGGGGAAGAACACGGCTCGGGGGATGTTGGGGGCGCTGGGGAGGCCGCAGCCGCCGCGGGGGATGGCGGGAACGGCGCCGCGGGCGAAGCAGCGGGGGGCCTCACAACAGACACCGGCTACGAGCGCAGGAGCCTGGACCTCGAGGCCAACGCCTCGGAGCTGCCAGAGTGCCTGTGGCTCAACTTTAGGGTGCCCTGGGCGACCGCGAGCGTCGCGCTGCGACACCTGGCCGGGACGGTCCTTCCCTGCTGGGTGTACGGGACCCATCTGGGGATCAGGTACAGGACGGACGGGCTGGAGTACTCTCTGGACGCCCTGGGGATGATCGCCCTCCACTACCACGGGAGGAGGTCCCAGGACTGGAACTTTGCCAGGCACTACCCTCGCAACCCCGCCGCCGTCTCCACGGTGGCAGGGCTCTGCTCCAGGGACGGCAGGCACACGGGTCTGCTCTGCGACCCCTCCGTCGCGTCCCACTCTTGGCAATGGCAGCACATTCCCCAAAAAGTAGCCCCCCTCAAAACCTCCCCATGGGCGGTCATGTTTCACACCCTGTATCTCCACTGCCTGAAAGATATAAATTAAATCAGGTTTTAAAATCTCACACATTTCACAGAGTTTTTAAGCCGGGTGGGCCGCGCGCGGTCAAAGGTGGGGTGGCCAGCTGCACACCCACACCCACCCTCCCCCATGTACCGTCGCTCTATAAAAGCCTTCGCGGGGGAGGAAAAGTGCGCGGTTGCGGTGGTGGTGGTGGTGGTGGAGGTGTGAGGAAGTTGAGGGTGAGTTTGCTTTCGCTGTTTCTCAAAATGAGTCACAGTACTTTGATGGAGATTTGCGAGTCTCTGGACGAGGATGACACCGAGGTCTTCCTGTATCTCTGCAGAGATTTTTTAAAAGGCCAAGAGAACTTTCAGAGCGCCAGGGAGGCTTTTGCCTTTCTGGCCGACCACGGGTGTCTCTCTAGCGCCAACCAGATGGAGATCCTATACAAGGTGGGGAGGTTGGATCTGATTAAGAGAATCTTTGGGTGCACCTGGACCCCCGACGCGGCCCCCAAGTACTACGGGCCGGTGTGCTCCCCCTTTAGGAGCACCATATGTTTAGTTAATGATTTTCTCTCTGGCAAAGAGGTGGCTCAACTCTACTTTTTGTGCAAACACAACGTGAAAAATCACGGGGACCCCGAGGCCAGAAAAACATTTTTAAATTTAGCTTGTTTGCTGGAAGACCTGGAGTTGCTGGTGCCCGGAAAACTATTCTTTTTAAGGCATCTCTTAAAAACTATTGGGAGGTGGGACTTGGTAAAAAATCTACAGGTTTAAAAGCAAAACAAAACAATAAACCAATGCTGTTTTTAAAATTTATATTTTTGTTTTGGGATATTTGTTGTTGTAAGATGTCCACATGCAGGTATTTTATAAGCAAACATGAGACATACATACATGAGAGTGGTGACATCATCTTGAGTTACAATGTTATTATGCTAGTAGTAAAAAAGAAAGGGCGAGCTTTGATTTTTACAGCTGGCAGGCTTATAACAGGGGTTCATGCAAAAAAAAACCATTGATACAAAAAACAAGCATTACAATTTTTACAGATTTACACGGTCACAAACTGTTGAGGAATCTTATCTCTTAAAACAAGCGAAGAGAGATGTGTTTAAGTTGGAGTTACAAAGGATGTAAATGAGAACCTGCAAACCACCATGAGCCATGCCCCACAGGCCAAGTAGGGAGTTTAAAAAACTCAGCAAGCTTTTAACTCCACACTGTGGGCTAATGTATTCCGCGGAAATTAAGCCTTGGATAAAACTTATGATGTAGAAGGGACCCCAGGTTAACAAAAACATGAATACAAACAACATCATTGTCTTAATTATTTTCTGCCTGGTCTTAAAGACTGCCTTGTACAGCTTCCACAAACACATGCCATAGAATATACACAAAAATATCATGGGCAAGATAAAACCAAATACATTGATGCTCACTGCCACATTAAAAACTTTTAAAGTAGTATGCGCGTGGGAGTGAAACTGGCACTGAGAAACAAGTTGACCCTGCTGCTTTATAGCTTCAATGTGTAAAGCTTTTTGTATAGACAACACCATGGCTAAGATGATGAGTACAACTGTGCACAAAAACCAGCAATTTCTATTAGCATGTTGTGTTCTCTTAACTTGAAACCACACAGCACACCAAGTGTCAAAGCATAGCCAACAAATTAAAAACATGTCAAAAAATACATATCCCCAAAACAGCATCATTCTCAGTTTACAGACTGCAGTAGAAAATTCAATATAATTTTCAACTATTGTAAAAATTATGCACAGGCAACCACAAAAGGAATTTACACACATGAGAATCAAAAGATAAGTTGATACCTTTTTAACACGCTTTTTTAACAATTTAAACAACAGCCACAAGTTTCCAAAGAGACACAGTAATAATAATAGCACTAAAAATGGCACAAGAATTACTTTTGGTATAGTAATAGCTTTACATGTTTGGTTTTGAAAAGTACCAGCAACAACAGAACTATCTGCATAATCATAGTTTGAAGAATAATTTTCAGTGCTATAGTAGTCATAGCCAGTAGTGGCTATAGTTGTTGTTACACCATCACCACTAGCCATTTTTTACACTCTTTATATCCAAAAACAAGCAAGTTACAGAAAGCAAGCCCCCGGTTTACAGCATACCTTGGCACACACCTTGCCCCTCCTATGGTCTCTCTGGCTCTGCAGGGCTTCTTCTTCCCCTTTTGCTAAGATGGCCAACTGGGCAACTCAACACACCCAGGAAACATATGCTGTGGGTACTCTGGGTAACCTATGTTGGGTACCCTTGGCAACATAGGAAGGGTTTATAGCTTGGATTTACATGTTTTAAAAAGGTTGGGCTCAAGCAGAGAGAGAGCGGGCCGATGGTGCTTGCAGAGCACAGAGATATTCTGACTGTCCTGTGCAATTTATTCTGCATTTTTTTAGTAATCATGGATGACCCAGAGAAAGCACCAGACAAAAATCCACCGCCTAAAAGACCCAGGGATGAGGATGAAGGAGAGGGAGATGGGGAACCGCCTTTACAAAGCCCAAGTAAAAAACCCAAACAAGGAGATGATAAATCCCCCAGGAAAAGGCCAAGGGGCGATGGCGATGGTGACAGGCCAGGCCCATCTAAAAAACCCAAGCATGGTGAGGATAGAGAGCAGGAAAAGCCGGGTCCTTCTCAAAAACCAAAACAAGATGACAGTGATGATAAGGGACCTCAAACTAGAAGCAAGGACGATCGCCCACCCCTAACTAGAAGTAAAGGTGACCCACCGGTAAAATGGCCACCACCGTCTCCAGCGATGGGCCATAGGCCATGGACTAAACCAGGCAAAGGAAAAGGTAAAGGCAAAGGAAAAGGCAAAGGCAAAGGCAAAGGTAAAAAAGATGACTCTAAAGGCCCACCTCCACCGCCTGGACCAGAGCCAAGCCCAGGCCCAGGTCCAGATCCGGGTCCAACCCCAAGCCCAGGCCCAGAGCCAGGCCCAGGCCCAGAGCCAGGCCCAGGCCCAGAGCCAGGCCCAGGCCCAGAGCCAGGCCCAGGCCCAGAGCCAGGCCCAGGCCCAGAGCCAGGCCCAGGCCCAGAGCCAGGCCCAGGCCCAGAGCCAGGCCCAGGCCCAGAGCCAGGCCCAGGCCCAGAGCCAGGCCCAGGCCCAGAGCCAGGCCCAGGCCCAGAGCCAGGCCCAGGCCCAGAGCCAGGCCCAGGCCCAGAGCCAGGCCCAGGCCCAGAGCCAGGCCCAGGCCCAGAGCCAGGCCCAGGCCCAGAGCCAGGCCCAGGCCCAGAGCCAGGCCCAGGCCCAGAGCCAGGCCCAGGCCCAGAGCCAGGCCCAGGCCCAGAGCCAGGCCCAGGCCCAGAGCCAGGCCCAGGCCCAGAGCCAGGCCCAGGCCCAGAGCCAGGCCCAGGCCCAGAGCCAGGCCCAGGCCCAGAGCCAGGCCCAGGCCCAGATCCGGGTCCAGGTCCAGATCCGGGTCCAGGTCCAGATCCGGGTCCAGGTCCAGATCCGGGTCCAACCCCAAGCCCAGGACCAGAGCCAAGTCCAGGACCAGAGCCAAGTCCAGGACCAGAGCCAAGTCCAGGACCAGAGCCAAGTCCAGGACCAGAGCCAAGTCCAGGACCAGAGCCAGATCCACCAGTTGACTTTTTAGGAAGTTGGTTTAGCTTTCCACCTTTTTCACCTGGATCACCCATAGGAACACCTCCTGATTCACCCGATGGACCTCATTCACCCCCTGGCCCCTCTCCTGGCCCCTCTCCTGGCCCCTCTCCTGGCCCCTCTCCTGGCCCCTCTCCTGGCCCCTCTCCTGGCCCCTCTCCTGGCCCCTCGCCTGGGCCCTCGCCTGGCCCCTCTCCATCTCCTGGGCCCTCGCCTGGCCCCTCGCCTGGCCCCTCTCCATCTCCTGGGCCATCGCCTGGCCACTCTCCATCTCCTGGGCCCTCGCCTGGCCACTCTCCATCTCCTGGGCCCTCGCCTGGCCCCTCTCCATCTCCTGGGCCCTCGCCTGGCCCCTCTCCATCTCCTGGGCCCTCGCCTGGCCCCTCTCCATCTCCTGGACCATCTCCATCTCCTGGACCATCTCCATCTCCTGGACCATCTCCCTCTCCTGGCCCCTCTCCTGGCCCCTCTCCATCTCCTGGACCATCTCCCTCTCCTGGGCCCTCGCCTGGCCCCTCTCCATCTCCTGGCCCCTCTCCATCTCCACAACATCAACAACCTCTTTTTGGACCTCCCCTTCCTGGGCCTCGTCTTGGGCCTCCACCACCCGACCCAGACCCTGGGCCTTTTCCTCCCCCACCTGACCCAGACCCTTTTCCTCCCCCACCTGACCCAGACCCTTTTCCTCCCCCACCTGACCCAGACCCACTTCCTCCTCCACCTGACTTTCCTGGACCTCCTTATCCTCAAGACCCAGGCACTCCACCTTTAGATGACCTCCCACAACTACCTCCTCCTCCATTTCCAACACCTGGGGATTTTCCTGAAGAGGTTCCTCATGGGCCTCCTCAAAAACCACCTGAGGAACCTCCTCGAGAGCCTGAAAAACCACCTGAGGGACCTCCCCAAGAACCACCTGGTCCTTCTCAAGGACCACCCGAGTCGCCTCCTAGAAGGCCTCCTAGTGGTGGCAAGAGAAAAGAAAAGACAAAACATTGTATAGGCTCAGATGACTCTTCGCCATCACCCTCTCCAACGCGTTCTCCACCTTCAAAAAAAACTAGACCTAAACCAGGACCAAATTGGGGAAAGCAACCTTTGCCTGTAATTATACAATCTTTTGGAGACCCACACAACACAAACCCATACGAGCGACCTTCCGCAAGCTCTGGCAAAAAATATCCTAGATACCCCCATTCTAAAGAACGGCAAGACCCTAGTGAGTCACCTGCTAAAAAATACAGGTCTGGTTGGTTGTTTTTCAAATACTTTTTAGGAGACTGTGCCAAATGGCAAACAGGTTTTGGCTGGCGTTGGCTAGTTCACATTTCTGGATTTTGTCCCGAAAAACTATATAGAGTAAGCGTATTCTGTATGCAGCCTGGATACCGCCCATCAGGCGTCCAAGCAACTCCAAGAAGTCCATGGAGTAAAGTTCAAGTTTGGAACGTGCAAGTTTGGTGCCAAACAAGGATACAAGCACTCACTCTCGAAGGTTGCATACACGCATACACCACTATGTGCCCACCTCTGCTACAATGTTCTATTGGAAGCGTTTGGCCTCCTATAGATGTGGGAGAATCCAATTACAATCCTTTAGACTACGATGATGAGAGACCCACTAATGAAGACTCGCCACCTGGACCAAGCAACCCCGAAAGCCCTGTTGTGCTATCATCAGGCAGCAGCAGCGGGCGTGAACATAGCGATGACACGCCTCCACCTGAAAATGATGGTGACGGAGAAGGACCAATAGTTTTGTCTAGCGATGAAGAGTAGTAACTAATTACCATTTGTATTCTATATGCAAAGCACAAACACCACTCTTATCTTAAAGCCTATGCTAAAAAGACAAGTAAAGAACCTCTCTCAGAAACCAGGAGAAAAAACAAACTCAATAAGCTGATGGGCTAGAAGCTTTTATCACCACCTGAAAAGGGTTACAGGCATGGGGGAGTTTATACCCTTTTTGCTTGTTAACCCAAAAGCCCATCAAGCCCCGTGCTATCCAGCGAAGATTAAGCCTCCACAATTTCACAAAAGGGCATTGTGTAAAACTACTTGTAATCTGTGCAGCCAAGGGCTCACTGCCAAGGATACTGACAAACTTATGTTCCCACAAAAACCACAAGCTTGGGGGCAAGTTCCCCCGGGAAGACTACCAGAGACTACTTATTTTTTTATCTTATTTATAGGATATATCCCCGGGATAAATACTTGGTACTTTTTGAAAAAAACTTGATACAAGAACTTTTTGCTCTCTTTCTATCATGCAACAAGCAAAGTGGCTAAAAGTACACAAGCTTGAAGCTAACCACCCCCCCAAGCACTGATTGATACCGAGACTACAGTGTTTCAATTTTGTATGTACAAAAACTCAAGTTTATGCTGTAAAAGCACAAAGCCCCCAGACACACAGAGATTTCTTTGCTCTCTTTCTATCCTGCAACAAGCAAGGTGACTGGGAGCCCATAATCTTGTGAGCTGAGGACCACGGGTGCTGCCAGTTTTGCGTCCATAAGCTCCCAGCTGCACACCCCCCTACATGCCTACTTTTCCCTCACCCCCCAAGTGAGGCATCTGTGTGGCTAGCTGGCTGGTTGGCTACCTAGCTAGTAGCCCCTGCGTCCATGAGCTCCAAGCTGCACCACCCCCCCCCCGTGAGAGGCATTCTGTATGGCTAGCTGGTTGGCTACCTAGCTAGTATAGCCCCTCGCTTCCATAAGCCCCTCCACAAAGGCCCGCGGGGGTCTTACAAAAACCCTCTGTGCACTGCCATTTATGTTTTTTTAAAAACTGAGCTTTAAGCTTTACGCCATGCCTTTCCCCTTGCCCTAGGCTTGTGTATGTATTGGGTATGGGGGTATTGGAGCCTAAGCTCTGCCGGGAAATCACTAACCCTTTTCCCGCTAATGCACAAATAGCTCGGTACCGCCTTCCACAGCACGCGTAAGCGCGTGATTGGAAGAGCTCGGCCAATCAGACACTAAAATAGCGGTTTCGTTTTTGTGTCTTCAAGGTTCCTCTTTTCAGTCTGCACTGTGACCGAGAAGGGAACGGACTAAGAGTCATGGCCGAACATTAATCTTGTTCAGAAACTGCGACGGTGTGCTGCAGAGTTTTTAGGAAAAGAGCAGCTTTGTTACACAACGTCTCAGTGATTTGGGCAAGAGATTTCCCCGCTTATGGGTGTGCGCGGTAACCGTGAGTACGCGAAACTATACGGGCGCGGGGGAAACTGTGTGTGGTGGGGGATGAGTGTGATGCAGCTACAAGGGTAAGTAGACAACGCGACAAAGAACGGTACAAAAATGTTTTATTTGTAACAAAATTAAAAGTTGTTTATAGTTTCATTTTCAACATGCCTTTTGTCCTGCTTGATCCCTCTCCCCCGGTGCCCCCATAAACTCCTTTCCTAGTCCCCCATTTTGTCAGCCACGCGGAGGCAACGTGGTTTCAGTTTCAGCCTCATAAATGTCCCTAGTTACAGTCACTAAGCCTCTAGCCGGGGGTTAACCCCTGCTCGCCCAGGGGGTCTAGGGGGCCTGCGCTCATGCGGCTTGCAGTCCCTCTTGAAAGCAGACCTCCGGGGCTTTTTATCATTAGGAGGCTTCCTAAAGAGCGGCCTCAGGGTCTTTACCCCTGGCCTGCTCAACAAAAACACGCTGCGCCTGAGCGCGGGGCAAGGCGTCTCTGCCTTCCCCATACCAGTATCCACAACCACTACTCAAAATGTTAATTTTAAAATGTATTTTTTTTATTTATTTATTTTATTTATTATTTTTGAGTTTTATGAGAGGGGTGGTGTGTATGTAGGTGCTTGTGCAAACTGAACGTGAGGTTGGGCAAGAGTTCACGGGGGGCTTCAGAGCGAGGGATTGGTGGCGGGCTGCGTTGGCTACTCGGCGCGGGGGGTATACACCACCCCCCACGCGATGGCGCGGCTGGCTCGGGCAGCCTCAGACGAGGCCGGGCAGGCGCGGGCAAGCCTGGGCAAGCTCGGGCAGCCTCAGGCAAGCTCGGGCAGCCTCAGGCAAGCTCGGGCAGCCTCAGGCAAGCTTGGGCAGGCGCAGGCAAGCTCGGGCAAGCCCAGGCCTGCGCGCGCACCCCCCTCCACACGGGGGGAGGATGCGGTTAATGTGAAACCCACGGTTGGCTGGCTGCCGCGGCTACGAGGCTGTAGGGGTGCAGGCCTTTTCCAGGGTTTTAATCCCAGCTTTTTGCAGGCTGGATATTCCCAAAATTTTTGTAGGGTGTAGCTAGGGATTTTGTATCCCAAAATTTTTTGAGGGATATGGCCTCCCAAAATTTTTCCTCGTAGCTGCCGCGAGGCTCACCCCCCAGCACCCCGTAGCTGCTCCCGGCCAGCGGCTCGCGTCGCGGCTTCCCCGGAGCTCACCCCCCAGCAAGCGGTACCCACCGCGGCTCCCCCGGAGCTCACCCCCGGCTCCCCCGCGCGCGAGCGGTACCCACCGCGGCTCCCCCGGAGCTCACCCCCCAGCAAGCGGTACCCACCGCGGCTCCCCGGAGCTCACCCCCCAGCAAGCGGTACCCACCGCGGCTCCCCCGGAGCTCACCCCCCAGCACCCCGTAGCAGCTCCCGGCCAGCGGTACCCACCGCGGCTCCCCCGGAGCTCACCCCCCAGCAACCCGTAGCAGCTCCCCGGAGCTCACCCCCCAGCAACCCGTAGCAACCCCCAGCGTTCCAACCCAGCACCCCCAAACCCGTACAGCCCGTAGCCAACGCAGCCGCCGCAACGGCACTGGGGCGGTGGGCTGGGCGCCTATTTATACAGTACTGACCTATCTATAAAGGATGTCTCACATAGGATTACTCCTGCTCCTCCCACTTCTGCTGTGATGTCACTAACTCCAACCCCCTCTACTGTGGGGTTTTCCCCTTCGGGCTGGCCTACTATTGCTGGCTATCTAATAAGGAAATAACCTTACCGGTATTTCCTTATCTGAGTCACCGGTATAGAACCTCTATCGGAAAACAAGGAAAGGGACCATATGCCCCACCCCTGATATAGGGTCCGGTATGTGTTACAGGTATAGCATATACAGATACAGCCATGCGAGATTTAGCGATCCAGTAAAATTCATACCAGTTATGACTAATCTAGTATAGTAATACAGTATACGTCACTACAGGATACGTCACTACAGGATACGTCACTACAGGTTACGTCATTACAGTATACGTAATACAGGTATATACATACCTATATATATATATATATATATATATATAATAATATAGCGCAACTCAAAAACGCCTACCACACAATCCCCACAATCTCATTGGCCCAGAGCACTTTTAGCCGCGCGCTCATTGGACGAGAGCTCCGGCCAACCACATGCCGGCATTTGTGATTGACGGGGCCGTAGGCCAACCAGAGGGCTGACATTTTGAGTGGCAGCTCCAAGCACCAATGGGAGGCCAGTTGGAGTTTGAGTGACAGATCGAGGAGCCAATCAGCGACAACCAGGAAGTAAGCGAAATTTGCACTAAGTTTTTCTTGTCACGGTGCCGAGCAGGTATGCTATTTGAAAAGTTTAAAAAGCCATGAATACGACGTCACCTAATGAGCTCCTCCTCCTCGCCCCTTCACCCACTAAACTCCAAATGACCTTTTAGTTTCAGCCGAAATCACAGCGGCTAGTTAGTCACCCGCCGCGTCACAGTTAATCCCAAAAAGTGGCAGATCGGGTGCCTTGTGCAGCCGAGCGGCGCATGGATTGCCCCGCGCCAGATATCTAGACTAACATACTCATCTCTCCCTCCCCGAAACCCCGGCCCAACTCATCAGAGTTTCGGTTTTGAGGTCAGGGGGTCACCAACCCCGCGGTCCCCGGGGCCCCGGCGGCGCGGCGAGCGAGCGAGAGGCAGAGTTATTAAACCACCAAAAGGGATTAGCGCCGCTTCCCATTTTGTCTTTAGTGCCCAAAAGCTCCTAGCGCCTCGCGCGGGGCAAAACCTCGCCGGGCTTTTTTCCTCTCTCTATCCTCGCCGCCGTTCCCGAATCCATGAATCCCAGATAAGGGATAGCTTAATTCCCGCTGGAATCTCTCTTCCCCGTCTCTCCGGCCGAGGCGCGCCAGCGAAGGTGAGGCCCGCTTTAGAAAACCCAGGGCCCCCCAAACCCCTGCCAGCACTGACTCGCTCCGTAAAACTTAACTCCTCGAGGGCTAAAACCCTCTTGGGCGCGGGGCAAAAAAAACAAACCCTCTCGGGAACCCCAGTGCGCGCCCCTCAGCCCCACGTCCTCGCCGACAAACCGTAAGACTCCATCTCCCCTTCGCTTGTTTAACCGATAGATTTGGTACTAGGGGGCCGCAGCCCTGGCCTCTCCGCGAGAGCGCGGCGGTTACGGGCGCTACTTTTTCGCTCCATCGGGCGAGGAGGGAAGTAGCAGTAGCAGCGGCGGCGAAGGAGGCCAAGAGACGGCCGCCATTTTTAGCGGCGCCATGGTGTCTCACAACGAGCACCAGTACCTCAACACCGTCAGGGAGATTTTGGAGAACGGGACGCGCAGGGAGGACAGGACGGGCACGGGCACGCTGTCTGTGTTTGGGGACCAGGCGAGGTATTCGCTGAGGGACCAGTTCCCCCTGCTGACCACCAAGAGGGTCTTTTGGAGGGGGGTTTTGGAGGAGCTGCTCTGGTTCATCCGGGGCTCCACGGACTCTAAGGAGCTCTCCGCCAAGGGAGTGGGCATCTGGGACGCCCACGGGTCCCCCGAGTTTCTCAAGCGGGCGGGCTTCTCGCACAGAAAGCCCGGCGACCTGGGGCCAGTGTACGGCTTCCAGTGGAGGCACTTTGGGGCCAGGTACGTGGACTGCGGGACAAACTACGGGGGCCAGGGCGTGGACCAGCTGAGGTGGGTTATCGAAGAGATTAAGAGGAACCCCGAGAGCAGGCGGCTGGTGGTCTCGGCCTGGAACCCCGCGGACCTGCCCGCCATGGCGCTGCCGCCGTGCCACATCCTGTGCCAGTTTTACGTGGCCGACGGGGAGCTCTCGTGCCAGCTGTACCAGAGGTCGGGGGACATGGGCCTGGGGGTCCCCTTCAACATAGCCAGCTACTCGCTGCTCACCTACATGGTGGCCCACGTGACCGGCCTTAAGCCGGGGGACTTTGTGCACACCCTGGGGGACGCGCACGTCTACCTCAACCACGTGGAGCCCCTGAAAATTCAGCTGGCCAGGAACCCCCGACCCTTCCCCAAGCTCAAGATTTTGAGGCGGGTGGAGGACATAGACGATTTCAGGGCAGAAGATTTTGCCCTCGAGGGCTACCACCCGCACCCCTCCATCCCCATGGCGCTGGCGGTTTAGGAAAAAAGGACGCCCCTCTGTGGCCGCACCGGCGCGGTGCACCCCTCGCTCTCTTTCTCTCCCAGTAACAAGGAAGAAAGCCGGGGAGCCATAAGCCGCCGGCTCAGCTGGCCGTCTCGGCACCCCTGGCCTTTTTTTTAGCACCTAAAGGGGGTAGGGGGAGACGTGTCCCTCGAGACACACACGCCTTCTCCCAAAGTGTCTCTCTCTCTCTCCTTGGCTCATCGTCCAGGGAGCACACACTCACGTTCATTGTTTTAAAAAAAACTTAATTTTCGCAGGCTCTCTATCGCTTATTGTTTTAATCAAACTTAATTTTCGCAGGCCCTCTATCGCTCAATGTTTCAAAAAAAACTTAATTTTCGCAGGACCTATCCGCACACGCAATCCGCGGCTAACTCTCTAGGGGCAAAAAAACAAACACCCTTGCTTGTTTGTCCAATAGAGGTTCCTCCATGGTCGGGTACACGGGGGCCTCTCCGCGACGGAGAGATCCTAAAAAGGGGCTAAACGGCCACACATAACTCTAAGGCTCACCCATTAACTCTACAAAAATAAAACTTTAAAAAAATAAATAAATAAATAAATAAAACATTGATAAAACACACGAGACATGGTTATTGATTTATTTTGTTTTTTTTATTGATAAAAAAACGAAACTTTGAGAGTCTCTAGAGTTCGGCGACGAGCTCCTGCCCGCTGATGATCTCCTGCTTGATCTCGTCTGTAAAGTCCAAGCCGGTGATGGCCTCGCAGATCTCGACCTCTTGAATGGTCATGCCGTTGGTCTCTGCCCGGACGGGTGAGAACTTGAGCATGTAGGTATGTTTGACGCAGTCCAGGGTGACCCTGTAATGATCCAGGTTGTCCACCAGGTGCCTGAGGCACGTCTCGCTCACGTGCAGGTCGTCCCTCTTGAAGAGGGCAAACATGCACAGGCCGTTCTCGGCCTCCTTAAAGATGGGAAACACGTCGTCGCACAGGGTCCTGAGCACCGTGTAGCCGTAGAGCAGGCCGGGCTGCACGAAGCTCTTTTTGATGGTGGTCAGGGAGTGGCTGAGCAGGGACAGGTAAAAGTGCTTGTTTTGCACCACCTTGCTGACCTGGTTGTAAAAGGTGAGGGTGACAGAGTGGAGGTCGTCCTTGCCAGAGTTTTGGGGTCCCGCCATGGCCGCGGCGGCCCCTGACCCGGGACCCTGGTGGTGGTGGTGAAACTGCGAGTAAGGGTTGCCCGTGGAGTTGCCGCCCGCCCGCGCCCCGCAGCACCTATCGCAGTAGAAGCCCATGTTGCACGCGTGCCCCAACGGGGACAGCACCAGGCACCGCCCGGGGGCTATCCCGTCGAGGTCCAGGGGCAGGCAGATGACCTTAGAGGTGCAGATGGGGGTGTCCATCTCCCTGAGAAAATCCCTCCCAAACTCGTGGTTGAGGGTGATGCCGTTAAAGAAATCGCAGTTGGAGACCAGGGTGTGCGCCCGCCTGAGGCTCTTGACCGAGCTTGAGGAGGAGGAGGCGGCGGCTGCGGCTGCGGCGGCGGCGGCGATAACGGGCGCCCTGCCGTAAGGGTGAAACTTGCGCCCGCGCCTGCCGAGGAGCCTCAGGCTCTTGCGCGACCTCCCGGACCTCTTTGAGCACACGGAGCCGGGGGATAGAGGGTCGCCGCTGCGGTGAGAAGGCTTATCAGAGTCCATAGTTTATTTGTTTATTTTTTTATTTTTTTTGTTGCCCTTTCTCCTAGCTAACTAGCCAACTAGCCAACCAGCTAGCTACCTAACTACCTCCCGCCCGTTCTCCTCCTCCTCCCCCGCACACCCACGCACACACACACCCGCTAGCAGTAGATGGTGGCGGTGTGGAAGGTGTGCAGGGTGTGAAGGTTGTGGCTTTTCAACTGCTGGTTCAACTCTTTTATAATCTCTAAAAACGTGGTCTTGCCCACTTTGCAGAGTTGAATACTTTTAAATATGATGACCAGCGTGTGCAGCACCTCGCAGTCCAAAAACACGTTCTCGGCCAGGTGATGGCCCAGCGCCAGGGAGGATTTTAATATCTTAAATTTTTCCTCCTCCGGGACCCCGAACAAGACGTCGGGGCAGGCCGAGGCGGCGTTGAGGGCGCACAGGGGGTCGCAAAAGAGGTGCTTGTGAATCTCCTGTTCCGAGCAGCCCCTCACCACGTCTCTGAGCAGGGGGTCGCGCACGTAAACCAAAAAATCGGGCTGCCTCTTGACGAAGGCGATCCTGTCCACCAGCCGCACGTTGTTCTCCACAAAGGTCAACACGTCCCCCCTCAGTCGCGCCAGCGCCCCAGCGGCCTCCCCGTGCCCGGCCAGGCACTCGCACAGCACGCACACCGAGGCGGTCCCGTTGCGCCTCTTGAGCTGGAGCGCGTGCGAGAGCAGGCAGGGCCCCTGGCACGCGTCCGCGGTCTCGGGGTATGCAAACTCAAAGCGCCGGCGGCGCGTGACGGTATCTGCGGCGGCGGCGGCGGCGGCTGCGGCTGCGGCTGCGGCGAGCTCCCTGTGGGCCTCGCTCAGCAGGTCCGAGGGCGCCCACGCGTCCAAAAAAACAGACAGTATCTCGGGCTTTTGGCGCGCCCCCTCGCGGCCGGGCGCAAACGCCCCCGCAAAGTCCCCCGCGCATGCGCTGTTGGCACCTTCGTGGCCGCCGCTCGCCGCCGCCCCCTGCTGTCTTTGCCCCTGCCCCTGCTGCTGTTTTTTCTTTTTGGCCGACCGCGACGAGGAGGCCGGGGCGAGCGGCGGGTTGCAGCAGCGGCACTGGCCCCCGAAGCCGCCGCCGCCGCCAACATGGCCGCCGCCGCCGGAGGCCGAGGCAGGTGACGGTGATGGCAAACTCGCTTGTTGCCGGAGAGAGGCTCCGTGCAGGGAGCCCCACACGGACTTGAAGCAGAATAGCCCGCACAGGGACCCGGTGAGCGCTCCCTTGAGGAACTCGCTCTTGAGAAAGTGGAGGTTGGAGACGCCCAGCAGCTCTGAGGCCGCCACCGGCCTGAAGCACTTTTTGATGAGAAAGTGCAGCTGCACGTCCACGGCCATGATGCCCTCGGGCCCGTAAAATGGGGGGGAACGCTCACCCCCGGCGCCGCCTACGGCGCCGGGGTGGTAGCGCGCCGTCAGCTCCAAAAAGTCGGCGGCTGCCATGAAGGTGGAGGTCCAGGTGAGGGGGGCGTAGAGGCAGTAGAAGCAGAGGCAGGCGTAGTCTTCGAAAAAGCCCACCGCGCAGTCGGGGTCCGAGGCCAGCGAGTAGACTAACTGGCAAATCTTACAGGGGGAGCACTCCAAGAGCGACGCGTGGGTCGCCGTGAGCGAAGGATAGTCCAGCGCCGTCTCTGGAGTCCCCGGCTGAAAGGAATGCTCCAAGAGCCGCGCCAGGGCCGGTGAGTGTTTGAAGATCGTCTCCCTGGACCAAGGTAGGAAGAGCCTCTCCGAGGTTGCCATTTTTTTTAACACTAACTATACTACTCACCACCACACACACAACAACAACTAACAACTAACAACTAACAACAACAACGTCCCGATAGAGACAAAGGCTAAGTAAGTTTTTTAGGTTTGCGACGCTCAAATAACAGAGAGGAAATGCGCGGGCGTAGGGGGTCGCGGCGTGGGAACTTTTGTGGGAGCGTGGGAAAAAAAAGACAGAGCCGGGAGAGGTCTCGGCTGAGGCGCCGTCGTACTCTTTCTATCGGGCAACAGGAAAGAAGACTTTGCGTCCCCCTTTAGATCCGCGCCGCTGGCGGGGCGCTGTGCGGACAGGGGGCCCTTAGCTGATGGGGTTCGGGGCTAGGGGGTGTTTGGCTTCGCCCTGGCTTCGCTTAAGCTGATCGCCCCTTCGGTGGTGGAAAAAGGCAACCAACCCGCGAGATCTTTTTTCCCCCCTCTCTCTACGGATGGGGCCTGCGAAGATCAAGGGGGGAAAGCCGCCTCTCTCCCCTCCTCCTTTGAGCGAGGTAAGTGGTGTGTGTATGTGCGCGCTCGCGTGTGCGTGCTTGCGTGCTTGCTTGCTTTACTTGTGGCCGCGAGAGGGCGCTATTGAGCGTGGGAACTTTTTGAGAGCGTGGGAAAAAAAATACAGTGAAGGGGAGGGCTTGTGAGGAGCCACTTTTGTGCTCTTTCTATCGGATAAACAAGCGAAGGGGAACTTTGTGTTTCCCTGGGATGCCGCCGCTGGCGGGGCGCTGTGCGGACAGGGGGCCCCTAGCTGATGGGGTTCGGGGCTAGGGGGTGTTTGGCTTCGCCCGGGCGTCCCGCGGGCTGTTTCGCCGCCGTTGAGAGTGTCCGTTTTGCGAGATTTAGCCCCAAAACCACAGCGCTGTGTGTTTTGAGTGTTTTTGCCCCAAAATGCCAGAACAGCGTGTTTTGCCCCAAAGCGCAGGGCAGTGTTTGTTTCGCGGGATTCTGCCCCAAAACAAACACCAAGCAAAAGGCCGGGTTTTGCCCCAAAGTGCGAGCGCTGTTTGTTTCCAGGGATTTTGCCCCAAAACAGAGACTTGGCAAAAGGCTGGGTTTTGCCCCAAAAGTGCAGGCACTGTCTGTTTTGCGAAATTCAGCCCCAAAACCGAGGCAAGCGAGCGCGGCTGCCTCGTGAGAGGCCGGTCACCGATTCGCGTGTTTTTGCCCCAAAATGTGCGCTCGAGAGCAAAACCGCGTTTGCGATCGCCGAGTTATAATCCTCTAGTAAAGTATTAAAGCTAAAAAGTTGCGCAACACCCCCCTCCTTAATCCCTTTTAAATCTTTAATACTCTGCTCGCCTCTCGGGCCGCGAGGCTCCGAGGCGAAGGCCGCGGTTTCTGGGTCAATGGATGGGGCGCAAATCATCCCATCGGGTCCGAGGGCCTCGGGGTCGCCGAAAGTTCAGCTCGAGAGGTCAAAAGTTCAGGCACAAAGGCGGGGTGCATCTCATCCAGTTGGCCGTTGCCGGGGCGACGGATAAACAGTGACTCGCGCCTTAGTCACTCGCCAACCTGGCGGTTGTCATCACATCGGCAAAGGTCATCTGGGGGACACAGCTCATTAACTGACGTCATATTCATGGTTTTTTAAACTTTTCAAATTTCATACCTGCTCGGCACCGTGACAAGAAAAACTTAGTGCAAATTTCGGCTACTTCCTGGTTGTCGCTGATTGGCTGTTGGATCTGTCACTCAAACTCATTCTCGCTTCTCATTGGCTGCTGGATCTGTCAATCAAACTTGCTGCCTTCCTATTGGCTGCTGTCCCTGTCAATCAAAATCCCTGCGATGTGATTGGCTGTTGGAGCTCGCGGCTCTCGTCCAATCAGCGTGCGGCAAAAAGTGCTCTCGTCCAATCAGATTGCGGGGATTGTGTGGTGGGCGTTTTTGAGTTGCGCTTAATCTTTATATATATATATATATATATATATACTACCTGTATATACCTATAGGATGAGTCATACCTGTATATATATATCTAATTTGCATATATCTAATTTGCATATCTAGTATGACGTATACAGTATTAGTCATAACTAGTATGTATTTCACTGTATCCTTAATTTCCGCATGTCCCTATCTGTATATGCTATACTAGTATAGCTATACCGGAACTACATATCTGTAATTTGGTGTAAATCACCCTTTCCTTGTTTCCCAATAGAGGTTCTATACCGGTTACTTCCGGTATGGTTATACCGGTATAGTATATCCTATAGGGTAGCACACTAGTGGGAGGGGCAAATAATAGTAAGGGGCGCCACACCCAGCCGATGGGATGTTTAGCACCCCAACGTCCCTCTCCAAACTGTATATAAACCCTTCAGGACAGCAGGTCCAGTTCGCCGGTTGAGCTGGCAGGCGCCTCGGCCTCGCTCCCGGTCCCCACGCTACAAACGCTACACACGCTACAAACGCTACAGGGGTTACGGCTGGGGGGACGCTACAGGGTTTTGGGCCGCGGGTTGCGGGGTGCAAAAAATTTTGGGGGTGCAAAAAATTTAGGGTTTTGGGATTTTACAAAAATCGCTAAAATTTTAGGGGTGCAAAAAATTTAGGGTTTTGGGATTTTACAAAAATCGCGGATTTTGAAAACGCCCTGGACCTGTGGATTTTGCTTCCGGCTTCGTGAACCTGGACCTGCTGCTGCGACCCCCGGATTTGGACCCCTGGATTTGCTGCTGCTGCGACCCCCGGATTTGGACCCCTGGATTTGCTGCTGCTGCGACCCCCGGATTTGGACCCCTGGATTTGCTGCTGCTGCGACCCCCGGATTTGGACCCCTGGATTTGCTGCTGCAACCCCCCCCTGGATTTGCTGCTGCTGCGACCCCCCCTGGATTTGCTGCTGCTGCGACCCCGGGGTTTGGCCCGCAAGTTTTGGCCCTGGATTTACCGCCGCTGAACCTGCTGCTGCGACCCCCTGGATTTACCGCCGCCGCGACCCCCGGATTTGCCCCCTGGATTTTGCCCCCTGGATTTGCCGCTGCTGCCGCCGCCGCTGCCCGTGGATTTAGCCCTGCTGCTGCGACCCCCGGATTTGCCCCCCGAATTTTGGCCCCCTGGCCGCCGCCGCTGCCCGTGGATTTAGCCCTGCTGCTGCGACCCCCGGATTTGCCCCCCGAATTTTGGTCCCCTGGCCGCCGCCGCTGCCCGTGGATTTAGCCCTGCTGCTGCGACCCCCGGATTTGCCCCCCGAATTTTGGCCCCCTGGCCGCCGCCGCTGCCCCGGACCCGGCGCTCGCTACCCCCTGGATTTTGGCCCCCGCTCTGGACCCCCTGAATTTTTTGGCCCACCCGCCTGGCCCCCGGACCCGGCGCCTCGCTCGCAAACCCGGCACCGGCGCTTGGGGGGGTTATGCCGCCCGTGGATTTTTTGCACGCTGGAATTTTGGCCCAGGCTAGGGAAGGCTTTGCACCCGCTGCACCCCCGGAGCCCTCGCACCCGCGGTTTTAAAAAGCAATTTTACCAAACCCCTAAAAATTTAGAAAACTAAAAAAGTAAATTTTTGGAGTGACCCAAACCTGTGAAAATTTAAGCTTTGAAGGGATGTGGGATTTGAAGGAGCTTTTGCCTCCGGCCGTAACCCCAAAAGCCTTTTTTTTGAGTCGCACAAGCACTACACACACTAGGCTCTAAAAACACTAACCCCCCCATAGGACGCTAACCTCGGTAGGATACTGAGGCACTACTACTAACCATCTTGTGAGTTACTAACGTGTTTTGCTTTGCAGGTTTTTATTTAAAAAAAAACTAAACCATACACTACAAAATTACTTTTTAAAAAATAAATAAAAAAGTCAAACGCATTTCTGTTTCACGTGGTTATTGCACCTTTCTCAAAAACACTATTCTCGCGGCACGTACACAAAATGCCCAGCCGCAGAGGGGATAACTGCGGCTGGGGTGGGGAATGGTGTGGGGTGGCTAGTGGAGGGGGAAAAACACATGACCCGCCGCCTGGAGTGGAGCTTTCCTCGGGCAAAAAAAGGCAGCGGGGGAATGATGCTGTGAGGTGGTTGATGCACTGAGCCCAAATGAGGCTGCTGGGTTCACTGTGTGGGCTAACCGTGGCGCCACGAGGCCACGATGCTTGGGGGGTTGCCGCAGGCAACCCCCCCCCCACACACACGGGGAAAAGCTCATGGCGGATTGTCTAAATGGACACACTGTGGCCAGCTAGCTTGCTGGCCAGCTAGAAGGCTTGCCTACACCCCTTGCTTGTTGAGCCAATAGCCCAGGGAGCCTGACCCCCTTCGCTTGTTGAGCCAATAGCCCAGGGAGCCTGACCCCCTTCGCTTGTTGAGCCAATAGCCCAGGGAGCCTGACCCCCTTCGCTTGTTGAGCCAATAGCCCAGGGAGCCTGACCCCCTTCGCTTGTTGAGCCAATAGCCCAGGGAGCCTTAACTCTAAGTGCTTAAAAGACTCTCTACTCTTGGTCTAGTGGACGAATAACTCAGGGAGACGCGCTCCCCCTTTTACTTAGTGAGTCCCATGGCTAAGGGGGGCGCGCTTGCGCGCCCCCCATTCCCCATAAGCCGCCTGGCAAAAAGGATTGGCAGAGGAAATGAGCGCTTTATGACTCCCTCCTGTGGTTGTTGAGGGAGTTGCAGAGGGACCCTGACTCTTTTACCCTCGCGGCGTGTGTAAGTTAGAATCCTAGGGGCGATTGGTGTTGGGCTGTGATAACAGATGGAACCTCGGGGGCCCCCGATTGGCTCGCCGCTGGGAACACGCACTGCAACCTCGGGGGCCCCCGATTGGCTCGCCACTGGGAACACACTGCAACCTCGGGGGCCCCCGATTGGCTCGCCGCTGGGAACACACTGCAACCTCGGGGGCCCTATTGGCTCGCCGCTGGGAACACACTGCAACCTCGGGGGCCCTATTGGCTCGCCGCTGGGAACACACTGCAACCTCGCTTGTTGAACCAATAGCCCAGGGAGACTCGCCCCGTCCTTTGATGTCGGGCTTCATAGATGCGTCGGTGAAAGATATTTAGCTAAGGGTGACCGGGGCGGCTGGGGCAAAGAGTTGGCGGGCCGAGAGAGACAGAAGCAGACATGACTAGTTTTTGCACACGCGGCAGAGCGGTGGAAGAGCGAGACAGTTTAATTGACTTTCAGTCTATGCTGCCCGTTGATATAAGGATCATCGCTCCCACCACTTATACCAGGCTCAACCTGGTAAACTATTGTCAGTTTTTGCGGGTTTTCAGCCGGCTGAAGACTGGGCGGTTTGATTGCGAGCACGGGGAGATCATAGAGGCAAAGATAAGGGCCGTGCGGGAGGTCATTTCCAAGATAGTGGAAACCGACACAGTATTTAATGGTGTAAAAAATAACTAGAGGGGGATAAGCGCACGCGGCGTGAGGGTCTCGCGGTTTTTGTGTTTGTGTGTGTTGTCACCTTTAGAGCCCCGGGGGCCTAATAAAAAAAATAATGAGCGGGAGCAAGAAGCTGGTGGCCGAGCTGTGCCAAGTGGTGAGGTCCTTTATCTGCCAGCCCGGGGTGACCGTGGACCTGTGGCAGTGCTCGGTGGGCCCACACGTGTTCGCCAAGGGCTCCACCCAGCCAATATGCATAGTGAAGCTGGTGCACGGGCACATCTACAACCTGGAGTTTGTCTACAGGTACTGGTGCCACCTCCTGGAGGCGGCCAAGTTCCCCTACTCGCCCGTCTTTATCATATCCAACAACGGGCTGGCCAGCACCCTCAAGTGTTTTCTGTGCGAGCCCATGGACCTGCAGTCCCAGTTTGGGCGGTGCCTGTGCGTGGATACCGACGTGTACCTGCCCAAAAACTCGTCTGTGGTCTTGAGCCAGGACGACTTTACCAAGTTCAAGACCAACCTGGTCTTTTCAAAAGACTTGAACGTGTTCAACTCCATGGTGGTCTGCAGGACCTACCTCACCGACTCTAGGCAGGCGCTGCAGTTTTTGGTGGTCAAGGCCAAGAACCCCAAGAGGGTCAGCGCCATACTGGGCATGATAGCCGAAACCCTGGGCCTGACATCGGACACCCGATCCGGTGGTGAGGGGGAGAGCGCCTCCGATGAAAAGGGGACGTGGGATCTGGTCAGGAGGCCGATAAGAGCCCCCGAGACGCTCGTCGCGGGTGGGCGGCCCGACGGCGAGAGTCTGTGTCAGCAGCAGCAGCATCATCATCAGCAGCTGGCGGGGGGCGCCGCGGGGCCCGGCTCGCTGCTAGCATGGACCAGGTTCGCTTCCGGGAGATACGTCACAGCCTTGGCTATGGGGGCGGCGGCGGTGATCGCCGGGCTGGCGGGGATGAGGCTGATGGGCTGATGGCGTCGCTGTGCGAGGACCTGAGGATTGGGGCGGGGGACTGCGCCCTCTTTGTGCTGTACGGGGTCAAGTACTGGGGGGTGCCGGGGAGCTGCCCCGATTGGGTGGGCCGTCTGGTCCGCTGCGAGCGCCTCTCTGATTTCGCCACCTATCTCCTCGCGTGCCGCAGGGCGGGGGGCTGCCGCTTTACGGGCGAGCGCCGCGACGACGAGCCGCCGCCGGGGCCGCCGCCGCCGCTGCCCTCTCTGCAAGAGTCCGTGGCGGCCCTCCAGAGGCTGTTTTTGGCCTTTGCCCTGGTCATTTTTAGGCGAATGCGCGTGGACGGGGAGGCGGCGGGCGAGGCCGTCGCGCGCATGGCGCGCGACGTGCACTGGAACCTCATGCTGACGCAGGGGCCGGACAAGGCCACGGTCACGTTCCTAAACGCCGCGGGGCTCTCCTCTTACTCCCTGCCTCTGGTGAGGTGCGACGACAATATGCTCAACTCGCTTGTTAAGATGAAGAGAAAGAGTAGAAACTATTTTCAGAACGACACTCCTCTCGCGGTGCCCGCCCCGCGCCTCAGGCTCGGGCCCGAGTGCATGTTTCTGCGGGGGGATCACGGCGACCCTGGCGCCGCCCCCCGTTCCTCCTCTTTTTCCTCTTCCGCCCACGATGAGAGTTTTCTCAAGGCCCTCGGGGCCATGGGCGGGACGGTGCCCTGCGGCAACCCCTTCAACGCCATGATGAAAGCCCTGGCCTTTCAAAGTATGATTAGCTCGCGATACGTGGTCTTGCCCAACACCGGCGATATTAAAAGCTTCGCGGCGCACGACCTCTACTCTAAAATTTTGGGATACAACATCCTGTGCCCCTTTTTGAGCCTGCCCGTGCACCGAGGGTCCTCGGCCGCCGCAGCCGCCGCCGCTGCTGCTGCTGGCGAGGGTCGCGGGGCGGGCGCGAGGTTCGCGGTGGTGTGCGCCGAGTGCGGCTACTGCCTGAACCTGGGCAAGGGTAAGTTCAAAAAGGCTTCCTTTAACCCCACGCACATCTTTTACTGCAGGGACCAAAAGGAAAAGTACTTTACCATCTGCGCCTCCACGGGCAGGATATACTGCTCCTTTTGCGGGAGCTGCTACATAAAAACCTACCCCCTCAAATTCACGGTGGGAAATTGCCAGTATATAAGGGCGGTGGGAGCCGGCAACTGCGCCATAGCGGTGAGCGACTCATCTACGGAGCTGGACCTGGTGCTGCCCTGTCTGGGGGACGGTTGCGGGCAGGTGCTGCTCAGGAGGGTGGTGGTGGCCGATTTGTTTCACGCGACAGAGGCAGGCTCGAGCCGGCTGTACTGCCCCAAGTGTCTGAAGCCCGCCTCGTGAGGGATTTTCCAAAAACAAGGAAAGAGAGTGGGGGGAGTAAAAATTAAAAAAAATGCCTCGAGAGGATGAAGAGGAGCGACTGAGCTCTTGCTCTTTTGAAGAAAATGAGGGCTACCAGCCCCTCAAAATGCCCGTTGTCCAGGGCAAGCTGGAAGACTTGGATTCTAATGGCTTTATAGCCCGCGAGGCGGCCGCGCTGGAGAAAAAAAATAGGTCGGACGAAGAGTTTGAGAAAGTGAAGATGCTGTATGTGATTTTTTTAAAGGTTAGTGAGATTTACGATGACCATGCGAGGGTGAGGCTGGGACTGAGGAGAAAGCCACATATGGCGGGCCTGGCTTCACACGGAGGGAAGTCTTCTGGGGGTGTGGCGAGCTCCGTGAGTTCTAGCGGCTCTGGGAGCAGCTCCGGGTCATCGTCTACCTCCTTTGGGTCTTTTCAGGGCCTCTTGACCGCCGCGGAGCCCGTTGACTCCGCGGCTGCCGGTGGGGGTGGCGGGGGTGCCTCGGGCTCTAGTGCTGACGCCGCTCAACAAAAAGCAAAACAACAAACACAATCTGCTCCAAAAACTAGAAAACAATAAATACTTTATTTTATTATTTTTTTATAAATAAAGTGCTTGTATCTGCTGTATCTTGTTCAATATCATTCTTGTCGTCTGTACCACGCGCGTGCGTATGCTTGCGATGAGTCTGAGGAGTGCGTGCTTGCTCTCTGTGACCCGTTCTTCGTGAAGGTAGAGTTCTTGGACGGGGGCGTCGTCCAGACTATCCTCCAATGAGGTGGTCTGGCTTAGCGGGTATCTGCCGCGGAGGATGTGATCGATGCTGATTGGCTCGTGGGACACAGAGGGTCTGCCGCTGTGTAGCCCGGAGGTGGGGGGCAAGTGATCGGATAGCCGCTGGTCCCCAAAGCTATGCTCGGTGGCGGTCTCAAAAACATCATCGTCAGAGTCATCAAAGAGCGAGTGATGTAGCGTTTGTTGGTAGGGGGAATGAGGAGGAGAAGGTGGTGGTGGGGGTGGTGGTGCTTGTGTAACTGGGGAAAGGAGAGGGGGTGGCGCGCCGCTCGCGGCGCCCTCCCGCGCCCGGTGTGAGACGGGTTGGTGTTTTTTAGTCTTTGATTCTAGGTTGAGGTTGATTTTAGGCGGAGGGGCGCCTTGTTTTTTCGCGTCAGGGGGGAGATGAGGAGCGGGGGCGGTGGGTGGCTGTTTGAGCGACGGGCCTCTTGCGGCGGCAGCCGCTGCTGCCGCCGCCGCCGCCGCTTGGGGCTGCTGTTGCGCGGGTGTCTCAAACTGTGATTTTAGCTTTTGCTCGTGTTCAGGCTTGGCCGCCTCTGTGGTAGCTGTGGGCGAGGGCCTCTGGGCCAGAGAGGCTCTGGGGGCTTGGCTTTTGGGTTTCGCGACGGAAACCGCGGGTCTCTCGGGGAGCCGCTGCCCGCCAGAGGGTGACTCGCGGTCGGGCGATGAGGGGGATGGCCCGGCCTCCTGGGGTTTTAAATCCCAGTCAGAGATTTCTCCTCTTTGGTACAGTTTAACTTTTACTCTGCCCGTAGCGGGGGCTCCCTTAGTGGAGTTTGCCTTGTCCCCCTCTCCCCTCTTTTCGCTGGGCCCCCTCTCCTCTAGTTGAGAAGCCTTGTCAGGAGGCGGCTGTGGCGCTCGCCCGCGGGGCGCTCTGGCGGCGGTGTCGCGAGGGGCAGCGCCGGGGACTTTGGTGGGCCTTTTTAAAAGCGGCTCTCGCTCCCCTTTTTGACTCCAAGATGGTGGAGGCGCCTGGGGGGCTGAGGGTTTTTCAGCAGCCGGCCCCGTGACCGGCCGGTCGTCTTTGGCCGAGCCTGGCCGCCGAGAGGTTAATGGCGGCCCCTCTTCCCCTTTGCTTGTTTTAGGGATGAGTTTCTGCTTGGCCTCATCCTCGACGGGGAAGCCGGGGGAGAGGGGTCCGTGGCCGGAGGCCGCGGCGCTCCCAAAGAGGCCCTTTAGAGAGATGTTGCTCGGAGGTAGAGGTCTGGCAGGCGGAGGGCAACAACTCTCTTTGCTTGTTTTAGGGATAGATTTTGGCTCTGGGGTCTTTTGGCAAGGCGCCTCCGCGGCCGCCTCTGAGGCGCCGGGCGCTGCTTGGGTTTTGCCAGAGACTTTAGGCTGCTGTAAAGCCTCCTGCTGCTGCCGCCGCCGCTTTTGACTCCCGGCCCCCACGCTGTCTTTTGGCTCGCCTTGAAAAATGGGTGAGCTCGTCGCCTTGGCAACGGAGCTTCCTGGAGCCGGCGCTCGGCCGGGCGAAAAACCAACTTCCTCTTGCGACCCGGCCACCCGTGTCGCCGCAGCGGCTTTTGGTTGCCGTAGGCGCACTTTGGGGCGAGACTTGGCTTTCGAGGAGGATGCACCCCCAGACTCTTCTTGCTCAGGTCCCACCGTAGGAACATTGCCTAATAAGGCGCTGTCTCGGGCACCCTTAGCGTGGAAGTAAGGTCTGTAGCCGTCACCATCCTGTCCGCCTTCGTCTCTTTTCCTGGGCGTGGGTGTTGTTGGTAAGATTGAATCAGCATCCTGCCGCCCCCGAGTAGGTGCCCGGGGCTGGTAGGAGTCATAGCCTGTTTTTCCCTCGCGCCCCTCTAGCTCCTCCTCGCTCCCCACCACCTCGGCGGTTTCATCCTCATCTCCCTCCCCCTCGGACCCCTCTTGTAAAGAGTCTTCTCCCGAAGACTCCCCCTCGTCCGATAAGGGGCCGGGGGCGTCTCGTATGGAGCCCGGGAATTGAGCAAACACCTGGTTCAGGGTTACGTTCTTGTAGGGCGCGGTGAGCGCCTCGTACCTCTGCACCGCCTCAGAGTCGGGGACGGGGTCGTAGCTAGAGTCCACGGCCAGCGCCCCCCGCGGCCAGGTTTTGCTCTCCTCGATCACCAACTCTAAGGGGGCGGCGTCGCGGGACGGCTCTGCGTTTCCCAAGTAAGCCCCCTGCAGGTAGTTGTTGGGGTTTAGCACCACTATGAACCTGTCGCTCGGTTCCCCCTCGGCGGCGCCGCCGCCCCTGGCCTTTTTCTTCTCCAGCCAGGCGGCCTGCCTCTCAAAGAGGTGTACTTCTTCTGGCGAGGCCAGTCCCCCCAACAGGCCCGCGGACGGCTCCACCGTCTTCCTGGGCACGCCCTTGAGAGACTTGAAGGGCTCCACCTTCCCCGTGCAGTCCAGCAGCGGGGAGACCAGGTCTATCCTGCCCCTCCCGCCGGGCGCGTCGGCCATCCAAGGCTTCTCAGAGTTGATAAAGATGTGCGCGTACACGTCGCACAGCAGGCAGCCCACGGCCACCTCGAACCCGGTCACGGGCACGCTCGCGGCCTTGGTGGTCTCGCTGGGGCCCAGGGAGTAGGAGTCGCCGGTGAGCCGCCCGTAAGGGTAGGGTGCCCTGATACCCCCGCCCCCGCCGCTCTCCACCTCCACCTCGGGCACGGTGTTGGGGTACTCTACCGCGGCGACCGCGTAAAGCAGGTGCAGGGGGCTCCTGAGACCCCTGCCCAAGGGCGGAAGCGTGTTCCACAGCTGGGCCAGGACCACCTCGTCCACGGTGAGCAGGGCCCACAGGAGGAAGCCCACTCTGGCCCTATTGAGTTCATCTTTAGGGAAAAGGAGAGAAAAGCCAGCTGACCCCCACAGGGCGCTCGCGACGTCGGCGACGGGCCACCTCTCGGGCCTCATGAGAAACGCCCTGGGTGCGGGAAACCCTCGCAGGTGCTTGAGTCTGTGGCGCTTTACTGGGAAATACATGTCTGCCAGAAAGAGGGCCGGGGTGAGGAGCCGCAGGGAGGGCACCGTGTCCCTGAGGTTGTTGACCGCCTGGCGCAGCGAGGGCGCGTGCGTGCAGGAGGCCGCGAGCTCGGGCCACATGGCCAGCAGGAGCTGGGTCCACTGCGCGTGGGTGACAGGCAAGACCTCAGAGTCCCGATCTCGCCTGGCCTCCCTCTCGCCCGCCGTCACGTGGACGGCGTGGGCAAAGAGGACCATGGAGAAGAAGGCGTTTTCGCGCACGGCGGCGCCCTCTATCCTGTTGGCCGCGTAGGCCGTTAGAACCTCCTGCGCGTGGGCTGCCACATCCTCCCATTGGTTGCTGAAGAGGTCGCGGAGCTCCACCCCCAGTCTCTTGGAGTTGGTCCCGTAGAGGGGACCGCGTCCCTCCCCGACCCCCGGCTTAACCCTAGGGTGCTTCTCTGGCAGAAAGAGCAGAGGCTCCAAAAAGTTTTCAAACACCGGGCGCAGGTGGATGGGCGCGCCCTGACCCTCGCCCGGGAGCAGGGTCTCGGTCGCGGGGTCCACTTTAGGCCTCGCCGCCAGCCACCTCGAGGGCAGCTTGGCCGTCTGCTGCCTCGCGAGCGACTTGCATATGGCCAATCTGGGCGCCAGTCTCAGCTGGGGCTCGTCGTCACCTCGCTTGTTGCTGGGAGAGAGGCTCCGCGACGGGGGCACCGCGGCAAACACCGGCTTCTGGGAGTCCAGGTAGTGTCTCAGCAGGTCCAGCTTGAACCCGAGGTAGGCGCGCAGCTCCAGCACCGCGTCGCGGGTCTCTGGGCTGGTCTTGTCCAGGCCCCCGGCCTCGGCCTCCTTCAGCAGGTCCGCAGCGTCCCGCCCCAGGGAGGCCAGCTCCGTCGCGTCCAGGGTCTCTCTAGCCTTGTCCACGAGGGGGCGCAGTTTCTTCTCCACTTCTGCGCGCGCCGCAAGGTCGTCCACCATCTTCTTGAAGGCGTCCCTCTTTTTAACCCACCCCTCCACGGTCGCCTTGCCCCCCGTCACCCTCTTGGCCTCTAAGGTGTCTATCGCCTCCGTGAGGACCCCCACGTCGTCCGTCTCGTTGGCGCGGCGCTCCAGGTCCAGGGCCTTGGTCGCGCGACCCATCTCGCGGGAGATCTCTTCGTCCAGCAGCTCCAGCCTCCTCTTGAGCGAGATGGGGGCCAGGGGCAGGACCGCCTTGTAGGCCCGGCGCAGCCACTCTAGGCTCTCGCGGGTGGTCGCGTAGGGTTCAGAGTTCACTATGTGCCCGTCCCTCACGATGCCCTCTAGAAAGCCCACCGGGTCCCCGGGGTCAAGCCGCCTGGCGGCGATGGCCGCGCTCGCCTGGGGCAGCTGCTCCTTGATGGCCGCCGCGAGCCTGGCGTTGACGTCGGCTTTGGAGGTCTTAATCTGGGACTCTAGGGAGGCCATGGCCTCGTTCACTTTGGTCAGGTGTTCCCCGAGGCGGTTCAGGAGTAGGGTCTCGTTGCGCAACACGTTCTTTTGAAAGTTATCGGGCAGGTCGGCCAGCGCCAGGCTCTGCTCGTAGGTGAGCAGCTTTTTGGGCACCTCCATCTTGGGTCGCGGGGGCAGCTCGCCCTCGGGCCCGCGCTTCTCCAGCTCTCGCAGGTAGCCCCCCTCGCCAGCGTCTATGTGATTCTTGACATCCGTCGCCCCCTCCTTCAGTCTCTCCACCAGCTCCAGGGTCTGCGCCGTTGGGCGCTCCAGGGGCGTGTTGGCGGTAGCCTCGCGCACATCGGCGCCCTCCAGCGCTTGCTTGATGTAGTTGATCTGAGCCTCTATCTCCTCCGCGCGCCTGTCCATACCGGGCACGGGGAAGTTTTTGAGGTAAAAGTTGGCATTTTGCCTGTAAGGGGTGAGCCAGTCATAGGCCGGGGGCTCAAAGGCTGGCCCATTGGGAAGCATGGACGCTACCTTGTTGCCGAAGATCTCTCTCGCGTCGGCCTCCACCGCCTCGGTGAGCTTGGAGAGCTGGGCGGGTAGGGCCGAGGAGAGGGTGGAGCCCTCCCTGTGATACTCGGCCGCCACCGCCGCCCAGTCTTCCCCGGCGAGGCCCTCGAACGCCCTGTTGTCAAAGGCGTTCTGAATCTTGCCCCAGGAGTGCAGGCCCCTCTTTTTGATGGCCCGCGCCAGCAGGTCCTCGGCCTCCTTGCTCCGCTTGGCCTCGGCCTCCCTGATCTCCTTGACCCTCTCCTCCAGCTTCTTGGCGGCGTACTCTTCGGCCTCCTTGTTGGGCGCGGCCCTAAGGATGTCATTGACGTCCTCCATGCTCGCGATGGGCGCGCGCGCCACGTGGGTCTTCCACTCCTCCATGAGCTCCTCCTCCTCGCGCGCCGCGTAGGCCTTTCTCAGGTTCTGGAGGAGCCCAAAGAGCTTCTTCTTAACGGAGCCCGCGATGGCGGACCTCGCGACCCTCGTGTGGGCGTCGCCCAGCTTTCCCTCTATCGCGCGCCACCTGTCCCTGCCCTTGGCCTCCTTCTCCATCTTGACGGCCTCCGCGACGGCGTACAGGGCAGCCCCCGCATCTTCGCCCCCCGGGGTCGCCGAGTGTTTTAGAAACCTCGCCAGGGAGGCCATGGCGCCCAGGTCCAGCCTGGCCGGGTCTCGCGCGGAGGCCGCGTCCACCGCGTCGCCTATGAGCACCTCCGAGGTGCCCGCGAAGGCCTTGAGCACCTTTTCGCTGTTTTTGAGATTGGGGCTCGAGGCCAAAATGTCCTCTATCTTGGCCAGGGTGTGGGAGAGGGAGTAGAGGGTCGCGGTGTGAATCGTGTTTACTAGAAACTCCTCGGAGGATGCCAGCTCCTTGAGCCGCGCCTTGAGCTTCAGGTAGCGCTCGTTGTGGGCCTCCCCGATGAGGGTCCCGGCGTTCTTGATGTAGTTTTCCAGCATGGGGATGGTGAGGGTCTGGGACACGGCGCCGCCCCCGTCCCCGCCCGAGGATGTGGTGATGTCATCGAGCATGCGCTCCACGTCGCCCAGGATGCGATCGGTGGCCCTGGCGTTCTCGTCCTCCTTCTGCAGCTCGATGAGCCTGCCCCTGAGCTCGCCAAACTCCTTGAGCGGGGTCACGGGCTCGGCGGGCCTGTGCGGCCAGTCGGCGTTGGCCATGGACGCCAGCTCGCCTCCCATGTACGCGAGCTGCTGGGCGGCCGCGCGCAGGGGCTTTTTCTCCATCTGCAGCTTGTCCGCGGCGAAGCCCAGCAGCCTGATGGTGGAGTCGATGTTGGCCAGGAGGCTGTCTATGTCGGGCATGTAGGTGGTGTCCATGTGCCCGGCGGCCAGCGAGTCCATAAAGTCGGTGGTCAGGGTCCTCACCCTCTCCGTAACGGCGGCCACCGTGGAGCCCACCGCCTCTTGAAAGATTTGGTTCTTGATCTTGGACTGGCTCTCGATGACCCGGGGCGCGTCGGGCGCGGGGCCGAAGGTCTCGAGGGCGCGCACCAGGGAGGCAAAGAGGTTTTCCTCAGAGGCGATCTCGTTGTTGCGCGCGGCGGCGGCGCGCCTCAGGGCCCCGATCTTTTCCACAATCTCTACGCTCTCGCTCTTGGTGGAGATGATGTACCCGTGGCGATCAAAGACCCCCGTCAGGATGCCCGCGTAGCCCCTCAAGTCCACCGCCTCCTCCCTGCTCTCCATCTTTTGGGTCTCGGAGTTGAGGATGGAGAGGATCTTTGGCACGTCCCCTCGCGTGTGGGCGTAGATGGTGGGCAGGCACTTGTTGACCTTGGTGAGCACGTGCGAGAGAAAGAGACCCTCGGGGAAGGTCCCGTCGTCTATCGCCGAGCAGAGGTTGGAGATCTCCAGGTTGGTGGCCATGAAGGCCTCCAGGTCCTTGGTGGGGATGTGAAGCTTCCGGCCCCACAGCACGATGAACTTGAGGAGGTTCTTGGCGCGGGACGAGTGCTCGCTCCCGGTGACGACCCCGTGCTCGATGACTATGTTGGTCACCATCTTGTCTATGGCGTGCAGGGCGTTGGCTTCCCTGTAGCCCCTCAAGATGGACTTGTCCACGATGAGGGGCAGGTTCTCGCTGTGGGCAAAGCCCCTCATGTTGTTGATGAAGGTGTCCACGGGGCTAAAGTCCACGTCCGCCGGGACCTCGGGCAGCTCCTCTCCTCCTCCTCCTCTTCCATCATCACCCCCCTCCTCTCCCTCATCGTCGTCAGAGCTACCTACCCCTCCTCCTCCCCCCTCCCCTATCGTGTCCAGGCTCTCTTCGGACGAAGAAAAGAGCCTGCCGTCGCCGCCCAGGCTGTCTGGGGAGCTCACCGCCCCGGGGTCGTCGTCCAGCCAGATGTCATCGTGATTTACGGCTCCACCCTCCCAGTGAGCGGTTTTGCTATGGTGGAAGAGGTAGTCCTCGGCACCGCTGTCGGTGTCTGAGTCAGAAGCGGTTGTAAGAGGACGCCTCTTTCTCTTGAGCGAGGCCATCTCTGTGAGCATGTCTTCCGCCGCGCTCGTCGCCACGGCGGCGGGGGGCATCGCCAGGAGCAGAGGCGGGGGAGTTGGCGCCTCTTCTCCCTCATTCTCGCACAGAGGAGGGTCCGCGGTTCGCCTATTGCCGTGAGGTGGGCGGACGTCGGTGGTAGTAGAAAGCCCGTCCTCCGCCCACGGCAATGCCGAAACCGGAGCCCCGTCCGCCGGACCCTGCTCCAAAGACTCCTTCACTTTTCCTTGTTTTCCGATAGATGGGGAGCATAGGTGTGGCACTGCGGAGTCCCGAGAAACATCAGTAGTGGTACACCCGTGCTCCTTGTCTGTGACGGACGTGCCGCCCGCGCCGCCGCCCTCCCGCGAGATGTTATCATCATAGGACGGTGTACAAGACCCTGGGACTCCCGGAACCCTATCGAGGCCAAGATTCCCTGGGTCTTGTTTGTCGTCCCGCTGGGCAATATCCTCTTCTCTAAACACTGAGTCATCATCGTCATCGAGCGACAGCAGCAGCGAATCGTCAGACTCGTGGGAAGAACACGAACTTTGGACTATTGACTTTTTTGTGGCGTCAGTATATCCAGAGCTCTGTTGACCCCTAGAGTCTCTTCCCTCTCTTGTCGCCGCCGCGCCGCCTCGCCTTCGCCCACCCTCGGATTCTTCACGGGCAGACGCCTTTGTGACGGGACGTGGTAACGTGTCAGCCTCGTTACTTCTGCCCGTTCCAAAGTTTCCCGCCCAGTGACTCTCGCCATAAACCTCTCTTTCCCCCTCGTCGTCCGTATCGGCGGCCTCCTCTTTCTTCTCCATGGGCTCACCCGGGCCTTGACTTGGCTCGCGATCCGATCGGCTACCAAAGACGGGCCCGGGGGTGCTCGCGGGGGTCCCCGTGTCTCGCCCGCTTTTGTCCAAGCCCCCGGTCTTTAGCTTTTTCGTCCTCCGCCCGCCGGCGCCCTCTGCTGCCGGGTTCTCGTCCTCGTCCCACGGTCTATCATTTTCAGCCGGGCGCTTCTCGGACCCCGAGCTCTCGTTGGACGACTGGCTCCCCCCGCCCCTGCCATCTTGACCCCCGAGAGGCTCCGCCTCTGCTGTGACCATAGGTTCTTCTTCCCCTCGCTCCCCTTTCTCTTGGAAAACAGAGGAAAGAGGTTGTTCGGGGGGCGGACGCGCACCACGTGTGAGACACTCTGAGTACATTGAGTTCTTAGCACGTGCTGTGCGAGTGCCCCCCGGCAGAGCGTCGCTCAGCTCTTCATCATCTTCGTCGTCGTCCTCGATGTCGCTGCTGCTGCTCCATCCGTCGCTGTCCCAGGCCTCCTCGTCCGAGGCCGCCTCCTCCCGCTCCATATCTTCTTCCCGCGGCGAACCCTCTCGCCCACCCTCATCACTTAGAGTTGCGGTGTAATTTTTGTTGTTGTTATCATCAGAGGGGTTTTTCTCCCCCTTTGCTGTTGCTCCGATAGAGGTTCCATCCAGAGTCTCTGCACGCGTTCTCAAGCCTGGCGGCGGTACGTTTTCATCAGAGTAACCACCATCGTCACGCATGGGAGTCTGTGCCGAGTTATCTCTTCCGGGTTGGGTTTCCTCGCGCCGCGGGTGTTCCCCGGCGAGCTCCCCCGAGTACCGGTGTGGAAGCGAAGCGTCCTCATCGTTTACACATTTGTGCCCGGGCGAGTTGGCCGAGGGTTCTGTGCCCGCCCCCTCGTCCAAGAGCATAGAGTCATCATCCTCGTCACCTCCGGCCGGCGTGTCTGTGCCTGTGGGTGGTCTCTGTGCGTGGGGCGAGTGAACACGCGCAGGCACACGTGGACCGGCCGGCGAGGCCGCCTGCGAAAAGTCTTCCCCCTCCCCCTCATCATCCCCCCTAGCCGGTGTATCCGCGCTTAAAGGCTGACGTCTAGAGTCTAGAGATTTACCCTTGGGAGCGGCGCCAATGGCGCCGCTCCATTTGCCCTTGGGTTTTTTTTCTTTAATTTTATTTTGAGTCTTTTCATCAAGTGCTCCTGTGGTTGGGGGTGGTAACTTTTCATTGCTTGAAGTTACATTCCCAACTACAGGTGTCTTTGGTGGATATCTTGGATCGCTCTGTTTGTTGGAACCTGAGCTCTCGTTGGAAGGGATTGTGTCGAGGTTTGGATTCAGGTCCAAGTCCACATCTTGATTTGGCTGTTGTCTCGAGGCGTGGTCGCGGACCGAATCCAAGTCTTGAGTTGCTCGACCGTCGCGATCGCGCCCCAACCGCCCTTTCCCGTCGCCGCCTTGGGCGTAGCCCCCCTTTCGTTGCTGATCTTCAAAAAGGTCATTTGTGTGTGTAGTTGACAAATGGTCTTTTGGTGATCGTCTACGTTGGGGAGAGTCTCCGCTCTCGGCCGCGTCCTCCACCTTGGGTTTGGCGACGGGCTTGGACTTGCTGTAGGGCGCGTAGCCCTTTTTGTGTTTTTCCTTGACCAGCTTCTGACCCTTTTCCTGACTCGCGGGCTCGGCCGAAGGCGCCCTCTTCGACTCAAGGGGCACAGCGCCGTCACCCACGTGGGGCGCTTCGCTCTTGGAGTTGACAGGGAGCTCTCGGATAAACGACTGGTTCTTGTCCGCCTCGGACACGTCCACCTGAACCCGGTTGGGCTGGCTGAACATCAGGACCTTGTAGTTGTTGGCGACGTACGCCGCGTGGTTCGCGAGGGGCACGTCGCTGGGCACAAAGTACAGAAAGGCCCCCGTGTACTCTGCCTCCTTGGGACCCACGTATTCTACGAGGTCGTCCGCGTTGGACGTGCTAATGACGTGCGCGACGGTGTTGGCGATGCCGGGAAAGCAGTGAGGGTTAAACAGATAGTACTTTGAATCTTTTATTACGATGGCGGTCGCCATGGCGTTGCAGATGCAGATAAAGTACTGGGTCACGTTGTTGTAGTTCCTGGTTAGCAGGCGCCTCAGGGACATGACGTCGTCGTGCACCAGGGGCGCGTCCTTGTTCAGCAGGCCAAAAATCTCCTGGGACTGGTAAACGTGACACTGGACGTGGGAGGTGACCACCGTGGCCGGAATCTCCTGGATCTGCACGTAGCGGTTGGGCGCGATGGAGCCCCCCTGCCTGAGCACAAAGTCAATCTTGGAGCCGATGTAGAGGATGTAGTCCAGTTCCATGGTATCCTTGAGGGGCGCGCCGCGGTTGTAGTAGCTGTACATTAGGTAGGCGGTGCAGTTGCTAAGGCACTGCATGCCCGCGTAGCGGCCAAACTTGCACACCACCCCCTGGTGGTAACTGGCCAGCCCCTCGAGGGTGAACCTCTGGTAGTGCTTAAAGATGGCTTGGGTCCTCCAGTCCAGCTCCTCCACCTTGATGCGCGACATGACGATGGGTCTTTGCGGCGGTTACTTATTTCTCAAAAAAAACTCAATTCTCTTAAGCTTAATTTCGCAAGATTAATTTTAAAGCTTAATTTTTGCAAGCTTAATTTTTGCAAGCTTAATTCCAAAGCTTAATTTTCGAGCTTAATTTTCGCAAGCTTAATTTTAAAGCTTAATTCCAAAGCTTAATTTTCGCAAGCCCTCTCACCACCCTCTCTTTAAAAAAACCTTCGCCCTTATTGTTTTCCCCTTAGGTTGTCTCTCTACTCCCCCTCCCCTTTACCCAACTCTCCACCACCTTGCTTGTTTTCCCAATAGAGATGGTGCGAGCGGCGTGGAGCGGGGGGCCGCCCTCAAAAGGCCCCCGTGATGAGCTGCTCCAGCTTCTTGACCGTAATGTGCGAATAGGCGGACTCTATCTTGTCTTGGGGGATGTAGGAGGTGCGGGAAAACTTGTCCCAATCGATGTTGATTTGGGAGACATTCATGGCGTCCGTGTAGGAAAGTTTAATAGAGGGAGTGGTCGCGGGGGTCTCATTTGGCTGCCTTGGCAACGGGAAGTCCTCGTGCAGCTCCCTCAGGGTGGTGAGGTCGTACTCGGTGAGGGGCTGCTTGGGGGGATCAAAGTCAAAATCTTCGTCTATGGTCAGCACCGGCTGCTGCAGGCTCTCCACGAAGGCGTCCGTGGTGTCCCGGCCCTCGGAAAAGTCCAGCACCTTCTGTATGACCTCGTGGGGGATGAGCGCGGGCTCAAAGAGAGTCCTAAAGTGCTTGGTGAGGGAGTAGCAGCAGCTGCCCGAGGCCAGGGAGGCGATCTCCCTGTACCTGGCCAGGCAGCCCAAGAGGGTCTCCTTGACCGCCATAAAGTCTGGCTCGGAGAGGTCTATGGGGATGGGGTGGGCCGTGAGGGTCTGGCTCAGGTCCAGGATGCCCAGGCAGTCCACGTAGTGCCTCTGCAGGTCCTGGCAGGCCTGGGACAGGATGACCAGGGTCTCGCTCAGGCTGTGCTCGAGGATCTTGACGGTGTTTTTAAACACCTCCACCCGCACCTCTATGTAGCCGGGCCTCTCGCTGTAGGGCACGCGCAGGTGCCCGGTGGAGGACACGTACTCGTACTGAGCGTGGCAGAGGGTCGCCCCGATGCGCATCAGGTGCCAGACGCCCTCCACCACGGGCTGAATCTCCCTGAGGAAGCCCGCCGCCGCGGCGGTGTGCTCGCGCGCGGCCGGGGCGTAGAGGAACCTGTAAACCTCGCTCAGGAAGGCGGTGGGCGGGGTGTCGCCCGCGTCCGGAACCAGCTCTCGCGCGGCCGTCCAAGTCTCGTGGATGTTGTCCAGTAGGTTAATCATGGCGCCGCCGCCTCCCCCTCCTACTACCGCTGCGGCGGCGGCGGTGGTGGGCTGGGACCCCCCTTGCTGGTGGTTAAAGATGTCGGTGAGCTGAAAGTAGGCCAGGGTCAGGGGTCGCCGCACCGCGGCCAGGCCCGTGGCGTCTTCGAACGCGAAGAGAACCAACCACCTGAGCTTGAACATCATCACGTGCCTCTTGGCGGGGCGTCCCCCCGAGAGCATGGCCCGCAGCTCGGGCAGCAGCTTGAGGCGCGTAAACTCTGGCGCAAAGTACTTGCTCTGCACCACCCCCTGCTCGTACTCGGCGTCGCCAAAGTTGAGATCCTCGCAAAACTTTTGCACCTGCTTCCTGGAGACGGGCTTGTCTCCTCCCCCGCCGCTGCCGCCGCCCCCCGAGTTGTGGGACGGCCTCTTGGTGATGTTGTAAAACTTGTCCAGGTCCCAGTCCCTCTTGATGGACACTCCGAGCAGGGACCTCATAAAGGTGGACTCTACTGCCCTAAAAGTTGCCGCCAGGTCGCCCTCTGGCGGACGGGGCAAAAATATCTTTAGGTAGGAGTACAGGGGCCACCCGAGGTTCGAGGCGCCTCCCCCGCCGCTGCCCCTTCTGCCGCCGCCGCCGCCGCTCGCGCCCCCCGGGGTCTCCCAGGACGCCGTGGAGTTTTGCTCCACCTGGGCGGCGCGCAGCACCTCCCTGACCCTCCTGTAAGAGATGCTGGTGGGGCTGCAGTCGCGCAGGCACTCGTAGTAGTACTTGCCAAAGAGGGTGATCTGGTCGAGGTGCTGGAGCGTCGCGTGAAAGTGCTTGAGCTTGGAGGAGCCCTTGGACGGGGCGATGGCCATCATGGTCCTGAAGGTGTGACAGGTCTCGGGGGTGAGGCCGCAGGCGTAGAAGGAGGACCTCAGGCCCTCGATCTCGGGCAGGGAGAGCTGGGACTTGTTGGAGCAGGCCGTCTGCACGTAGCCGCCCAGGCCCGTCAGGAACTTGAGGCATCGCTCCAGGAAGGCCTCCACCGTCCTCTTGGAGCACCCGTAGAGCTGCCCGTTGCACAGCGCCTCGAACACGTGCTCGTACAGGAAGGTGTACTCGGGCCTGAGGGAGGCGAGGTCGGCGTCCCTGAATCCCAGGATTGGGGCCCCGCTGGCCGCGTCCCCGGGCAGGGCGTCGTTCGCGGCCATGGCAAAGATTTCCCGCGCGCGCTCCTTGGCCAGGGGCAGGGTGAGGGAGGTCTCGGTGGCCACGGCCACGGGCACAAAGAGGCCAGGCTCGGCGGTGAGCAGCTTTCTGGCCAACGCGCGCAGGTCCGGGCGCTGCTTGGGGGGCGGCAGATCGCGCGTGACCAGCCCGGTGGCCGCGACGTGGGAGAGCACGAGCCACTGCTCCAGCTTGTTGCGCGCGTCGGGCTTGGCGGGGAGCGAGACCGTAGGTGGCGCCCCCCAGTGGGCAGAGTAGTAGGAGAGCGTCAATTCCTCCACGCACCTGAGGGTGGCCAGGGGGGCCGGGGGCGTGAGGCTCAGCGGGTGCGACACGTCCAGGGTCTTCAGGTGCGCCGTCAGCTGATTGACTTGCGCGACAATATTGCTGTTTTCCAATAGATTTTCCGCCGGGGTGGGCCCGGCGGCGGGCTCCTGCGCGTGGCTTAAAGCCCCGAGGGCCTTGGCGACCGTCGCCAGAAGCCCCGTAGCCTCTTTGAGCTCGGCCGCGCCCAACGGCACCTCCTCCCCGAAAGAGGCGACCCTCAGGAGAAAGTACGCGGGGCGGCGCGCGACAAAGGCCAGGTAGTCATTGTCTTTCGCGCTCACAGTATTTAAAAACTGCGCGACCCTGGTCTGGTCTCCCAGGCTCCTCAGCGACAGCGGGACCGACTCTAGATCCACCAGCACCCTGACTCGCTTAAAGAGGTTGTCGGAGTCAGAGAGTCGCTGGGCGACCCTGTCCAGGGACGTCTGCGGGTTCATCTTTGTGCTTGTGTTACTGCTTTATCCGATTTTTATTTTTTATTGGACGGGGGCGTGAGTTTTAAAAAATAATTATTATGAAGACCAAGGATCCCCTGGCCGGCGAGACCGGCGAGAAGCTCACCAGGAACCTGCTCAGGCTGGTGCCGCCCCTTACCCACAAGCTAGGTACCTTTAAGGGGTCGGAGCTGGGTAGGGATTTTAGAAAGATCGTCAACAGCTACGCCCCCACGACCCTCTCTGGAAACCTCTCTAGAAACCTTCAAATATTTACTGAGGACTTTATAGCGCCCCCATACAGGCAGCCCCTCTACGGAGAGTTTTTGGTGCACTCCAAAACCTTCCACACGCAGGAGCCCCTTGGCACCTTTCTGTTTGCTTTTAATCAGGGGGATGGTCCAGAGTGCACCAACGTGGACACGGTGTTTAGCCCGGTCTCCCTGTTTAGGGTCTTGGGGCTGGACGCGGCCGGTGCTCAGCACACCCACAGAATTAGTCATATCTGGTATGAGTCAGAGTCAGACTTCCTGAATGTGACCGCGAACGTAAAGGAACTCATGGAGAGCGGCGGGCTTCACAAGTACCTGAACCCCGTGGGCCCCCTGGTGCAGAACATCCAGAGCACCTTTCTAAACAAGTTGACCACGGTGGTCAGGGGGGAGGTGTTGTCTAACAGAACTCCTCCCGAGAACATCAAGCTGACGCTGCCCGCGGACCTGTACTTTGACATGGATGACACGTGTCCTTACTCGGCCGCGCCCGGTCCTGTGAAACCCAGAGTTTTGTATTATGCAAGCTTGCTGTATGTTATGGTGAACAACAACCCTTCGGCGTATCTGCAGTTTTTCAGGACGGGAAAGGGACCGGGTGACGTGGTTTTGTTTTTGAGGAAGTACTACTCGGATGCAATTGCTAACAAAATCACAGTTTTGGGTGATGAGCTGGATATAAATAACCTGACTCTGGGAGCGGTCTGTCAGCTGGGCTACTCTTCCAGTCAGTCTAACCCAAACAGGGGCAACTTGCACTTTCGCACCTACTCTCTGCCCACCGTCGAGGTGTCTGATTTTGTGGCGGACCCGGGGTCTTGGAACTTATTTTAAAAAAAATTTAGATATTTAAAAGTGGGAGGAATTTAACCATGAGCGGCGTGGTTCCCGTCTACATGGCCGAGATGGAGGAGGACGCCATGTTGGGCAAACTCATAGATACCCTCAAGATCTCGGCGGGGTGGGACTTGGAGGCCAACAAGATGGCGGGGGCGCTCTATCACTACATGATGAACAAGCACACCCCCGTCGACACGCGGGCCTACGTCACCATCTTTGGCGACCGCCTGGAGAGGGGGGTGCACACCTTTTTGTGGGAGCACGCGCTGGAGATTGACGACCTGTGCAAGGATTTTAAGCGCGGCCCCGAGTACGAGCGCCTGGTCACGAGGGGCATCCTCTCGGCCAAGCGCCTGTACGACACCTACGTGCTGCGCACGGGCGGGGAGGGGTGCGTCTACGAGAGCGCGGTGCAGATGTACGTGCGCATGGCGGCCTTTTTCGCCTGCCAGTGCCACGCGTACGCGCCCCTGCGCAAGACCGTGGCCGACGTTGAGGCGGTGGAGGGCGGGGAGTTTAGAAAGATGGAGACTAGGTTTGATTTTTTTGTTTATTTTTTCAAAATCCTGGCCTCGCAGCTCGTGAGCTGCGCCACCCCGGTCATGCGCTCGGCGGGGCTCAAGCAGAGCTACCTGGCCAGCTGCTTTATCCTCAACCCCGACCTGTCCACCGAGGAAAAGACCCTGTCGGCGGTGTTTAGGGAACTCTCGCCGCTGCTGTGCAGCAAGTCCGGGGTGGGCATGAACCTGACGCGCTTTAGCGCCGGCGGTAAGAACGTTCAAAACTGCCTGAGGCTGATCAACTCCCAGGTGGAGTTTTGTAACGACCGCAACCTCAGGCCCGTAAGCGTGGCGGCCTACATGGAGCTGTGGCACGAGCAGATTGAGGAGTTTTTGGCGGCCAAGCTGCCCGAGAACCCCGAGCGCTGCCAGAGCGTGTTTCAGGGCGTGTGCGTGCCTAGCCTCTTTTTTAGGCAGTACGAGCGCGACCCCGACTCCATCTGGTACCTCTTTAGCCCCGAGACGGGGTCTCGGCTAGCGGGCCTGTACGGGGAGGAGTTTGACGCCGAGTACGCGAGGCTGGTGCGCCACGAGCTCTACTCTGCCCGGCTGCCCGCCAAGTCCCTCATGTTTGCGCTCATCAACGCCATCATCAAGACGGGCTCACCCTACATCCTGTGCAAGGAGGCCATCAACAGGCACCACTGGTTCGAGACGCAGGGCGAGGCCATAAGCTACGCCAACCTGTGCGCCGAGGTCATCCAGCAGCCCCGCGAGTTTACCTCCACCTGCAACCTGGCCAACGTGTGCCTGCCCGTGTGCCTTATGCCGCGCGGCGAGAGGGACCCCTTTGCGGACGATGGCACCGACAGGCTGTCGCCCCTCTCCCCCGACCTGTACTTTTGCTTCGACACCCTGCGCGCGGCCACTCGCGCGGCTCTGTACATGATTAACGCCGCCATCTTGGGGGGCGTGTGTCCCGCGCCTGGGGTGAGGATCATGCAGGCCGAGCGGTCGGCGGGCGTGGGCGTCCAGGGGCTGGCGGACGTGTTCGCCAAGCTGGGCCAGGGCTACATGGACTACAAGAGCGCGCGTCTGGACGCCCGCATCTTTGAGGTCATGTACTACCAGGCGGTGAGGTGCAGTAACCAGATGGTGACGGTGGGGGGCGCGCCGCCGCACGCCGACTGGAAAAAGAGCAAGCTGGCCGGGGGAGAGTTTCACTGGGAGTCGTGGGCGGTGGACCCGAGCTCTCTTTCTATCGGACAACAGCAGTGGGAGGAGCTGAGGGAGAGCGTGAAGAAGCACGGGGTCTTTAACTCGCAGTTTATCGCCCTCATGCCCACCGCGGGCACCTCGCAGCTCACGGGCTTCTCAGAGTCCTTTTATCCCTTTTACGCCAACGTCTCTTCTAAGGTGTCCAACAAGGAGGAGATTATGAAGCCTAACATTACTTTCCTGGAGAGGGTCAGCCCCTCGGACGTGCCCCTCTTAAAGTTTTACGGGGGCGACGTCTCCAAGCTCCCCTTGCCGCTGGCTGAAAAGTACAAGCACTTTCTCACCGCCTTTGACTACAGCCCCGAGGAGCAGATTCAGAGGGCGGCGGCCAGGTCCCCCTTTGTGGACCAGAGCCAGTCGTTTTCATTTTTTCTCAAGGAGGCCAACGTCAAGAGCGCCAGTTATGTAAAAAACCTGATACTCTTGGGGCACGAGCTGGGGCTCAAAACCATCATGTATTACTGCAGGATTCAAAAGCAGACCAGCCTGACTGCCCTAGAATGTTTGCCCTGCACTGAATCACCCGAGACAGGAAGAGAGGCTTGCGAATATAAGGGCGGCGACGTGGAGATGGGACTCGCGGGGCATGCTCAGTGCGAGTCTCTCTCCTCTTGCCTATCTTGCCAATAAGCGAGCTTTCCCCTCACGCAGCGCCTGTTGCCGAGGTTAATTCTCGCAGGCCAAGTTTGCAGGTTAATTTTGCAGGTTAATTCTCGCAGGCCAAGTTTGCAGGTTAATTCTCGCAAGGTGTAATTACCAGTCACCTTGCTTGTTTTAAGGATGGATTTTGTGCGGCAGTTTCTCTACTCTTGCGACCATATGGGCTTTCTGGCTCTGACTCAGGAAACGTGGCAAAACAGGTGGTTCCCCAGCCAGATCTCTCTAACTTCCGATGTGGGCTGCCTGCAGCGGCTCAACAGGGAGGATCTTGAGTTTTACAAGTTTTTGTTCTCCTTTTTGGCCATGGCCGAGAAGCTGGTCAATTTTAACATTCACGCCCTGGTGGCCAACTTTCACAGCCACGACCTGGAGCACTACTACACCGAGCAGGAGGCCATGGAGAACATCCACGGCAAGGTGTACGCCAACATCCTAAACATGTTTTTTAAAAACAACGTGGGGGAGATGCAAAAGTACGCGCGGGCCATTGTGGGGGACGAGGCGCTGGCCGCCAAGCTGCACTGGCTGCACGGGCGCGTGGCCGAGGCAAACACGAGGGCTGAGAAGGTTTTGGTGTTTTTATTGATCGAGGGCATATTCTTTATCAGCTCCTTTTACTCTATCGCCACCCTCAGGGTCAGGGGGCTTATGAACGGGGTGTGCATGGCCAATGACTACATATCCCGCGACGAGTGGATCCACACTCGGGCGGCCGCGCTCCTCTTTAACACCCTGGTGCCCGAGGGGGAAAAGCCCTCCCACGAGTGGATCAAGGCCCTCTTTAGGGAGGCGGTGGAGGTGGAGCACAGTTTCATTTGCGCCAAGGGACGGGGGGTCTCGCACGTGAACGTGGGGGACATTAGGATGTTTTTGGAGGCGACCGCGGACAGGATTCTCAAAAGCATAAACGTGGCCCCCGTGTATGGCACTCAGCCCCCGCCCAACTGCCCCCTTGTGTACACTGGCTGTCTAAAAAATGTGAACTTTTTTGAAAGAGAGAGCTCAGATTACACAACAGCTGTGGACAATGATTTGTGAGCAAACGCGGTGAGCTGGGGCGCAACACCCTAAAGTCACTTTACTTGACACAGTAAAAGAGTCTGTTCTGTCTCTGGTGACTCGAAGCTTTTACGGGCATATCCCTGGGCTGTGTGGTATCTCGAGCCCCCGCTGTGCCTGGTCTCTCTTTTTTTGGTACCTTAGAGCTTCTCTGGTATATAGCCTCGGGCTCTCTACTACACTCGCGCGCTCGCCGCTACAGCTACAGCTACAGCTATGGCTTTAGAGATGGAGGACACTCACATTATGGTTTTAAATGTTGAAAACTTTAAGGCCAGTGCAAAAATTCACAATCACGTTAAAAATTATCTCAAAAAGGGGCTGGTGCAGGTTTTGGGCCCAGAGTCTGAGCCCGTCTTTCAGATTATGTCCACCGCCTGCGACGGGGGAGTCTTGGTGTTTAAGGTCCTCAACCCCTTTGAGTCAGTGAACGTGGCCTACAGCAGGATAGAAGACATGTCCCTCTCTTTTAAGAATCAGCCCCACGGCAACGTGTACCTCTACAGCAAGGATTTGTTTGGGGAGGCGGTCAAGGCGGCCTCGCTGACCTTTCAGCAGAGGCCCGGCTGCGGGCGTCCCGAGTTTGTGAGGGCTGACGTCACAATGGATGACGATGTCACAACCAGCTCCCACTGCACCGCCCTCACCTCGTGGGCCCTTCCTAACCAGAACCTGGGGGCGGGCACGGTCATGTCTAAGGTGGTGCTGTCTATCAAAACCTGCACGATGCTCCAAAAGTGGCTGAGGGACCAGAAGGCCAAGGACCCCCAGAGCGTGAGGCTCTGCCTGAATGAGATTTTGTCAGTCCTGGTGGTCTCTGTGGGTGAGGCCAGCAAGACCGTCCACCTGAAACCCGTGGAGGGAAACCCCGCCACCTCTCTGCTGTTTGCGGAGAAGCAGGGCGACTGCTGCATCATCACCGATGATGAGACCCACGATGTCAGTCTGGAGAGCCTACTGGCCGCCCTGAGCATATGCAGGATTCCCGCCCTGTGTCTCCCCTGTTTTAATTTTCATTCAAACGGAGTCTTGGAGGTTGTTGGCCTGCAGTTTAAAAATAACAAGCCCGCCTCCAGTGAATTGTCTGTTTTCCTCCTAAAAGCTAATCCCGCCGTGGCTTTTAACGAGCCACCTGTCTGCGATGGCTCAACGAACGAGGGACAGGTGGCCTCTGAATCCATTTCTCACCTGTCCGAGGTGAGCGAGGATCTGACGCAAGCTGTGGTTGAGGAACCTTCTCCAGGTACATTTAAGGAACCTGTAGAGCAGGGCAGGAGCACCTTTTACCTGGATCTGTCTTGCAGCAGCAGCGACTCGGAGGAAGAGCCCCCCTCTAAAAAGAAGAAGCCGTCTGCCAAGGCAAAGTGTAGCCCCGCGCCCGCACCTGCTTCCCCCGCTGCGCCAGCGCCCGCGCCTGCGCCCAAGCGCTCCGAAAAGAGGAAGAGGGAGGGTGGTGCCAAAAAGGCGGCCAAGGCCAAAAACATTAAGCTAACCTTTAACCCGATTATCTAACTATGGGTAAGACTGTGCTGACGCTCGCCTCCTACGTGTGCGGGATGCTGGGGGCCGCGCCCTTTGTGTGGTGCTTTTTGTTTAGGACTTTGTTTTCATCGTGCATCCTGAATCACTCTGTAGACGAGCTCTATGTTTGGGGGGCTTGCTGCGTTCAAGTTCTCATGTTGTTTTTTTGCTTTAGAAAGTACTCAAAAACCCTCAGCAGATACCTGGAGCTGCTTTGCGCGGTTAACATAGTTGGGCTATTTGGCTGTCTGCTGTGTTTGCAGTATCGCACGGGCTTTACAACCTACCTTCCCATCTTATTTTCCCTCAACTTGATTCTCCTCTCTGTGTGGCTTCCCATCACCTACGAGACGGTGTTTTTGTGCCCCTCTTATGCCAGCGTCTACTACCAGCTGGGATTTTTTGTGGCCATTTTGATCCACTACATTTTGCTGTTTTTTGGGGATTATACTTCCTCCTTTTTGTTTATCCCCATCACCATCTTTTTGACGGCCGGCCTCTACGCCCTGCGCTTGCTGAAGAAGCAGCAGGAGTTTACAGACGCCATTTTGAATAAGAGGGCCATCTTTATCACCAAGGACAACCTGTACGTGACCATCCAGGTTACACTCATTCCATCTTTTATAGCCACAGAGATGTGCTTAGTCTCTGTGATGACGGTGTGCTTTATTGTTTTCCTCGTGGCAGCTGGTGTTTTTACCCAGGTGGTGAGCACTCTCAAAGCCTACCTGCTGATTTTCCAGTTTGGCACATTTTGTGTAAGTGGGATGGGATACCCCTCTCATATGGCCACTTTTGTCTTTGCCATGGCCGGCTGCATCTTGATGCCCATGGTCTTTGTGCTTAAGGACCTCACTGTGGTGTCCATTGTGTTTTTTGGAATCTTTTACCTGTTTATCAACGGAGTGACGTGCGAGTTTTCTCTCATGATGGCCAAACTCAAAAAAGGAATCAACGCCCCCAAGATTGTGCTCGCCGTGTGCCTTGTGGTGAACATATTTGTCTCCCTCGCCATGAACATCCTATACAAAGTTTACATTGACAAAAAAAAGACTCAATAAAGATTAAAAATTAAATTTTATTTTTGTCTCTGTCTTTCATGATGGTACTTGGGTAGCAATTAAACAAAGATGGTTGCTAGGAGGCTTGAAGTGGGGCGGCTGACTCTGGCGCGAGGGGAAGGGGGCGACTGGAGAGTTGAGGCAGAGTTGGTATGAGGCGCTGAGTGATGCTGGGTTTGTGTGACAAGGGCTTGGGGTTTGGGGTTGTGAGAGGGGGTATTGAGCTTAGTGTGGGCTTGGGGCTTAGTGTGGGCTTGGGGCTTGGGGTGGGCTTGGGGCTTGGGGCTTGGTGTGGGCTTGGGGCTTGGGGCTTAGTGTGGGCTTGGGGCTTGGGGCTTAGTGTGGGCTTGGGGCTTGGGGCTTGGTGTGGGCTTGGGGCTTGGGGCTTAGTGTGGGCTTGGGGCTTGGGGCTTAGTGTGGGCTTGGGGCTTGGGGCTTGGTGTGGGCTTGGGGCTTGGGGCTTAGTGTGGGCTTGGGGCTTGGGGCTTAGTGTGGGCTTGGGGCTTGGGGCTTAGTGTGGGCTTGGGGCTTGGGGCTTAGTGTGGGCTTGGGGCTTAGTGTGGGCTTGGGGCAGGGGACCTGGAGTGGTTATTAGCCATGGGCTCGCTTTGAGCAGCGCCACCCCGAGGATGGTCTTTACCATTGCACAGTGGTTATAATCTTTGTGTGAAAACTAAATGTGAAATACTCCTGTAGAAACTCTTTTGCTTCAACAAGTGAAGCCACAAGGGGGCAAAACTGTTTGCCTTGTGGAGGCACCCGATGCAAATTCACCAGCTGCTACAGCCAGCTACAGGGACAGAGGCTTTTGATCTGCTTGAAATCTAGTGAGGGACTCAAAGTCCCTTTGCTTGTTTTGCAGATAGATTTTCAGCCTTTGGGCTCAAGACATAGATACATTTTAGCTCTCATGCCACGCTATAACCCACATGGTTCACCACTCTCAATGCCTTCTTTTAAGCTCCATGTTTTGTAGCCCCTCTAGTCCACTGCCTCTTTAGTCTCTCCCATCCCTTTCCCCTCTGCCCCTTTAGCCTTTTCCTGGGCCTCCAACTCCATCTTTCTCCCCCCCTAACATCCTCCTTGCCCAAACCAACTCCCTCCCTCCTAGCCTCCCAGCCTCCTCATCCCCCCTCCACTTTTTCTACCCCCAACCTCCTTAGCCCCACCACTTCCCCCACCTCCCCCGACCACCCAGCTTTTAGAAAACACCAATACAAGAGATATTTTTTAATTTTTTATTTGAAGTTACACGCACACTGGAAACTTGAGTAAATTAAAGTAGCTGAGAGGTTTAGACTCCCGGGGCAAACAGCAGACCCTTGGTGTTGACCGTGAAGCCGATGGTGGCTCTGACGTTCCCGTAGCACTCGTCCTCGGTGCAGGTGGTGTTGAGCTTCGCGGTCATGATGTTGCAGAGGGCGCAGAGGATACCCGGCTGGTACATCTCCAAGAAGCTCTTGCAGTACTCGTACAGCGGAGGGTTTCTGGTCTTGCACGTGACCATAACAGGGATGCACGTAGCAAATCCCATAAGGGTAGTCAGAGGGGTGCCCACCTTAATCTCCCTCAATAGCATGCCGGCGTCTTGGATGCGACCCGAGGCAGACAGCAGATAGCTCATTTGCTTGGCCATGGACGCGTAAGCCTTGTTGGGCTCCACGCAAGAGATGATGGGCTTGAGCTTAAACATCAGCTGGCTGCACACGGTCTCTGAGGTGTGCAGGATGAGATCCCTCTCCTCCAGGTTGCAGCCGTGCTGTAGGTTCAGCTTGGCCCAGGCACACAGTTCCTCCAAAAACATCACTAGGGTCATCAGCCCAGAGTTTGTGATGGTCTCCTTTCTCTGGTCCAGCCACTGCACAAAGTTCACAGTTCTAGACGTAAAGGTCTTGATGGCCTCGAATTTTTGGTCCAGCTTTCTGTAGCTGATCAGTTTGTTGAGGCAGTCTTGAGGGGACATCCCTCTATCCACCATCTTTTGAACCATGCTGTCTGTAAACTTCTCCGGCTTCATCTCCTCGGTTTTAGGAGTGGCGGGTACCACTAGCCCGGGGGTAGCCTGGGGAATATTGGTAAAGATGCACGGTGGGCTGCAGTCGCGCCGCCGCAGCATGTGCTGGGGTACTGATATTTTCTGGAGCGACTTTACCAGATTAGACAGGGCCACCGCGTTGCCTGGCTCTGGTTTTGCCCTCAGGGTGTGCATGGGCTCCCTGGGAAACGGCGGGCACTGCGATGGGTGGGGCATGAAATCGGGCCTCAGCATCCCCTGCTGCTGGGGTTGAGGAGGCACGGGCTGAGGTTGAAGAAGGGGCTGAGGGGCTTGAGGATAAGGGTGAGGCTGGGGTTGTTGGCGCCTATTGCCGCGTCTGCCCTGCTGCTGCTGCCCGGGCCCCGAATTGCGACCCCCGCCGCCTCCGCAGTTGCCGCCCTGCCTGCTGGCTGACTTGGAGTAGGGCCTGTACCAGTTGCGACCTTTGGGCTTAGTGTCCCTGTCGCGGTCATCGCGGCGCTTCTTGTCCCTGCCTCTCCTCTCATCGTCTCTACCATCTCTGTTGAGGGGGGACGCGTGCTGGTAGGCAAGGGAGCAAGAGGGCCCTGCCTGCTCGTGTCGCCAGCCCGGCACGGCCGCGGCCGGCGGCGCCTGCACTTGAAAGGCCGCGCACCCTCCCCCTATGACAGGGATGGGTTGGGGCGCCTGCTGCGGCTGCTGTGGAGCCGCCTGGCGGTCAGTGGGCCCCTGTATGGTTACTTGTGATTTCATCCTCGGCCGCAGCAGCTGCTGCGGTTGTTGAGGCTGCCTGCCGCCGCCGCCGCCGCAACCCTGCCCGCTGGGCCCGGGCCTGGCATCGTCGGGGGACGGGCGCGAGTCTCCCCACACAGCCGCCCTCCTCTCGTTAATTTTGGCCGCCTGAGGCTGCGGCTGGGGCGGTTGCTGCTGCCGCTGCTGCTGCTGCTGATATTGCTGGGGTTGAGACTGCTGCTGCTGAGGCTGGGACGGCTGAGGCTGCGGAGGCTGCTGAGGCTGTTGCTGCTCAGCCGACCCTTCCCCTTGCTCGCAGGGCGGCTCCTCCTCCACCTCCATGTCAGACTCTGAGGAGCTGGACTCGGACCCAGACTCCTCCTCTTCATCAGAGTCAGAAAAGTCCAAGTCTGAATCGTGGCACCCTAAAGCAATTGTAAAAAAATACCCCCTGTTAGTTAACCAAGCAATACACAATATGCAGAAGAATGTAAATTAAAAATATATTTTATTTTATTTTATATTTTCCCCCTAACCTTATGCACCCATAAAGTAACTCACCTCTGAGTATGTCCTCCAGCATAGCCTCGTCTTCCAGCATTTTCTGCGCCATGGCCGCTCGCTCTCTTGCTTGTTGCCCGGATGAGCCCAAGCCTGGACAAACTGTGTGTAAGGCTGTTTCAAACAAGCTTTGTAGTTGAGAGAATACAAAGGAGTGCTGCACTCTAAGAGAGTAGGGTTTAAGTAGCTTTATTTTAAGGCCTCCCTCCCCCTTAGCTGAACAGGTATAGAAAAATGGGCCCGTGGTTTATTGCTGTTGCACTTGTGGGCGAAGCACTGGCTCATCAAAGTCACCGTCACCTCCTCCTCCTTGTTGGTATACAATACAATAAAAATTCTGACGCTTTGGGTTTTGTTTCTGTGATTTGAGCTGATACAGAGAAAATTGTTTCCTCTTTGTGGTTTCACTTGAACGATGTTGTGGCTAGTTTGAGTGAATTTCACAAAGTGAAACTGGGTGGTTTTATCGTCTGGTATGTATGCCTTGATGTTGTGAAAAACCTTAGGCCAAGCAACCTCGTTTACCCACGTGACCAGGTCCCTCCCGGTTACCGCCTCTATCCTGTCGTCGGGCTTCTCGTAGGACCTGGGCAGCTGCTGCTGGGTCTGGCGGACCAAAAAGTCCTCGCTGACGTCAGTCACGCTGTAGACCACCTTTATCTTTTGAGGGGCTCCGTCGCGCCCCCCCGCCGCTGCCGCGGTGACCCTCTCCCAGTAGTCTGACTTGGAGTGGTGGAGGAGGTTCTTGAGGGTCAGGGCGTCCCTCACGTAGCGACCCTTGTCCCCCTCCCCGGGGTGGCACACAAACAGCTTGAGCAGCCTCTCCAGCCCGCCGGCCTCGTTCACCTTGTAGGTGTGCGGAAGCCTCACGCACCGCCCCCTGTGATAGATACCCGTGTCCAGGGGTCCCTCCGCGTCGGGAAGGTCGGGGCATATCTCTAGGAGGTCCTCCCTGTTCATCTTGATCATTCTGTTTAAAATTTTGGCGATGGCGATGAGGGGCCCGCCCCCCACTATCGCCGTCCCCGCGGGCAGGGGAGTGATGATCCTCAGCCCCAGCTTGGCGTCGCACCTGCAAAAGGGCCTAGTAGCGTGCCGCCCGTACAGCAGCAGCTCCTCCTCCTCGCCGCCGCCGTACCACTGGGGAGGGGGGCAGGCCGACTTGAAAAAGTAGACCGGGTGCGCCGCCTCGTCCACCTCGCCCAGTATCCCCAGGACGCCGAGCACGTCCCCCCGCACGGAGCGGCAGATGGAGTAGACGCGGTCCAGGCTCAGACCCCCGCTGGGGGCTCTCAGGGGCAGGTCAAAGTCCAGGACCAGGTTAAAGACGGGCAGCCTGGGGTTAAAGTACTCGTGCCTCGAGACCCCCAGCTGCTCCCTGATGTGGTTGAGGGAGAAGGCCAGCTCGGTGTAGTGGACCTGGGCCGTGAGCCGCCGGTCCTCCGCGCTCTCCCACCCGGGGTACTGGGGCAGATGCACGTGGCGCGCCCACCACTCGCGGCCGAGGTTGTCTCCGCGCACCACCGCGAAGAAGGTCTTGTTGAGGTACTGGCACCGGTACACGGGGCAGCGGACGGGGTCGGGGAAGAGGACCTCCTTGGCGCCCTCCGCCGCCGACCCGTCGCCCAACGCGGCCAGGTCCAGCAGGCCGTGGAGGTCGGGGGAGAGGCGGGAGGCGGGGCGCTCGGAGAGCAGGTTGGACAGGAGGCTCTGCACGTCCCTGGATTGGCCGGCCCAGTACCTGGTGACCGCCGCGGCGCGGCCCCCGACCCCGGGGATGTTGGGGGCGGCGCTTTGCGCCGCCCCCTCCTCTACCATGCCCACGGCCTCCTCGGAGTAGCCCTCCACCCCTTCCAGGGACATGGACCCCACGGCTATGTGGTTGCTGAGGTAGGACTCTTTGGTGTAGTAGGTGGCCATTTTGCGCCTGAATCCCTCGTCTATGAACCCCGTGATGATGGGGCCAATTCCCGCGACACCGTCTATGTTTTCAGGGTTGGTTCTGAGGCTGTACTCTAGAAACCTTTCCTTGTTTAAGCATTGAAAGAAAGACAGGTAAATGTAGTGTATGAGGTCCGTGTTGGACAACATCAGTTGACCCCTGAACGCGTTGACCGCCTCGTCCACGGCGCCGGATTCAAAATCGTCTCGCGCCAGTTTCTTGGCCACGTAGGCCGAAAACTCTGGCACGCGGCCCAGCCACGCCGAGGTACCCAGCATGCCGGAGAGGTCCGAGAAGGTGTTGACCGCGGCCAGCTGCCTGCCGCCGCCCCCCGAGCCGTCAAACAGCCTGGACAGGTGACTCAGGGTGTCCACGGTGCACTCGTGGCTCTCGAAAAAATAACAGCAGCTGACCAGCACAAACTGGGCCTCCGTGCACCCAAAGGTGGAGATCATCCAGTAGGGCGAGGCCGTGATCTTAAAAGTTTTGCGCACCGCGGCCACAAATTTGGCCCTGAACCAAAAGATGGTACTCTTGAGGTCCGCGTGCGCGCCCTCCCCGCCGCCGCCCCCCGCCGCCTTTTTGTTTGCGCACGTCAGCACGCTGAGGAGGGGCTTAAAGTATCTCTTGACCGCCTTGTGGTTGATGTTTTTCTGTATGTACCTCACCTGAATGGGTCTGCCCTGAAATAAAAATGCCGCGGCCCGGGCGGCCTCGCACCTAAACTGAATCACGGGCAGGCATTTATCCGCGCCCCACGGCCTCTTGGCCGGTAGGCATAGAGTTAGCAACACCTCCCCGTCGCCAATATTATAAGAGTAGCAGTTGTGGCCCAGGCAAAATACCACCCCGTCGCTGTCCGTGTTGGTGAGGACGTCTGTGAGAATCTCGGCCGCGTCGCCGTCCGTGCCGCACAGGACCCTGTATTCAGAGAGCCGCCCCTCCTCCTCCTCCCCCCGCCGCCGCGATGTCCTCTCGCTGGCTTCAGTGGACGTGCTGCGGGCTGTGGCCATTTGGCAAGTCCAGCAAACAGTACCACCAGATCATAAACGTCTATGAGGACGACGCGGAGAGGATGCGGGCCGAGATCGATATGGGCTTGCCCCCGGGGGTCTCTGTGGGGGACCTGATTCAAAACAGACAGAGCGAGGAGGCGCTCAGGCAGGCGCATCTGCTGGCCCTGCAGTCCAACGATATCACGGACTACCTACGGAGGTTTGACGCGGTCAGGGTGCCCGAGAGCTGCCAATCTATCGTGCAGGCTCAGATTGCCAAACTCAAGTCGGTGCAGCAGATTATCTGGAACACCATGATTTCTATGGCCGTGGGCAACGTGACCATTGATGACTCAACATTAAAGACTCTGTTGAATAAGCAGGCCGGGGAATCTATGGCCCTGCTGGAGATGGAGAAGCTGGCCACCGCCCTCAAGATGGACACCTCCACGGACTGGGCGCAGAATATCGCCGCCGTGGTCACCGCGCCGGTCACCGCGGCCCCTAGACTCGTGTGCGAGAGAATGGAGGAACAAGAGCAGCTAATGGAACCACTCTACGATGACCCCGAGGGCATGGAGATGGTGGAGCTGACCCCGGCCACCCCGTCCCCGTTTCCGTGCCGGGAGCGGGTGGCCGTTTTAGAGTCCTAAGGTATCGGGGGGGAAAATGTTTCAAACAAAATAAACAAACAAACTAGACAAACAAAATGAGTTGCTTTCAAAGATTCTTTTATTGGTTAAACAAGCGAGAAAAGCTGTGGGCTTCTCGGTCGGCTGCAAGCGGCTTTCAGAGAGGAAGCTTGAAAAAATGAGTCTCCTAGGAAACTGAGAAATTGAGAATCCGCAGGTTCCTCTTTTTGGTTATTCTTGAGGTAAGCGCAGAGTTTCGGGTGATGAGATTTAGTAAATTTGAAGAATTTGCCTGTTTGCCTCTGTCTCCCCCCAACCTCCCTTCCCCTTTGCTTTTTTTATCCCCCCCCCCCGGCTTCATCCTTCCTGCTCCCTCTCTTCCTATTCTATTTGCGCATCTTCCGTGCGAGCATCACCACATACCGGACGACCCGAAACCGCAGTCTCCTCTGGCCCTCCCTCTTGCCCCCTCCCCCGCATCGTCCCGGCACGTATCCCTCGTATCATCTCGGCAGGGCAGCGTCACCAGTGACCTGTACACGTCCGTCTGACAGTTTACAAAAGACACATTGGCCCAGTAAAACGCCGTTTTACCGTTTAGGGTCACCGAGGTGAAAAAGTTTCTCAGCCTGCGGGGAAAGTGCCTCTTGTGCACAAAGACCACCTGGCAGATCCTGGTACCGGCAGAGTACCGCAGGGTGTTGTCCGTGTAGTTGTAGACGTTAACAGTCAGGGGTCTGTGGGTCCACTTAGTCACGTCGATGACCACCCCCTGGGTGGCCAGCCCCGAGCGCCCAAAGACCACCGGCTTAAAGTACTTGGTGGTGGTGGGCACTTGGGCGTCGATGGTGACGGTGGTGCAGCTCTGGGGAAACACTAGCAGGTCTTCGCGCAGGCGCAGGTCGTAGCCGGCGTCCTCCGAGTACTGGGGCCTCTGTAGCAGGTTGCTCTCGTAGATGATGGGGGTGGAAAAGTAGAACGCAAACAGCGACACCTTGAGCTCCCCGGCAAACAGGGTGATGTTGTACTGGGTTGTGTTGAGCACAATCAGTTTTATCTCACCCCTATAGCCAGGATCTATCATGCCGGTGTGGCAAAACACCTTTTTATGGCTGCTGCCCGCCAATATATACCCCTGTCCCCCCGTGCCGCGAACTATCTTCAGCCCCAGGGGTATTACCGTCGCCACGTAGGGTCGGACGAGTATCGGGTAGAGGTTGGTGAACGCCACGCGCGAGCTCTCGGGGGCGGAGGTCTGCTCAAAAGACCGGGATTCAAATTCATAGTAAACTTCTTGCCTTTGTTTTCTGAGAGTCATTTCCGCCCGAGATACAGGCCCGGATATATAAGCGGGAGAATCTAGTTGGCCGAGCCCAGACACTGGGGTTTTTTTTGGCACAGCCGAGGTTGCAGCCCCGGTTACAGTGACTATGAAAAGCGAGGTGGCACTTTTTATCTGTGCCTGCATGCTGGCACTCGTTGACAGGGTCACATGTTCTAACAATGGGACAGCTACATCTGAATCTGTCAAATTTTACAGCTACGATTGCAGCGCTGACACATATGCACCCAAACTGACTAGTTTCTCAACCGTCTGGACTCTGCTGAATGTTTTGGTGATGACCATCGCATGTGTGATATACCTCATTTACATGTGCTTTAACAAGTTTGTAAACACTATGGCTGGAACTTAGGGCTATGTGGTTGACAGGTTGACAGGCTGTGAGTTTGGGAAATATTTAAGATGGGGGCGATGCGGGGGCTTTTTTAGTCGCTACCATGGCCTCGGGGGGTGGTGGTGGCGGGTCTAAACGGTGTCCCAAGAAACAGCCCTCTCCGGAAGAACTCGCCGATGAAGTGGCCAAACTCAGGCTGGAAAATAAAAAACTAAAGACTAAGCTAAAGGAGCAGGTTGGGGGCGAAGATGTGGTTTTAACTCAAGCTGCCAAGGAGGCAATGATAACTTCCGTGGCTTCCGGGCTCACTCGAGTTGCCGCAAAGAACATAGAGGACAGGGTGAGAAAAGAAACTGCTTCTGTTACTACTAAAAACGAATTTGAAGAAAAAATAAAAAATTTAAATTTTAGGGTACATCTTTCGTACGCCGACCTAGGGGGAAGGGCTTCTTCAGATACCTCTAAGGTGCGAACTAGGGGGCGATCGAGACACCGAAGCGAAAAAGAATAAAACCATACACAAATGTTTAATTCAAATCAATAAAAATTTTTATTAAGGAATTTTTTGGTACGCGTATCCTCTTGTATGTTCTGAGTGCGCTCCAACGCACAAGCAGATATTCCATAAAATGATTATAATCATGATTACAAAAAAAACCATAATGATGAGTACCCCGCTGCTGAAAAACCCAGTAACGTCAATAGGCCCCCAAGGAATAAAGCTCACAGGATTTTCTGGAGTTTTACCAGTCTCGGTAATAAAATGAACGCCCGGTGTAGAGGATGTAGTAGACATTGGTTGAGTAGTGGGCGTGGATGTTAAACATGTAGTTGTATTTTCTCCCCCCGTAGTGTTTGTAGTAGTACAATTTGTGGTGCTTAAAGGGGTAGTTACATTTGTGGTTGAGTTTGTAGTTACTGTAGGTGTAGAAGATTGAGATGTGTTGGACGCTGTAGTGCTAACAGGGCTGCTGCTTGCACTAGTTGTAGAAGAGGATGTTTCTATGCTTGTTGAGCTACTGGCTGAGCTTCCAACTGTAGAGCTGACAGTGGAAGAGGTACTGGCTGTAGAGCTAGAAGTTGAAGATCCACTAGTACTGCCTGTAGAGCTAGAAGCTGAAGAGCTACTGGAGCTATTTGATGAAGTTGTAGCTACAGTTGTTTGATTTGCTTGCGTAAAAGTGTATTGTTTAGAAAAAGCCAATAAAAATCCAAAAACCCAAACAACCCTCATTTTGTTGTATTAATAACCGCCTCCTGCTTAGTACCCCCACACAAGCAATACCTTGGAGTGTCGCAGTAGTAGGCTGACCAAGGCTCTTCAGTGTAAAATCCTATATAGGCGCAGTATGAGGATGGAAACAAGTCATACACGCTGGTTACATTTAAATTATCAAGGTCTACCCAGTAATTTAAACCTGATTTAAATATACCCACCCAATAAGTATCTGTTGCATTTATATTTTGCCTCACTACATTTATATGGGTTATAGGATTTATGAGATAGTAGCAAGGGCTGTACTGCTTACAATATTGCAAACAGCCCACAAAAGTGTGTTTTATTTTAGATAAATAATAACATTTTGTTCCTTGTGTAATAGTGGCGTTGTGAGTATTGCAGTACTGGCTCACATTACAAGTGTGTGAGTAAGAGGAAAAGTTGTTGCCTTTTAAAAATACTTGAGAGGGCAAGGGTACCGACCCGTTACTCTCATCCATAAAAAAATGCAAGTTTGTAAAATTTACAGTGTAGTTGTCCTGATACGGAGTTATATCAGAGTGTTTTGAGACGTGCACAGTGGGGATGATCACATTGCTCAGCAGCTTGATGATGCTGGCAACCAGCAAGCTCAACGAGGTGATGAAAGCTATTACAAGTAACGAGCAAACCACGATGCTCCAAAAGCTTATATTTCTAGCCATGGCTGCTCTTGGAGGGAGAGCTGCTATATATCTCTGTAAAATCTTTTGACTTAAGCCCCCTCCCATTTATCCATTGCCCAACGCCCACTCTTAAATAAATATTTTAGTACCCTTACCCTTAATTTCTAAAATGGGACACATGGGGGTAAACTTTAGAAACTCACAGGACAACCTTGTAGATTCTCAAAAGTAAACTTTATTGCAGAAATTTTAAAATAAAAAATCTATTAAAAAACAAGGTACAAACCTTTGTCATGGCGCCAGAGCCTCACTTAAAGAGCGACCTCCTCAGGTGCATGTTGTGTATGGAAAAGATGTCCATATCGTCCGCGGCGTCACCAGAGGGGCTGCGATCGCTCTGCGAGCTGGTGTGAGGCCGCGGTGAGGCGCGGGACTCGGGCTCGGCCTGCGGAGAGGCGGCCGAGGTGGAGGAGGAGGCGGAGGCGGGGGATGACGAGGCTTCGGCCCGCTGCCCGTTCTCGCCGCTGTACAGGTTGCATAAAATCTCCTCCAGGATCTCCTGGTCGTCGTCTCTGGTGGTCAGGTTGAGGGGACCCTCCTGCTCCTCCTCCTCCTCTACCTCATCAGGTTCAGACTCTGGGGTCTGAGGCTGGGGCGGCTGATGAGGCTGAGGAGCCTGCACCTGCGCCATGGCGGGCTGGTAGTGTATGACCGTGGTGGGCACGCGCGTCTCCTGCGCCACGGGCTCCTGGATGGGCCAGACGCACTGCTGAAGCTGGGACATGTCAAAGGCGTTCACCCCGGTCACGGGTTGCTGCAGGACGCTCTGCAGCACGGCGTTGCTGATGACCGGTATGTGAGAGGCGTCTCCCGCGAGCTGATTGGCGGGCCCCATAAAGTACACCGCCCCCTGTTGCAGCACCTGCACCGGCTGGGCGGAGGGCGATTGGGAGGCGCTCTGGAAAAACTGCCTGGGCCTCTGCACACTCGCCGCGTGGTGGCGCTGGCGCCTGAGCGCCTCTTCCTCGTCCTCGCCCTGCACTTGCTGGTGCTTTCTCTTGCTGGTGGCCTTTCGCGGCCGCTGAAAGAAATTTTGCACCTCTCCCGCGCCGGCCTCGGAAGATGTAGAGGATGAGGTAGCGGGACACGCCGAGACAGCCGGCGCCGGCACGTAGGTAGCCGCGGCCGTGACGCTCCGGCTGCACCCGGGACCGCCCCCTCCCAGAGGTAGGATGGTCGTCGGGGTTATGGAGCTACTTTCGCTGTTGCTAAAATAGCCCACAACTCTAGGCACCGCCGGCGCGGGCAAAAAGTACTGCAGACCGCTGGGGCCCTCCAGGGCGCTCTCGGCCTGGATCTGGAATCCTCCCGCGTGCGCGACGGCCGCGGGGTAGACGGGCATAGGCTGAAGCTGCTGCTGCTGCTGCGGCTGCTGCGGGTGGGGCTGCTGTTGTTGCAGCTGCTGGGGCTGGGGCAGGTACCTGGGCTCGGTGTTTTTAATCTGCACGCCCACTCCCTGGAACCTCTTGATGTAGGCAAAAAAGTCAGAGGCCAAAAACTCCTCGGGGCACTGCAAAAAGAGGCTCACGTCCCCGATGTCGGCCCTGATGATGCCCTCCCCGTTAAAGTCCACCAGCAGCGCCTCGGGGATGGGGAAGAGGGGCTGCCCGCTGGCGCAAAAGATGCCCGCGTGCGGGGTCCTCTTTTTGAGCTTCTGCATGTTCAGGGACTTGAGGTCCCTAATCTTTTGTTTGTGGACCACGTCTAGGATGTTGATGATGTTTTGGACCCTGCACGGCGGGTAGGTGAGCTTAAAGAAGGCTTGCTGCTTGGGGGTGATGAGCTCATTGGCCCTCAGGGCGTTCATGCAGGCAAAGATCTCCTGCACTATGGTCATAAACGCGCGCCTGCCCCCCGACAGGGTCTTCCAGGACATGACGCAGCGGTTTCTGAGGTTGAGTTGGAACTTGAACATGTGCTGGCAGAGGTCGTAGGGCATGGTTATGCCCGAGCACAGGGCCGTGGAGAAGAACCTGTCCGTGCACACCAGCAGCCTCTCCGTGTGAAACTTGAGAAACTGCTGCGCCATGAGCGCGCACGGGTTCTCGTTTGCACACTCGGCAGACTGTTTGTTTTTGTAATTTCTAAACAGGTTCCATAGGTTAAACAGGTTACACTCCAACAGAAAGCCGGCCATGGCGTTGTACGCCTTCATTTCTTGTTCCAATGAAAGGCATACCTCGTACATAAACTTCATAAATTCATCCCCCCCTTTGGCATTAATTAAACACTCGTGATAAAGTGTAATTAGTTGCAGCGTCTTCTCCTTGAACGCCTTCGAGCAGCCCACAAACTGCTCTATGCAGAAGGCTTTTGGGGGCTTTATCTCGGGCTAGAGAGAAAAGAAAGAAAGAGAGAGCGGGATAAAAGTTTGATAAAACAAGAGAGATGGCATTCACTATCCCCCAAAAAACGGTGCGCGGTACCCTGCACGACTACCACATTCCCAACGAGGCCGCCGTCCTGACAGAGTACAGGTCCATCTCCGTGACGGACCCCCGCCAGCCCTTTCTCTCCAAGCCAAAGACCTGCGTGGAAAGGTCCGTATTTTTACTAGAGATATGTAAATCTCTCTTTATCAACAAGCAGCAGGAATTACACATCTTGCAGATGATCACAAACAACATCTGCTATTTTTTAAGGCAGTTGTGGGAGGTGACGAGGGGGTGCGAGGATTCCCTACACGAGCTCATAGTGGAGACTCAGAGGTACTCGCCTCGCCTATCCCATTGGATAGGCGCGCGGCTGCTCGCCCTCCTCAAAAAGAGGTACCCGGAGCACGCCCCGTCTAAGCTGTTGGAGGGTCTCACGGAGGAGTCCATCACCGTGTGGTGCAGATACCACATGACCCGCGTGCAGGACGAGGTGAATATACTGGGTGGGTTTTTGGAAAATTCTGGCGCCGTCTACTCCCTCTCTAAATTCTCCTCCGTGGCCGCCCAGCTGCTCGCTCAGCAGACCGCCCTGCCGCGGCAGCGCGACCCCGCGTTCAACGCACCCTACAACCTGGCCGTGTTTTGGGTGGGAGTTCTCAAAAAATTTGAGAGGGTGTTTGGCGGGAGGGAGGTGGACGACCACCTCATTTGCTACACCACGGTGATCAAGTACGACGTGGCGGCCGCCTGCGAGGCGCTGAGGGGGGCAGGCGGCGAGCGCCCGGTCTCAGAGGGCACCCTGAGGCTGTTGGACTGGCTGACTTTCAAACTGCGGGAGTTTAACGTCAATTCCTGTGACTCACATGCATCGGAGCTTATCTCTTTGCTGCGCTCTCTAAAGTGGCAGCACTTGGTTTAAACTAGACAGTTTTTTTACCCCCCCGAGCGCGCGCCATCCTCTCCTCTATATGTGAACTGTAACTTTTAAGGTTTCCGATACATTCGCGTCCCCGGCGCCTTAAAAAATAATAAAAACCAAAAATTCCCATACCTGAAAGTCCTTGGGCTCCATGGTTTTCTTTTTTTTCACACCGCGTCCAGGCTAATAAAATAACTTCAATGCTGTTTGTACATAGTTATTGAAATGGTTTCAAGAGAGTACTGTGGTGCTTATGAAATGCAGAGCACAGCTGATGGGATGAGAGTTGCTGCAACAAGGGCATGACTCTTATTTCCTCTAACTGGTAAAACAGGCTGTCTGGCTTGCATAGTTTTTGGCTGACTGGGTATTTTTAGCTTTCCTCCTCACACGCACAGGTTTTGGAGGCTTGGCTGTGGGGTATGAGAAAGAACCCTGTATTTAAATGTCCCCAGGCTAGGGCAGGGTGCTTGGCTCTTGCTTGTAAGCACACAGTGTGTGTAACCATGGCTGCTGCCTGTGGCGGAGGTGGAGGGGATAAGAGGGGGGTCTCACACTCTGTACCCATCCACGGGCTCTCCCAGGATGATGTGGAAAAGTGGAAGTATGCGGTGGATAGTTTTCTGCTGCACGGCAAGACGGCAGAGACCGTAAGGAACTTGGCCAGGCTTTTTAAGGGGGACAAGGGCTACGGGATGCTGGCCTCTCTGGTGGTCCTGCAGTCCACCTTTGGAAACTCTTCAAAATTTAAACACAAACTTTCTGTTATGGAGGTTATCTTGTTTTCTAAAAAGGTGGCAATGTCTCTGTACAACAGGCTTAAAGACCAGAAACACGAAAGCAAGCTAGAGGAGGTATTTTTAGACTGTAAACAGAGGCTGGCGGTGCTGCTGGAGGAGGAGTGCGGGTGCGTGGACTGCCAGAGGCTGGTGTCGGTGCTGATGAGGGCGAGCCAGTTTATGAGGCCCCCCAATCTAAACCCCCACCACAAGCACTCCCAGGCGGCCACCATGCTGACCTGGATCTACAACCAGGTGGTGCTCAACCTGAACGTGGCCATCCTGGAGGAGCAGATAGAGGTGCTGTTTCTCGGGCCCGAGGAGTTTGCAGACTTTAGCCAGGACATGAGGGACGAGTTGTCCCTGCTGACTTCGTGCCTCTACTTTTGCTGGCTTTACTTTATATTGCATTACTACGTGCACATGGAGCTAAACATTATTCAGGAGCACATAGGAGATGTGTGTCAGAATTTGGGCTTGCCCAGCGTCAACTCCCTGGGCCAGGTCCAGAGGCTCGCGGGGAGTTTGCCATCTCGCTTGTTGAGCAGAGAGAGTTTCCTCCACGAAGTGCCTCGTGACATGGTTCACTATGACCCTCTAGCCGAGCTTTACAGTCATATGACTAGGGAATACACCCTCACCCCGCAGACACTCTCCAAGATCTCCAGGCTCGTTCCTAGGAAACCGAGCCGGGCTCAGCGGGAGGCCCTGGCGAGGCGGCTGAGGATAGGCCGGCTTTCCCATCGCCCCGCCCAGCCATCGCAACCCCCTCCTCACCATCCGCCCCGGAGTACCACCCAGCGACCGGATGAGGTAACCCCTCTTTCCGGCCGGATGAGCGGCTTATCCTTGTCGGAAGCGGCCCGTCCCCACGAGTCACACGCGTTTCCCGTGGGGGAATCTGGCTTGGAAGTTGAGGAGGAAGAAGAGGAGGAATTTGAGTTACAGATTTCAGATGATGAGGAAGAAGGCGAGGGGAACGATGACGAGGCCGAGGAGCCGGTGGATAATGAGGGGATAGGCGGCAAAGGGGGGACGGGCAAGGAGGAAGTGTGTCAGGGTGGCGGGGACGGTGATGAGGAAAACAGGGAGGAAACGGTGGAGGAAATTGAATTGGAGATTTCAGACTCTGATGACGATGAGGAAGGGGCATCTGAAAAACAGGACAAGTATGGGGAAGAGCAAGGGGCCGCCGGGGGTGACTCTGGGGACGAGGCTCCATTTTATGAGTTGAAAGAGTTTGAGCGGCTGCTCAGCGGCGGGGATAATAGGCCGGACGATGAGCCTGCTCGCGATGAGGGCGGCGGGGAGAAGGCCAGGCCCAAAAAATCCAAAAGATCCAAGATCCTCAGCAAATCCGGCTACTTTAGGGAGGAAATGTAGGTATCAGGTGAAAAGGAAAAGTTTTGAAATATATAAAGCTTATAAATTTTATTACCTTACCTGCAGTGCACTAACCCGCGCATGTAAAAATTTTTAGCCATGGGCTCCTTCGCGGCGAGGTATGTGGTGTTTGTGGTGATGATACTGGGGTGCGGGTTTCTATGGCAGACATGTTTGTGTGACGCCAATTGTACCAGCTGCTGTAACATTGTTCCCAGAGACGTCAGCTCGCTGCCCTCTGTGTTTGAGGTGACCAGTATTACCTTGAACCCCCCCGACAGGTGCAACAGAACCAACGTGGCTTTGTTTACTTACAATCTTAATAGCACCGATCATGCAAATCAGACCACCCTGTGTGGCAACGGGTTTAACCTAATGTCATTTTTACTGGCTCTTTTGCAACGCGTCACAGACAAGCTCCCTGACCTAGTTGACTTGGCTGCAAACATAACCGCCGCCAGGACAGACTACTCTCTAAACTTTACTGCTGTGAAGACCAACACCTCGGGATTGTACACAATTCCAGATAATGGAACGGTGGCTGCAGAAACATGTGTGGGCCCAACAGCAACAGCAGCAGCCTCAAGATGACCAAGCTCTCGAGGAAAAGATACCAATTAATAAGGCATGGCTGGGTTTTTTGCAGATGTCACCGTTTCTGCAAAAGAAGCTGTTGACCCTGTTGCAGACGGTGGCTAAGCTCAGGGCATCTACCGTGGTCTATCCTCCCGAGGAGAGGGTCTTTTCTTGGTCTTGGCTATGCAACCCTACGGATGTGAAGGTTATTATTTTAGGGCAAGACCCCTACCACGGGGGCCAGGCCACGGGACTGGCCTTTAGTGTGTCAAAGGGCGTCGCGATCCCGCCCAGTTTGCGAAACATCTTCTTGGAAGTAGCAGCATGTGACTCAGAGTTTGCGGTTCCCCGCCACGGTTGCTTAGACAGCTGGGCGAAACAGGGAGTTTTATTATTAAACACTATACTTACAGTCGAAAAGGGGAAGCCTGGCTCGCACGGTGATTTGGGGTGGACCTGGTTTACCAACTATATCATCAGCTGCCTCTCAAATCAGCTTGACCATTGTGTGTTTATGCTCTGGGGGTCAAAGGCTATTGAAAAGGCTAACCTTATAAACACCTCTAAGCACTTGGTACTTAAGAGCCAGCATCCTTCCCCTCTGGCCGCCAGGAGCAACAGACCTTCCCAGTGGCCAAAGTTTTTGGGCTGCGGTCACTTTAGGGCGGCCAACGAGTACTTGGGACAGCACGGCAAGTGTCCGGTCGACTGGAACCTGGACTGACTAGCCGGGGACGGGGGAGAGATGTCTATGTTTTTGAAAAAACTAAAGAAATCTAGGGGGGGCGATGAGAAAAAAAGGGAGGAACAACAGGGGGAGCAGCAGCGGCAGCGGCAGCAGCAGCAGCGGCCGCCCAAGTCGCCCACCCCACGCATGACCAACGACCCCGGGGCCCCAAGGTTAAAGCAGGCCACCTATTTTCAGTTCCCCAGCTCGGCCATCAGAGAGCAGATTAAGGTGACCAAAGAGTCCGGGGATTTAGATGATGTTTTTTTTCCGGACGAGACGCAGTGCAAGCGGTCGTCCAAGGTTCCTTTTGTGGGCGAGTCGGACAGCGGCTCGGAGGAGGAAGAGGAAGAGGAAGAGGACGATGACGAGGAGACGCTCAACTCTGAGGACACAACCACCTCAGAGAGCAGCTCGAGCAGCGATAGCGATGAGGATTTTGAATTGCCCTTTACAAAAAGGGGTGGGATAAAAATTCCAGATTACAGGTCGCGTTCCAACGACACCATCTCCTCCTCGAGCAGCGGCAGCAGCAGCGACAGCGACAGCGACCGCAGCACCCCGGAGCCAGAGGTTTTAAAAGCGGTTAAGAGGGCCTCTGGCCGCGGCGGTTCCTCTTCCTCTAAAACCGCAGCGCCCTCGCCGGGCAAGGGGAAAATCCCCGTCATTAATTTAATTTCTTCTGAAGAGTCTGAGGGGGAGGGCCCCTCTTCTAGCGCCGGCGCCTCTAAAAAGAGAAAGCGCGCCTCTAGCGGTTCTGTTTCTGGGCGCAAACACCCCAAGCCTATAGTCATATCCAGCGGGTCTGAAAGCGAGAGCGAGGATGAGGGTGAAGGCGGGTATGAGCATAGAGATGATGCGTTGGTTATACTGTCGCAAGAGTCTTGGGAGCACTATATGGCGACGACTCCCCCCGTGACCGGCAACCCAGAATACAACTGGCCTTGGATGTGAAGATCTTTACACTGTTTATTATTTTTTTATTTACAAATAAATAAAAATGAAACGCTTTAAACATTTTTGTGTGTCTCGCGCTGAATCTTTATTCAATAAACAAGGATGGTGTTGGGGTTGTTGAGAGCTTGAACTATGTACTTGGAAGTTCTGCCGTCCTCTTCGCGGTGGTCTTCTTGCAGGTTTTTGAGAGGGTTGCAGTCTATGACCATGTGCCTGGGGTCCGTGGCCCTGGAGATGGCCACGTACACGTGGCTCTTTCTCACAAACTTGCTGTTGCCGAAGCACACGGCCACCCGGCTCAGGGACATGCCCTGGGCCTTGGCGATGGTCATGGCCAGCTTGGAGCTTATCCCGTAGTCGCCCGCGGTGCATATGTGAATCAGGTCGCCGTTCTCCATGACCTCTGTCATCTTATTCACGTTGTTTTCCAGACAGCCCACAAAACCCAGGGGGTCCTCGACGACCACCACGGGCATCTTGCCGCGCAAGTCCCTGCTCAGCTCGGCCTGCCCGAACCTGCCAAAGTTGACGGGCAAAAAGGTGTAGCCCTTGAGCCTGTAGGTGTCCACGTTGGACGCGTAGCCCAGGAGCCCGTGGAGCCTGTCCGAGGTGGAGGTAAAGTCCACGCCGTTTTGAATCATCATGTTTATTGTAAAGGTCTGAAAGGGGCGCCCGGCAAACTCGGGCCCAAAGCACGCCGTGGCCAGGGCGAGGCGCTGCAGGAACACGGACTTGAGGGAGGAGTAAAAAGAGATGAGGGTGGACAGGGACGCGGAGGAGGCCGAGGGGGGCGAGGCGGTCACGTGATAAAACACGTCGCTCTCGGGCTCCAGCGCGGCCTCCTCGCACGTGTCCAGGGCCTCCTCTAAAGAGCCCAGACGCGAGAGGTTGGGCGGCACGGGCAAAGCCCTGAGCCTCTCCAGGTAGGCCTCGTCCCCGGCGTCCAGCCCGTGCCTGTGAAAGGCGTACATGCCGTTGTAGAGCAGGGTGTTGAGGAAGCTGTACACGTACTCGGGCTGGTCGTGGGAGTGGGTGTCTATGAACGTCTCGTTGTCCAGGACGGTCTTGAAGCGCTCAAAGGTGCCCATGAACCCGCAGATGCACTTTTTGGCCTTGCCGTTCAGGGACACGTAGCTGTTTTTCACGTACTTGACCAGGTAGGTGACCTTGGTGGACTCCTCGGCGGTCTCTATGTTGACCGCGCACAGGTCCTGGTCTATAAACTGGGAGTAGTTGCTGAGCCTGCACAGGTTCTTTTGCAGCCACTCGGTGACCGTGAGCCCGGGCAGGTTCACCGCCTCCTTGTACTCGGCGAAGGTCTTGGCAAAGACCTCGCAGACCACGGGGCAGGTAAAGAGCCTGGCGTCCTCCTCCTCCTCCCCCGCCTGGCCGCCTCTAGCGCCTCTCGCGCCGCCATCGCCCCCGCGGTGGTGGTGGTGGTTGTTGTTGAGGGACAGGGCCTCGTGCAGGGCCGAGAGGTAGGCCTTCACCTCCCTGTGGGAGATGAACAGCCTGGTCCAGCCCACGTACTCGAGGGGGTTGAGGATCTTGCTCTTGGGCACCACGAACCTGTCTATGTAGTCCACCATGCGGGGGCTTATGTCCAGGTTGTACTCTAGGGTCTTTAGGAGGTGCCCAAACTCGGGGTCCGTGCACCGCTTGTTGTTTATGAATAGAGCCCAATTGTGGTTGAGGTCTACGTAGCGCGCCACCGCGTGGTGCTTCATGAGAAATGTAAGTATGTTGTCGCACTCTGAGATCTGGTGCTTTTGCGCCGAGTGGTCGTAGGTGGACTGGATGGCGTCGGTTTGGGTGGGCGAGCCCACGCACACCACGCAGGGCACGGCCCCGCTCTTGTAGAGCGGGGTCTGCAGCCAGCTGTTGTAAAACCAGTAGAGGAAGACCACCGCGGTCAGGATGTGGGAGGACAGGGTGCCCGCCTCGTCAATGACTATGATGTTGGTGGTCCACAGGGAGGGGACGCCCATCTTGGCCAGGGCCCTAAAGGCCGAGCCCGACAGGCGCTCGTACTGGCCCCACTGCCTTTTTTTTGTAAACTCCTCCAAGATATCGGCTATCACGGGCCAGTACTTGCACAGCTCGTTTCTCTGAACCCCCTCCATGTCCGCCCCGGTGGGCGTGTTTTTGACCCGCCGCGGCAATATATTTATGTGCCTGCTCTTAAACCCGAAGGCGCCGTAGATGGTGGGGCAGAAGGTCTTTAGCCCGTTGGACAGATTCTGAGCGGCCACGGTCGTGGCCCCGGTTATCAGGCAGTTGAGGCTCTGGTACAGGGCCGAGATACTGGTGCTCTTACCCGCCCCCGCCGTGCCCGTAATCAGAAAAGTGGTAAAGGGGAGAAAGGGGCCCTCCGCGTCCTCGGGGTCAAACTGAGAGTCGAACCAGCTCATCTCGGGCGGCGGCTGCACGGTCTTGGCCGCCAGCCCCCTGATCCTGCTCACTATCTGCCTGACCTTAGAGTCAGAGGTCATATTCAGGATGAACCCCGAGCTCGGCTCCTCCATAATTATGGTGCACCCCAGCAGGTTCTCTGTCCCCCTCTTTGAGATACTGCAGGGCAAGTACTCCTACGTCAAGGGGCAGACCCTCCACTCCAGCCTCAGAAACCCCGGGGTCTTTTCGCGGCAGCTGTTTGTGCACCTGTACAAGAGGTCCCTGTCCAGGTGCACCTACGACGAGGTCCTCTCGGACTGGCAGCTGTTTGAGGAGGGGATACGGTCTAGGTGGAGGGGCTCGCGTACCGAGAGCGGGGCCTTCAAGACCTCCACCTTCCAGTCTTGGGTGGACACCGTAAAGATGACCCTGGATCAGCTCCTGCTAAACAACATCTACCACATACTTCACACCAGAACTAATCTGTCCTATGAGAGGTATGTGGACTGGGTGGTGGCCGTGGGGCTAGTTCCTCTTTTCGTGTCTCAGCCAGACAGGGCTCTTATGAAAAGCATCACTTCCAAATTTAGCGCCCTCTCCGCCGGCCTGGGCCTGGACAAGTACAAAACGATGAAAACGGTGCTTATGACCTTTAAGCAGGAACTCACCAGCGTGCTGGAAACCATAACCTCAATTTACATACCAGATTTCTCAGAGGTGCAGCTGTATTTTGACTGCGCCACCACTAGGTACTATGGAGTTTATCAAGATAAAAAAATAAACGTGGAGGTGATCAACAGGCCCATCATCTATGGCGGGACGGTCACCTTTGACAGCCCCGTGCAGAGGCTGTTTAACACGGTCATGTCCTGTCACCGGACGGCCGAGCACGCCAAGCTGTGTCAGCTGCTCAATACCGCCCCCATGAAGGCTATAGTGGGAACCAACTCCAATAACCTGTACAAGGACATCCTGGAGCACCTAGATAAGTCCTCCCAAAAGAGCGACCCCAAAAAGGAGATGCTCCAGCTGCTGATAAAGCTGGCAGAGAACAAGACCGTGAGCGGCATCACGGACGTGGTGGAGGACTTTGTGACTGACGTGTCTCAGAACATAGTGGACAGAAACAAGCTGTTTGGGGGGCCCGGGGGCGCGGCCGAGTCCACCGCCCAGGGGCTAAAGAAGCACGTCTCGGGCACGGTGTTTAAGTGCCTCACCAACCAGATAAACGAGCAGTTTGACACCATAGACAAGCTGGTGAAGGAGAGGGAGATGATCATTAAAAAAGTAAACACCCTAGAGACGCACCTTCACCAGTGCAGGGTGGAGGACAAAAAGGCAGGCTTCGCAGGCTGGGGAGGGGGTGGCGGAAGCGGCGGGGCAAACAACCTGCTGATCGCAGACACCCTAAAGTCCCTCATTAACATCCACGACTCCAACCTCAGCCTGCAAAGCTCTTCGGTAAACAGAGGAGAGTCCGTGCACAATAGCTTTTTGAGCCAGTACGTGCCGCCGTTTAGGGAGCTGAGTCAGGACCTCACCTCTCTGTGGGAGAGCGAGGTCTTTGAGACATTCAAGTTGACCCCTGTGATTGACAACCAGGGCCAGAGGCTGTACGTCAAGTACTCGCAGGACACGGTCTCTGTGCTCTTGGGGCCATTCACCTATGTTATAGCCAAGATGTATGAGATGGAGCTCATTACGGACGTCCACTCGTCTCTCAGTTTGAATGAGATAGCGGACGGGTTATATAAGAGCAGCAGGCTATATGTATACATGCAGGACGTGGGGGCAAAGTACAACCCCGAGGCTCTACAGCTCCAAGAGTCAGGCACCGCTGACGCGGGCACCTCGCGTCCCCTCAAGGCGCCTGAGCAGACGCCCGTGACCCCCTTTCTCTTTCCAGCCTTCCAAGGCCAGCATGGATACCCTTAAGCTTTTTACCGGGGTCCCCAAGAAAGAGTATCCCACCACCGCCAAGACGGTGACCCCCATGTACCCCAACCCCATGGTGGCCAGGATGGTGCTGGAGGTGAACAGCTGCGAGAACCTGTGCGTGGCCTGCAACTCCCCGGACCTGCTCAAGGACGGGGCGCTGAGCGTGAGCCAGCTGCTGGAGTACGTCAAACAGAAGCTGGTCTCTGACACCTTTGTGGGCTTCGCCATGGCCTGCCTGCTGGACTGCGAGGACCTGGTTGACAGCATCAACCTGCTCCCGCACGTGTTTGAAAGGAGGGTCTTTGTGTACAGACCCTCCAACTCTTATGTGCTGGAGCTGTGCGTCCTCGCCTCCATGCTGGAGAACCGCGACTCTTACACCAAGCTCTTTGTGGACAGCCTGCTCGGCCGGGCCAGGTTCGTCTACTCCAAGAACCCCTGCATAGACGCGTGCTTTTTGCTCCACAGCATAGAGACCCTGGCCTCCACGGTCATGGACTACTACAAGCTGGACCCCCATGGGTCGCGGGCCCGCTACCCCAGCCTCATGATGTACAAGCTTCACGCGGCCATAGAAGGGGGGAGCGTAGAGAGCAAGGGTCTGCTGCGGCCCATCTACCACGAGTCTTACAAGCTGTACTCGGACCCCGACGCGAGCTTCGACGAAGACTGCGAAGAAGAGGCGGGAGACGGGCGTGTTACGTTCAACATGTTTTATTGTGACACCATCTTTACAAAGCACCTGCGATCCGAGGCGGTGGTGAAGACCTTTAAGGCGCGCTGTCTGGAGGGCTGTCCGAGGCCCAACATTCTCTCATAATAAACTCAAAATTGATTCTAGCTCCTCTAGCCCCCGGTGTGTTTGGTTTCTGCCCTCGCTTCCCCCACCCTCGCCTCGCCCGCCACCGCCGCCGTCGGGCAGCGCGGCGCAGACGCAGCTCAGCGTCTCTGACAGGTAGGCCATAAAGTCAACATCTAGGGGCACGGTGAGCGCCTCGTGCCAGCACACGCACCCGCCGTCTTTCACCAGCAAGTACTGGGCGGGACTCAGGCAGTCTAGGGGCAGGGGCGGTCGGGAGGCGGGACGGCTACCTAGCATCCCTCGCTCCACCAGCCAGTACCCGACATCGTACCTGTTTCTGTGGTACGTCGGGACCAGCGCCCTCAGGATGCCCAATGGGTCAGCGGGCTCCTCGGTCAGGGTCAGGCACAGGGCCGCTGTCAGCGAGCCCCGCCAGGACGAGCGCTGTCTATCCTCGAGCTCGGGGAGGTCGGAGGTCTTACCCACCAGCAGCTGGTCCTCCTTCCACAGTAGAAAGACTGACGCCGCCTCGCGGCCGTAGTGAGAAATGACACCCGCTCCTGCAGCGGGCAGCGCGTCCCCTAAACTCGCCCTCAGGTCGCTCTCTAGCGCCTCCTGCAATAAAAAAACACATAAAAAAATAAACCCTCGCCTTTATCGCGCGCGCCCCAGCCCTCGCTCCCCTTTATCTCTCAAAAACAGCCGAGAGAGAGTTTTGGGTTTACAAGAAATTTTATTTGTTGTTGTGTGTGTTTTTTTTACCTCTGAGGGGAGCTCCGTCTCGGCCGAGACCAGAAGCAGCCTGCTCTTGTGAATGGCGGCCCACACGAAGCCCGCCCCGCTGGCCCACATCACGGCCCTGGTCAGCAGACGGTTGTAGGCGGACGTCGCGGCGGCCACCAGGTCCCGGGACCCAAACTCGGCCACCCAGGCCAAAAAGGTCACCGCGTCCTCGGGGTAGGCGTTCAGCAGGGCGCAGACGGCCGGGGCCATGTCCAAGGTCAGTAGGGCGTGATCCCCGTCCACCCTGATTAGGTCGTACCTCTCGTCCTCGCACATCTCCCCGTTTAGCTCCACGGCCATCAGGGGCCAGCAGCTGCCGCCCGCCCCGCCGCCTCTACCCCCCCTCTCTCCCCTCAGCTTAGCCATCTCCGATCTCGAGAGCCTCGGGCACAGCACGCGGTCCCCCTCGGGCGACCTAAACAAGGAGGGATGGTGGAGCAGGATCCCGGCGTGAGGGCGATTGTCCCCGGCCAGCCAGCCCGCCGTAATCTTTCTCATGGGCGTAAAGAGCACCCTAAAGAAGGGGAACCCGGGAAAGTAGGGCGGAAAGCGCGCCCCCTCGCGGCACGCAGCTGGAAACACATAGAGACGGGCGGGTGGGAGCCCCTCAAAGCCCAGCGTCATCTTGGCCAGCAGGGCCCTAAAGAAGCCCGTCAGGCAGCAGTTCCACAGGGACTCGGGGTTGGCCCACATGACCTCAAACTCGGGGAGCACGACCCTCAGCTTGAAGCTGCGCCCCCTCCAGGCCACCTGGCAATCTACGGGCTTAAACAGGTCCGTGATCAGGAGGCGCGACACTCGCTTTCGCTTGTTTTTGGATAGCTCTCCAGCGAGGCCCTCCGCTTCGCCGTCTCCCTCAACCTCTCCCCCGTCTCCCTCGTCCGCGCACGGGCAGGAGTAGACTCCGCCCGCCGTCCTAATGACTATGTCCACCTCGGAGACGGACATGTTGTCCGTCATGTCCCGGAACCACAACAACGGCTTCTCTCTTTCAGACTCTGCCCGCTCGCCATGGCCCTCTCCTCCCGGCGCGGTGAGAAACTCCTGCCTGCTCTGCGAGTAAAAGTAAGCGTTTCTGAGACAGCTCTCGGGTGAGTAGCCGCCGCCCCCCTCATCATCTCGCCCCTTGACGCGCAGGCCCACCAGGACCTTGGAGGCGGCGTCCTCCTCAAACACAAACACCTCGCCCCCGCGCCGCCCCTCCAGGGCCGCGATCCACTCGTTGTGACCCCGGAGCTTCTGCTCCCAGAGGATGGTATGAGTTCCGCGCTCGAACGCGGACTCTTCCCCGGCCGCCGCCGCAGCCGCCGCCTCTTCCTCCCCCTCGGGGCCCACGAGCCACTTTTCATCACAAACCTCCTGTATGACAAAAACAAAATCCGAAGGCTTGCTTTTGTCGCACGGAGTATAAGAAACATACCATATCACCAGCTTGGCCTCTCTATAAACATTATAAAAAAAGACCCCCAGCGGCCTTCCCTCAGTCACCCTCACCGGCTGGAGATCCATCCTCGCAACAAGGAAAGGGGGAGAAAAGGGGGCCCGCTTAACCCAATATTTAAAAAGACATTACTGGTATCGCGAGGGAAGAGATACAACTTTTAGATTATTGCTACCGCCTATTTAAACTGCTTAAACCACGGGGCGGTTTCGCTCTGTGGTCAGGAGGGCCGCTAGTCATTGGATTCAGTGAGGGCTCTCTCTGCCCGCACTTATTTTTTTTATTTTTTTGGTGTGTGTGGCCCGGGGAGCGGCTAGGAGAAAAAAAAGAGGAAGTTGAAAAGAGGAACTAAGAAATTTTGAGGAGTGGGGATAGAGAGCGAGCGTGAGGGGGGATATTTGCTAAGCCGCTAATCATGAGGTCCTCCAAGAGCGACCTCTTTATCTACAAGACTTGGTTTAAGCTGCTGATTTTTTACTTTATCATGTTTGTGCTCTCGGCCACGGTGCCCATCGCGGCCTCCTTTCCCGGCCTCGGCTTTCCCTGCTACTTTAACGCCCTGGTCAACTACAGCGCCATCAACCTGACCGAGCGCAACGTGGCCAAACATCTCACCCCCACTCTGTTTTTAGAGGAGCCCGAGATGTTCACCTACATAACAGTCTCGTTCATCGTAGACTGCTGCTCGGCCATCTACTACTTTTTGGGGGCGCTGGCCATAGTCTTGGCCAAAAAGAAATTTGTCATCAGCCTCACCACCCTGTCCCAGTGGATCGCCATGGTGGGCACCCCCACCCTGATCCTCATAGGGATGTGGCGGCTGTGGACCATCCAGCTCTTTATCCAGACCCTCTCCTACAAGCACATCTACCTGGCCGCCTTCGTCTACCTCATCCACTTTATGTTTTCCTTTTTGCACACGCAGTTTTACATCTCCCGCAACAGCAGGCTGTGGGCCATCAAGACCCTCGAGCAGGGCATTCCCCCCAAGACCCTGCTCGAGACCGTGGTTTTTACCCTCAAGCCCGTGGTGGCCAACCTGGAGCTCTTTTGCCTGGCCATAGAGATGCTGGTGTTCTCCCTAAGCTTCCTGATGGCCATCGGCAACAGCTTCTACGTGCTGGTCTCGGACATAGTGTTTGGGGCCATCAACCTGTACCTGGTCCTGGTGCTCTTTTGGGTCCTGTTCACGGAGCTGTACCTGGTCAAGTACATGAAGATACACATGGGCTTTTACCTGGGGGTGCTGGTTGGGTGCGTGATTCTGATGCTGCCCACGTGGCGGTACGAGCACATCTTTGTGGCGGCCAAGCTGCACTCGGCGGTGCTGGTTAACATCGGCATGATTGTCCTCCTGTGTTTCCTAGCGGCCGTGGTGCGGCTCCTCAGACTCACCTGGTGCGCCTCCGTGCCCAGGGCCACCTACGCGCCCATCGCAATGACCAGACCCACGGCTAAACTCAAAACTAGAGTCAGGAGGGTGAGACTGCAGTCGCCCTCCGGTCCCGCCCTCATGGAGGGCGAGTCCGACGACGATGGAAACAGCACTCGGGGCGAATCTGAATCTGAAGAAGAGCTGTAAGTCTCAAGCACGCTAAGGTAAAAAAAATAAATAAATTTTTAAAAAATAAAAAATTCCAAACCAGAGAAATAAGTTTCAAGCGTCATTTTTATTTTATTTTCACAACACCCCACCCTTAGAGACTCTTGATTTTCGTACAGGATGAGGAGTGGTTTGAATCTTGCGTGCGGGCTCCTGCCCTTTGCCGGCGTCCCCAGAGGCCCCGTAGTCATCATCATCGTCCTCCTCCACCTCCATCTGAGGGTTCAGAAACACGCAGCGCTCGCCGGGCCCCTCGTCCTCGTCAAACATCTCAAACTCCTCCTGCACGTTGATGGGCTGCCCATCCACATCATTTATGGGGTCATGTCTCCGTCGGCAAATAGAGAGGAGGATACCCATGGCGGATGGCTAAACTCGTCCTCGGCCGACTGGTTCCAATACTGCGATGCCTTCTTGAGGCTCTCGGTGACGACGCAGTGGGGAATGTAGACGGGTGTAATGATGAGCAGCACGGGTATCTCGCAGGTGCTGTCCAGAGTCCCGCGACCGCCTATGCTACACTCTAGAGGATCAGAGTGGTTCCTCTTCCTAAAAAACCCAGATACCATAAACGTTTTGAGCGTCCCAAGCCCGGGTGAAGAGTGGTACTGGATGTAATTCTTAACCACTTTATATTGCAATAGAAGTTGATAAAAGTAACCGTGTTCGGGATTAATGAACACGTCAACATTAAATTTAGCTTTAATATCAATTTTGCCTTGGGTTTCGGAAGGATCGGAGAGCAGCAGCACCTGAGATGACGCATTCTGGTTTGCCCTCAGGCACTCGTAGAGCGACCTGTGCGCGGGCGTCAAATTTCTCTTTCTCTTTGGGCACAGGTCCCAGTCCCTGTCATAAGTCAGTAGAAAGTCATTCTTGCTGGGCAGCTTGCCCTGGGGCACGTACTCCACCGCGGGCCTGTTGATGCCGCTCAGAAACCTGATGAGGGTGGTCTTACATGGGTCATTATAGAGAGCCAGATATTTTTGATAAAGAGGGTCACACTCAATTTTGGAATAGTTATACTTGAACCTGCATTTTATTTCATAAATCTCAGCGTCGGGCTTAAAATTCAAAAGGTTATCCTCACCCACGCTCGCGTTGGCGCACATGTCCAGCGAGACACCAAAGATACCGTCCTTGGGACTCTGCAGAAAGCCCACGTCACACATCACCTGCTTCTTGGCGCACACAAACTCTCCCAGCAGGGTCTTTACCGCGTCCTCGCACCTCAGGCCAAAAGCCAGGGGGCTGAGGGGGTAGTAGTTGTTTACAATGGGCCAGGGCTGGAAGAGCTTCTTGCTGGAGTTTTGCTGGCGCACGGCGTGGTAAAACTTGGAAGAGGAGATGATGCCGTCCCTAAAGATCTCCCACAGGTTGTTGTCATACTGCCCCCTGGTGATGGCCTCAATGGCCAGCGAGATCCTGCACTTTACCTGGACCGACAGCTTCTCGCACACCCCGTACACCTCGCGCAGTTCGGCATCGTCGCCCTCTTCGTCATCGCCCCCGTCAGCGCCCGTCATCATAAACTCCCTAAAGATGGCCAACACCGTCTCATCCCCTATGTAATCCCCAATCCTGTTAAACAGGTAGTACACGTACACGTATCTCATGGCCGGCAGCTTCGCGATGGGGTTCCGCCTGCAAAATTCCCTAACCTTAAAGGCCTTTAGGAAATTTGAAAAGGTAAACTGCTCCAGCTTCAATTTTGTCTCCTCGGGCGACAGGCCGCTCAGCTCGTCAAGCAGAGGAACTTTGGAAAAAAAATCCATTTTTTGGTTTAAAAAACACAGGGTAACAATTAAACTACGTTTCCCTTCCGCAAGGAGAAAAGTAGTCTAAGCTGAGCAGGTTGATGAGGCAGTCTCGCAGATCCTCGCGACCCTCCAACACTTTGCTGTGGGGGTACAGGCTGCGAATATATCTGGCCTCCAGCTGCCCGCACCAATTTCTAAACCCCTCCCTCTCGGTCAGGGACAATTTTTCAGAGGCACACACCCCTCGGCTGTTTACCCCTATGGACAGGCACTCGCCCTCCACTCTCCAAAGACTAGTTAGATATTCCAGCAGCACCACCTTGGGAACCATACATTTTAGGAAGTACTGGGGCTGGAGTTCCGTCAGTGTGCATTTGGAGAAAAATCTGTCAGTGGGTTCCGCTTTTGTAACGTCCAAAATTTTTTCTATAACATACAATAAGCAGTAGGCTAAACAGGAAACGTCAATGACTTTTGCCATAGCCTGACAGATTGGAAATCGGTCAGTTTTCACTTCCTCCCAGTTGAGCGCCGCGGCGATTCTAAGGCATCTCAACAAAACGCACGCGGGCTTGTAGGCGTCCTTGCAAGCCATGAACGGGCCCCTGTCCACAAACATCTGATAGAGCGGAGTTCCTTCGCTCGAGACAAACGTCAGCCCAATCTGCGGGTTCGCGGTGTGGGGGGTTGCCAGTCCCATGTCGCCTAGCAACAGCTTCCCCAAGCAGCAGGTTTCGCTCTCGCTCTTTTTGACCAGAATATTGCACAGGCTTATGTCAGAGTGAAACAGGCCGCACTCCTCGTTCAAAAAGACCACCGCGTCCAGCAGACCCTCAAAGCCCTTAACCAGCGGGGTTATGCTGTTGGGACCCCAGGCGGAAACTTCATTCAGAGAACAGAGAAGTCTGGGGAAATAAATTTGTTTGCACGGGATGCAGGCGTCCACAAAGGGCATCAGGGCGTCGCTCTTTTCGGGGCAGCGGCTCCTCAGCCTCGCGACCTCAATCAGGTCGCAGACCATGAGCTCGTGGTAAAAGGACACGTCCGTGCCAAAGGTCTTTACGCACTCGTGCTTGGAGACGGCCTCCACCCTCCCGTACTCCCCCTTGCCCAGCGCCAGCCTAAACTTGGGGGTCCCGTGCCTGCACACGTTCCACCTGGCTGGGGGCTCCAGCGAGACCGAAAAGGGGGACACGTGCACGGCGCGCATGTGGTCCCGCTGGGCCACCAGCATCTCCAGCACGGTCCCGCAGCCCTCAGAGGGTGGTCTCAGCCGGTACCGACGGAAGGGTCTCTGCTCTCCACTCCGTGATGGTGTCTGCAACGTCATCATAGACAGCATTTCCCGCGCCTGCGTCATCCTGCGCCCCCTCTAAATTTTCCAAATCAAACTCAAAGTCCTCCCTGAGCTCGGTGACCGCCTCGCAGAGCTTCTCCGCCTCGGCCACGACCCTCCTGTCCAGCCTCTTTAGCAGGCGGCGCTCCTGGACCTTGCACTCCAGGGTCTGCTGCACAAACTCCAGGGACGCCCTGACCCGCTCCCTCTGGGAACAGGAATTAAAGGTCTTGACAGAGAGCCTGGTGTCGCCGTACTGCTTTTTAAAAATGGGGCTCGCGGGCCCGAACCTGTCAAAGAGCGAGACCGAGGTCCTCTTGTTCACCTCGGCCTCCAGCCCCCGGGCGATGAGGTCCCTCTGCTGATCTTTCCCGCTAGCGGTTGCCATCTGCAACCGCCAGGTCGTCCAGGATGAGACTTATATCGTAACAGGGATACAGCACCACGTCCCCCAGACTCAGACACCTCCTGGTTCCCGCGTCGCAAGTTATGTACTTTTTGCCCCAACCGCCAAGTATAATGCTAGCCCCCCGACCTCCTATCAAACCCCTACTCATCAGATTCTGCGCGTAGAGGCGGCAGGCCAGGCAGCGCCTGGAGACGTACGTCCCCGCGTCATCCACGTGCCTGAGCTTGCGCAAGGCCTCGGGGAAGCGCCCCGCGTCAAAGGGCACCTGGTCCAGGTTCACGTGCTCCCCGCCCCTAAACTCGCACCCGTACAGGAACCTCACGTACCTGCACAGGCCCGAGGCGAAGGAGACCGCGTCCTCGCCCGGCCTGTACATGGAGTTGGGCAGGAGCAGGGGTCCCGGGTGCCCGAACCTAGCCTCGTACAGGCACTCTGGGCCGTCGCAAAAGGACCTCTTCCCGTAAAAAAGAAGCCACATGAGTGGCAGGGGGTCCTCCAGCGCGACGCCCCGCCAGTTTTGGGGCTTGGCCAGCTCCGCGATGGCCTCCCTGACCATCTCGTCCTTGTTGATCTTTAGCGCCCTCTGCCAGCACCACGAGTCATAGACGGCGTAGTGCAGCGATTCCCCGGGGGCAGCCTCCTCTCTACCATTTTTGAGCTCAGTCCCATTTTCAGCCACCCCGTCCTCGGGGGGCCATCTCCCACCCTTTGCTTGTTTTTCCAATCCCCCACGAGACCCGCGCTCTCCCGCGACGACCTCCTCCCCCGCGAGCAGCTCCGCCTCCCCGGCGACCGTCGCCTCCTCGACCACCTCCCTATTATAAGCCCCCCGGCACCGGATCAGGGCCTCGAGACGCTCCAGCCTGGGCATGCGAATGTTATGAAAATCGCCCCCCGGAGAGGGCACGCGCGAGTCCCAGGGCCTGTTGTCATTGGGCATCACGTTGGCCACCAACAGAAAGCTGTTTATAGGCGTCTCAATCAGCTTAAACTGATCGGGCAGACTTTCGCACAGGCCCACCGCGAGGGACACGCTCTCGGCGTACCTCGCGCTCAGCTTCGCGTCCCCCGCGGCCGCCATAGCCGTCAGGTTAAACATGCTGCTGAGCGGCAAAAAAAAGATGCTGCTGGACAACTACGAGACCGCCGCGGCGCGCGGGCGAGGGGGCGACGAGCGCCGCCGCGGCTGGGCCTTTGACCGCCCAGCGATAGTGACCAAGAGGGACAAGTCAGACAGGATGGCGCACCCCTATATAGGCATCATCCCGAGGAGCAACGCGTACAGCGCGGTGCTAGACTCTTACTGCAAATCACTCAATCCAGTGTACGGGGACGGGGTCGCGCCGGCGCTGGGCAATGGCAGGGAGGTGGTCGCGAGCCCGGCGGGGGTGTGCGAGGAGTTGGCGCTCGCGGCGCGGCGCCTGTGCGCCGACCACCCCTTTAGCGACCCCGAGGCCCTGGTGGAGTTTGCCTCGGCCGTCATGACGCAGAGGACCTCGCGCGGGTGCCCCGTGTTCAGGGAGCTGCGCGGGTTCGTGGTGAACCTGGCCTCCTTCCTGAACCGGGGCTACTCTGTGAAATCAGACACCATCGAGCCGTTTCAAAAGCAGTTGATTTTACACACTTTTTATTTTTTAATTTCCATCAAAGCGCCGCAGGCGGCCAACACGCTCTTTGACGTCTTTAAGGAGTACTTTGGCCTCCAGGATATGGGGCGGGACATGCTGCAGACCTTTAAGCAAAAGTCCACCGTGTACCTCATCCCCCGGAGGCACGGCAAGACCTGGATAGTGGTGGCCATCATCGCCATGCTCCTCACGTCCGTGGAAAACGTCCACGTGGGCTACGTGGCCCACCAAAAGCACGTGGCCAACTCTGTCTTCACGGAGATAGTCAACACCATATACAGATGGTTTCCCGCCAAGAACGTCTACGTCAAAAAGGAAAACGGCGTCGTCATCTACACCGGCGGGGACGGCAGGAGGCCCAGCACCCTGATGTGCGCCACGTGCTTCAATAAGAACGTAAGCAATGCCTCTTTAAAATCTGGCACTCGTACATGGTGCACCTCGAGTAGAAGGTGGACATCTTGAGCAGGTTCCAGGCGCCGGCCTTGACCTCCACCACGTCTCCCGACCCCGTGACGCCAGAGAGCACGTCCTGAAGCTTGGCCGGTTTGGGCGTCGGGGAAAACTTGAGGTGCGTCACCTGCTGATGGCTCATCGGGCCAAACAGCAGAGAGAGGAGGCTTTTGTTACTGACCACGGGCACCAGGTCCTTCTCCAGGGCGGCGCAGGACAGGGTGCAGAGGCAGGTGCCCGAGCAGCCCTCGCTGCCCGGGTCCGTGTAGCCCCCGGCCACGTTGGCGTGTATCTTCATCCCGTAGCAGGGAACGCATTTCACGTCGTCGCAGTGCGTCAGCAGGGTCACAAACCTACTCAGGGTGGTGTGCTCGCTCATGGTGGGGCAGCACATGAGGTATTCCATAGACAGATAGTAGAGGTAAAAGGCCTCCCCGTCAAACCATACGCACTTTCCCACAGTGACAAAGTTCTTGCCCTCGATCGCAGACTCCACCTCCCCGGGCGCAATGTGAGTGGAGGTGTCCAGCATCTCCATCCTGCTCAACAGCTGCATGTTTTGGGGCGCCGAGACAGACGGCTCGGCGGGGATAGAGAATGGCATCTTGGGGTCTCCAAAGGGCCCAAAGTACAGCAGAAAAAAGCCGTGTGGGCCCGGGACCCTCTTGGTGAAGATGACCTCGGGGACGCAGGCCTCCATGAGCAGCCCGTTCACGTAAAAGGTGGCGCATATCCTGCGCCTTTTGGGCTTCATGACCAGAGCGGTCACGTTGATGGCGTGCGCGCCCCCGGGCCTACCTGGCCCCAAGGCTGGCTTAAACACGGGAGAAACGGCGGTGGTGGCCACGTAGATTTTAAAGTATGGCGTGGAGTTGGCGCTCTTTTTCCAGACGCATTCCTTGTTGAGAAACTTTCTAAATAGGTCCCTGGGACCGCCGCCGTCTCCCCCGCTAGCCATAGCGAGCCACGGTGATCCGGGTATCTTCCAGAGTTAGCTCGTACCGCCCTTTAATAGCAAAACCTCCGGGAAGAAGGAGCCAGGCGGTCAGGCGGGCGTCTACTACCAAGACTGCCCTCGCCCCCTTTTTTATAGCGTCCAATACCGGGTCGCAGCCCAGCAGGGCCGACCAAAAGACGCTCTCATCATCCGGATAACCGGGTGAGAAGAGGTAACTCAGGTCCACCCCCAAGGCCCGAGTCCCCGATTCCCACAGGTTTAGGAAGTCTGCCCAGAGCCCGGCCTGCCCGCGCTCGCCCGCGACGCAGGCCCTGATCCAAGCGGAACTCTCATTGACCTGTCTGGCTAAGAGGTGACACGCCTCCACAAAGTGGTCGCCCAAAATCCCCCTCACATCGCGCTCTTTTTCAACGCACACCGGCAGCTTTTGAAACACCCTCAGTCCCCCCGCCTCGCACGCCCGCACCAGGCCGTTCACAAAGCCCAACTGCGCCCGTTCTAGGAAATCGGAACCTAAGAGCAGAGCGGCCAGGGGGTTTACCTCAGCCAGTCTGCGGTCGCTCAGCCCATCCAAGACAGATTCCCACGCTCCCCGGCCACCGCCCCCGGCCGCGCCTCGCTTAGACGTCAGGTTAGGGTAGTGGCACAGAGTGAATCTAGTGTTTGACAGCAGGTGATGGGATGACTCAAAGGTTATGTTATCTTTTCCCAGGCTCGCCAGGTTTAACCCGCACCTCACCTTTCGCTTCTTTTGTCTCGCGCGCCCGGCATCGCCCCCCTCTCCCCTTTTATTTTCTGGTTGTATGCTTACCCCTCTAACGGAGCCGGGATCCTCCAGCGCCCTGTGGTGTCTCGCCGCCGGGGGGACGTACTTGGTGACGCTCAGGAGGCCCGACAGCACGCTCATGGGGCTGCTCTTGCGCCCGCTCGCCCTACACGCCGCGGCCTCGGCCGCGATCTCCTCCAGCGGGCCGCCGCTCTCGTCCTTCGCTCTCCTCCCGCCCCCGCCGCTTTCCTTTGCATCCTCGAGGCCGGGCGCAGGCGCCTGCGCCCCCAGCAGGGACATGTAGAAAAAGTCCACAAAGACCCTGCGCCCCCCGTCGGCGCTCTGCATCTTTAGGGTGGCCAGGTTGTGGGGGTTAAACCTCCCATTCTCTCCTTCAAACAAAGGAAAGCTGAGGGCCAGGTTGGCGGGCGACGCGTCGTCTAGGGCGAACCTGGGGTCGCCGCCGCGGCCAAAGAACCCTCCAACCACCCGCACGTACCTAGAGGGCGCCAGTGAGTCCGTGAACCGGGTCTGCACAAAAAAGTCTGCGCCCGGCTCCTCCCAAAGGCCGTTCCTGTCCAGGAAGGCCTCGGGCAGTACCACGTGGGCTAGCCTGTCGCATAGGCGACCGCAGAGCCTCCAGTTGCTGAGGTGGACATCCATAGCTCCCTCATTTTTTTAAGGACGGAGTCGTAGCGCTTGTTTTTGGTGCACTTAAATAGGAGTCCGTTATAAACTGTTTTTGTAGAGTATATGGATATGATTATCTGCACGTACATGCTGCATATGACGTCGTAGCCGTGCTCGCTCTTGCTAAAGATGTGGATGGAGACCCTCAGGGTCACCTCAATGAGCCTGCCAATCTCGGGCCTGAGGCCCTCCTCCGTGAGGATGGCCGCCCTGATCTCGGCCAGCTTGCAGTTTTCCCTGTTGAAGAAGGCAAAGATGTCCCTCTTGATGGCCTCGGCTATCCCCATAAAGGTGTTGACGTCGTCGGTGGGCGCGCACTCCAAATCTTTTTTTTTAACAGCGACAGAGAGATTACAAAACTCTTGGATGTTGTCCGCCACGCAGTTGCCGGTCAAAAAGCACACCATGTTGTCCCCGGTGTTTACCACGATGCAGTCGTCGCCCCCGTCGCACACGTGGTAGTTTTCGCACTCCCTGCACACGTAGAGGGAGGAGATGCCGTGGAGGGAGCAGATGAGAGACTCTACCCGCAAGTAGTAACATCCATCGGGACCCCCGCACCTGAGCTTGGGGGCGGCGACGGCTGAGGACGAGGAGGCCCCCGCCGCGTCCCCGCCACAACTTTCTCTCGTTGCCCAAAGATCACCTCCTTGATGCATTCCGTCCCCGTCAGCTCCAGCACTACGGCCGCCCTCTCGGCCCGCCTACCCAGAGACTCCTTAGGGTCCGCGCGCGCCTCGCCGAGGGAGCCCGCCACCAGCCCGCTTAAGAGCTCGGGCAGGGGTCTCGCAAAAAACTCCAAGCAGTCAGAAAAATCCTTCTCCTCGAGAGACATTGTTTTTTCCCCCCACCAGCCTCAAAACAAACCCCGGGCCGCCGAGGCGCCAGTCGCGCCGTCCATGGCGCTCGCCCAAAAAACCCCCCGCTTTTTGTTTCTATTGCAGAGCATTCGCGGACAGACCTTTAACCTACTTTACGTGGATGAAGCCAACTTCATCAAGAAGGATTCGCTGCCCTCTATTTTGGGCTTCATGCTGCAAAAGGACGCCAAAATTATTTTCATCTCGTCCGTCAACTCCTCCGACCAGACCACCAGCTTCCTGTACAACCTCAAGAACGCCAAGGAGAAGATGCTCAACGTGGTCAACTACGTGTGCCCCCAGCACAGGGAAGACTTTAGCCTGCAAGAGTCGGTGGTCTCGTGCCCCTGCTACCGCCTCCACATCCCCACCTACATCACCATAGACGAAAACATCAAAGACACCACCAATCTCTTTATGGAGGGGGCCTTTACCACGGAGCTCATGGGCGACGGGGCCGTGCCCACCCGCACCAACATGCACAAGGTGGTGAGCGAGCCCGCGCTCGAGCAGTTTGACCTCTGCCGCACGGACACCGGCTCCGAGGAGGCCCGCGACGGGTTAGAACACACCCTCTACGTGTACGTCGACCCCGCCTACACCAACAATTCAGAGGCCTCTGGCACCGGCGTGGGCGCCGTGGTCTCTCTGAGAAACAAGGAAAGGAGCGTGGTGGTGGGGGCGGAACACTTTTTTCTCAGGGAGCTCACGGGGGCCTCCGCGCTGCAGATCGCCAACTGCGCGATCGCCCTCATCAGGTCCCTCGCGGTGTTGCACCCCTTCCTGCGTGAGGCGCACGTGGCCATAGAGGGCAACAGCAGCCAGGACTCGGCGGTGGCCATCGCCACCTTCATGAGCGACTGCTGCCCCCTGCCCCTCAAGTTTTTGCACCACACGGACAAGGCCTCGGGCGTCCAGTGGCCCATGTACATGCTGGGGGCCGAGAAGGCCCAGGCCTTCGAGTCCTTCATCTACGCGCTCAACTCGGGCACCGTGAGCTGCAGCCAGACCATGGTGTCCAACACCATCAAGCTCTCCTTCGACCCCGTGGCCTACCTCATAGAGCAAATCAGGGCCATCAAGTGCTACCCGCTCAAGGACGGCTCGGTAACCTTCTGCGCCAAGCAAAAGGGCAGCTCGGACGACACCCTGGTGGCGGTGGTCATGGCCCACTACTTTGCCACTTCTGGCAAGCACGTGTTCAAAAACCACATGAAACAAATTTAAAAATAAATAAAAAACAATTTTTATTATCACCCATTGTTGTAGTGTGTAAAGTTCTTCTCGTCTCCTTGAGCCTTCTCTCCTCGGCGTGGGGCCATCAGTCTGGCATGTAGATGGAATGGGTCTTGTTATCAAAGGGGGCGTCCAGCAGCACCCCCGAGCACTCTGCCTCCACTTGGCTGTAAATGGCGGTCACTCCAAATTTCCTCTTCAGGTACAAGTTCTTTATGTGCACGTAGGCTATGCACAAGATAATCAGCAAGATGATAAACAGCATACAAAAGAGAACTGTTTCAATGAGAACTAAAGTGTCATCCCTGGGCGACGCTGCGGTGGTGGTAGTGGTAGTAGTGGCCATGGAGGTAATAGCCGATGTAGTCATGTTGGCGTTTGGATACAGACTGCTGGCCTCCATCGGGTATATATACACAGCTATTTGTTTTAGAATCTCTTACCTCACAACAAGGAAAGGGACTTCAAAAGTCCTAGTTGGGATGAGTTCTGTGAGCGGCGGCGCAGAAAAAAGAGGAAGGAAATTTGTAAAAAAAGAGAACCAGAGATGCCGGACATGCTTTTGACCAATTTTTATTAGACAACTCCCACACACACTCCCGTATTGTTGTTGCACAACACTCCGTTTCCAGCCAACTCCCAAAGGGCGACGCTGACGGCGCAGGCCCCGCCTCCATTTCCTATGGCCACGTAGAAAGGAGGCCAGGAAATGGAGGGGTGGGTTGAATTATTTTCTGATGAGTTGTAGGCATAGGTGTAATTTGACAGGGTGCAGTTGGGGTAAAGATGAGGGGAGGTACAATTCAGGAGGTAGTGGGTGGTAAAGAAGGGGTTCATGGCCCACGCCAAGAGGATATACAGCAGCACGTTGGCCAGTATAGGCGCGATAGTGACCAATAGGCGGCGCCACTGCCAGGGGCACTTAAAGTTTTCGCACCTACCCTTCATCTTCTCCTCCACCGACTCAATGTCAAACGCCTCCACCGCGGGGACGTTGAGCTCTATCTCAAAGGGGGTCTCCACCTCATCCCTTTCCTCGTCCACGTGGGTCTTGTAGTAGCTCTCCACCTTCACGTCCTCTTGTATGTAAATTTCTTGCACCGTCCCGTCATCGAACCTGGCCACTTTCAAAATGTGTTTCATGACGATGGCGGCCGTAGAGCGAGAGGCCAGAGGGCCCCCCTTTTCCTTGTTTAACCAACCCCCCTCCAGTATCTGTTTCCCTCCTCTCAGTGAGACAGCCAGACGGTGCCGCTCGAGGTATCGGGGGAGTATTGGCCCAGCCTCAGCTTGGGACCCAGATTAAATATCGTGCTCAGGGACTGCACGTAGGCCATAAAGGACTCCATCTTTTGAATATCATCCTCTATGTTAAAATCCGCGCCGTCGTCCTGCGGCGCGACCCCCGCAAAGAGGTTGAGCAGCTCGTGCTGGTCGTGCCGCATGAGGGCGGGCAGGAGCCGGGCCATGGCATTGGGAATGAGGGTGGCGACGATGGCCACGTAGATGGCCAGGTTGTCCAGCAGTTCCAGCATGCCCGCCGGGTTTCCCTGGCCAATGTCCAGCGCGTAAACCCTGCCCATGTGCTGCACGTTGGTGGCGTGGAACTTTACGTGCTCCATGTTCACGTCGCCCACGTTGGCGTCGTGCAGTCGCGTGTAGACGTTGTACAGCATCATCTTCTGGAGCACCGCCTGGGCCAGGCCGTGGGGCAGCACCACGGGGAAGACCAGGTCGACCCCGTTAGACTCTAGGGTCACGGTGCTGCGCTCGCGCCCAAACACCGGCGGGCACACCGTCAGCAGAGTGTGGGAGTGCCACTGGAAGGAGGGCGAGTACACGTTCTTGAGCTCGTAGTTCTGGGCGGGGTCCAGCCTGGTGAGCACCAGGGTGTCGGGGTTGACCTCGTCCAGAATGGCCAGGGTGCACTCGGAGAGGTAGGAGAACATCTTGATAAAGTCGGGGGCCACGTGCCTCTGGTATACGCCGCCCAGGCCCACCGAGCCCACATTCTGGAGCCTGTGGTAATCCTGCAGGGGCACCACGGCCCCCACCTTTTCCTGGAGCTTAGCTATCTCGTCCGCGTACAGCCTGGACGTGAGGGTCACCACTATCTTGCTGTCTACCTGCATGCCCGCTGATGACGGCCGCCGCGGCTGCGCGCCACACTAGAGATAAATAAAGATGGGCCTAGTAAACCGCCTTGTTTCCCTGCTTAAATAGTCTCTTGATCGGGGCCACCTCTTCTATGAGGAACTGGTTATAGTGCACGGGCGCGTGCGTGTTTTTGTAGGACATGTACTCGTCCAAGAGCCCCCTGTGGCTCGCCGAAAGGGTGGGAAAGGCCTCTTGAAGAAACAGGCAGGGCTGTTCCAAAAACACATCCGTTCCGTTGATGACCACGTACTGGAGGTCGGTGCAGCTGGTGGCCGGCGCCCCGCCCAACCTGGTCATGTACTCCGTCACCAGAGTGTAGAGCCCCTTGTTGTTTTTGAGGATCTCTTCCTTGGTGAAAAACTGCCTGCACGGGCTGTACATTCCCGGCGAGGTCAGCTGCCTGTAGGAGGCGCTGTACATGACGTCCGCCAAGGAGCCCAGCTGCGAGGCCCACGGGTTATTGGTGCTCCTGTACCCGTAGGCGGGGTCAAAGATGGAGTGGTCGTAGAGCAGGGTCTCGGCGCTGTCGCTGTTGTAGGCCTCCACCGTGATCACTGAGCCCGCCCTCCCCCTGGGGCTGTTGGAGGCCTGAAAGTAAACCACGTCCGCCACCGCGGGGGTTAGGATCACCTCGCAGGTGGCGATCTGCCCGTGGCTGAGCCCCGGGGGACCGCGACAGGCGGTGGCGTAGCCGGCGTTGAGGAGGTGCCTGGCGTCGGGCCCGTGGCCCTGCGCGGGCGACGCACCTACCTTTTTCTTGATGTAGTCTTGCATGTTCCTGTCCGCGTACTGATCGCCCGGGTACATGGCGAAGAGGTCCTGGCAGTGGATGCCCATGTCCGTGGTGACGGCGGCCGCGTGCGCGGGCACCAGGGCGGAGCTGTAGCCGAGGCTGGTGTTGAGCGAGGCCAGCTCGTGGTGAATCTCGAAGGTGACCGCGTCAGACCTCACCTCCTTCCTAGAGACCGAGGGCACGCCCACAAAGACCGAGGTGGAGGCCCTGGAGCTGTAGAGGAGGTTCTCGGCCAGCACCTCGTCCGTGCGCACCACCGTGAGGGCGAAGCCGGGGTGGATCTTGTTTCTGGCCTGGTTGATGAAGGACACGGGCGAGAGCTTGTGGTGCATGCACAGCATGGCGCTCAGCGAGAGCGGGTGGGGGGCGCAGCAGCGCGCGTACTGCACCATGGGGGACTTGTGCCACTCCTCGTACTCGGCCATGAGTGTGGGGGGCACGTTGAAGCCCAAAGCGTCCCTCTGGGAAGGTATCTGGTTCACGTAGTCAGCCATCATGGGCTGGAGGGTGGCGGCCACCAGGGGGTCGCTGTACAGCACGTTAAAGGGGAGGGGGAAAAACATGGTCTCGCACGCGGGACGGTTGCGGTCAGAGAGGGCAAAGGCCGCGAACCCGTTCACCAGCAGCGTCTGACCCACCATCTTACCCTTCTCGTGGGTGGCGGTCGCCTGGCCGGGGTCGCGGCGCGTCTTGACCCTGGCCGTCTGGGTGAACACGGGGCAGGTGAGGAAGGAGGTGGACAGCGTCCTGATCATGTCCACCGTGGGCGCCACCTCAGAGGCCTCCAGCAGGTCGCGCAGGGTCCCGTTCTCCAGGTGGTTCAAGATGGAATCGCCCCCCGGGACCGCGTTTACGTACACGGGCCCGTTGTAGGCCAGCGCCAGGGACAGGTTGTTAAAGTCCACCCCCATCCCGCACACGTGACCGTTGGTGCACACCGGCAGAAACACAAAGTAGAAAATCTTTTCCAAAACAAGGATATTGTCGGGGTCCCTGAAAACCCCCACGTCCAGCTGAAAGCGTCGCTCGTGATCCTCGTCCACCCTCTGGTTGTAGATGTTCGCGAACCGCCCCACCGCGTCCTCCATCCTGTCCGTAACGTGCAGCACCCCCTGCATGTTGTTGTAGTCGTCCACCATGTAGTTGCCCACGTAGACCTCGGCGCGCCTGTCCGTCCTGTCAAAGAAGGTCCCAAAGATGTTGTTGTAGACAAAGGGCGGCAGCAGGTTGGGGTCCAGGATGGCGTTCACGTACTCGCCCACGTGGCGCCTGGCGATGTCGTCGTGGCCCGCCATCTTTACCAGGGCCCGCTCCAGGGCCACCAGCTCCCCGTAAATCTTTCTGTACAGGCTGTAGGCCTCCTTGGAAACGGCCGCCCCGCCCAGGTGCTGGCAGATGGACTTGATCATAAAGAAGCTGTTGACAAAGGCCAGCCTGCCCGTGTTGTTGTAGTAGGTGTCCACGATGAGCGCAATCAGGTCGCGGTTCATGACAAACTTGTCCTCCTGCCCGTGCACCATGGCCTCCACGAGGTAGCATATGGGGGGGTAGTGGGGGTCGAAGGCGCTCTGCTGCACCGTCTCCATGACCGCGGCGTCCGCCACGTGAGAGAGGCACGAGGCCGTCTCAAACTGGTAGCCGCGGCACTCCTGCAGGCTCGGGGGAGCCAGGGAATGGGGGAGGTTGCCGGTCAGGCCGCGGTGGGTGGCCCTGTAGGCCGCGCCGTTGGCGCCCGGGGCACCCACCGCGTAAAAGTCATAGAGGGGGTGCACCTCCAGCCGCAGGACGTCGTGGGCCGAGGGGTGCAGCAGGTCGTCCGTGCTCAGGGTGGTCTTGCGCACAATGTCCGTGGTGTGCGCCACGTTCTTGCCGTCGTAGTACTCGTACATGAGCCTGTGGGCGTTCATGGTGTTGGGCTCGACGTACTCTAGCCCGTAGGCCTCGACGCGCTCGGGCGCCTTGGGCATGGCGGCCTGGAGCGCGGCGGCGCACGGGTTGGGGTTGTGCACCCGGGGGTGGCACAGGGACCTGAGGGCGGTGCAGTAGCTAAAGCAGAGGGGGATGTTGTTTTTGTTTACCACCCACGCCTCCGTGGGCTGGTACAGGGGGTTCTCGGCCCCCTTGACCACGTTGGAGGTGGAGTAGCGGGGCTGGGGCAGGTGCAACCCCACGGGAAAGTAAAAAGAGTACTGCATGCGCCTGTTGAGGGGAAAGGGCACCTGCGCCTCGGTGTACATTCTCTGGAGGCTCTCCACGACCACGCTCTTGTCCCCCACCCTGATGACCGAGGAAGGGATGGACATCTTTTGCTGGACGGAGCCCGCCGCGTTGGAGACGGCGCTCAGGTCGTCCTCCACGCTGGAGGAGGCGGCCGAGTTGGGGTTGTCCACCAGCTTGGCCACAAACTGGTCAAAGGTGACCATGGCGCGCCCGTAGGCCACCGCCGTCACCAGGTTGTCCCCCCTAACCACGTAGCTCGCGTAGCCCGCGGGCCCCACGATGGAGCTGCCGCTCTGGCCCACCAGCGTCAGCAGCTTGCGCATGACGTTGTCAGTGGTCTCTATGACCCCCTCCACCACCTCCCCCTCCGGGGTGGTGTACGAGCCCACGCCCTTAAACACGGTCTCGTCGCACACGACGGCCGTGATGTCAGAGAGCAGGCCCAGCACGTACTGCTGGCCCTGAGGCATAAAGGCGGCCTTGTCCAAAAAATAAGAGTGCTCTACGAGGTAGGTTTTGAACATGGACACCAGGTCAGACTTGACAGTCTTCTTCATGCCCCTCTCCACCAGGGTGGGGTCCCCGAGGGCCTTGTAGATGAATGTGGGAGGGGCGCCCCTCAGCTTCACCTGCAGCACAGTGTCAACCAACCCCCTCTCTAGGGCGTCCACCCCAAACTGCAGGGCGGAGGTGATGGTCTTGACCGCCCCCACGTACTCTGTAACGTCCAGGGGCGTCTCCTGGGTGGCGTGCAAAATCTCGAGGTCCAGCACGGCGAGCTCAATCTCGGTGCTTATGTGGTGCTTGTTGGCCGTTTTCATGACAATGTACTGCTTCTGCTTGTGGGGTCTGCGCCCGTCCCCGTGGGCTATGGTGGGCACGGAAATCTTAAACTGAATTTTGCCATTAGTCATCCTCTTGAGATCTTTAAATTCAGTGTTTAGACAGCCCACCGCCAGGGAGGTCTCCAAAAATTTAACATACTGTATAACGTTAGAGTAGACCCCCAAGAGCACCTCAAACTTGACCCCGTTCTCCCGCACATCCTTTCCCAGCAGGAGCTGAAAGCTCTTAAACAGCCCTTCGGCGGCGGATTCCTTTACGCCTTTTAAGAGGTTGGCGCTCGTGGCCAGGTAAGGGTAGGGTCTGTTTTCCAGCGCCACCGACTCCATGGCTTCTTCTGCCGCTCCCGCTCCCTATCACCCAACCGAAACGCCAGCAGCCGCAGCAGCAGCCGGCTGTGATATCCCCACCACTACCGCTGTTGCTAGAAATATTTTTCAGGACGCCGTTCTCCTCCCGGTTTACGACGTCACCCCCGCGACGCGACGCGTCCAGAGCTGGAGTTTGGATCTCAGAGAAAAACTCTCTCTGCAGATAGATATTTTCAGCTGTCTGGCTTTAAATAGAAGTCTGGGGGGCGTGACCGCTAACCTAGACGCCTTGGACGCCGCTTTAGAGGCCGAGCCTATCTTTTACACGTGCAGGGCACTCAGGCGACTGCTCCTGGGCAGCTGCTGGTACCCGGTCAAGGCGGCGGCGGTGGGCGGCGACGAGGCGGCGGCGGCGGCGAGGATAAACGCGCTACCCGGGGAGGCATACGAAGGCGCGGGTTTAATAATTACTAGCGATGGAATGTTTATCAACAAACACATTAGCACGCACTTTTACCTACACACCGTCTACAGTTTAGAGACCACGGACAACGCGTGCGCAGAGTGGCGGTGCCCGGCCAGGGCCGTGTTTTGCCACTCCCTAAGCTTGACGCCCATCAACCCCAGGCTGATGTTCAGGATCATCTGCAGGTACCTGTCCATCAACCAGTTCGAGGAGTGCTTCGGCTCCTTCCTCGACAGCGTCGACGTCAACGACCACGCCACGCGCGCGACCTGCACGCGCAACTACTTTGAGCTTCTGGGGCACCTGAGGTTCCCGCCCTCGCCGCCGCTGCACGCGCCCCCGGCCTCGGCACGCAGCACGTACGAGCTGTACGCGCACAGCGTGCGCGCCTTCGTGGCAGACTGGCCGGATCTGGAGGCGCTAGCGCCCCTGAGGGCCCGGGTAACCGAGAACCTGCGCGCGTTCCCGAGGGCGCTGGCGGCGCTGTGCGCGATCCCTTACGGGCGCGAGATCAGCCTCGGGGAGTCTGTGGGAGGAGGGGCCACCACCACCACCCACGCCGCGGGCTTCCACGAGAACCAAGCGCTGCTGAGCATGGCCCTGCCCGAGATTAAGGTCGGGGTTTACAAAAAGGACCCGGGTGCGAGGCCAGGCAAAGTGGTCGCGAGGGAAGGCGAGACCGAGAGGTGGTACGTGTACCCGCCGCGCGCGTCCGTCTACAGGGTGACCGCGTGCCTGGCCGCGATGCGCGGCTTCTCCCACGTTACCACGGGGGGGCGCTGGCGAGAGCAAGAGCGGGAGGGGAGGCGGGCGGCGCACGGAGGGGCTCAGACAACAACAGCAGCCACCGCCCCCGCGGCTGCCGCGGGCGTCAAAGCCCCGTGCCTCACATACACCCTGGTGTCGCTGATGAACAGGGGCAAGTACGCCCCGCGGGAGACGCGGTATACCATGTCACTACCCAGGCCCGTCCGCGAGGCGGCGCTCTTTGACGCCGGGGCAAAGCGGCGCCCCCTCGCGGACAGCTTCGCCCCGGTGAGCAGCCTCTCCGTGCACGGGTTCGGCGTCAACGTGTTCAACACCAACATGGTCATCAACACCAAGATCGCGTGCGACGCCGCGGGGCCCCGCTACCGCGCCATCATGGACATCCCCAGGCTCACCAACAACTTTGTCATCAGAAAGTACTCCGTCAAGGAGCCCTCTTTCACCGTGAGCGTGTTCTACTCGGACGCCACGGGCACCGGGGGCGGCACGGCCATCAACATCAACATCAGCGGGGACTTTTTATCTTTTTTGTTCGCCATGGGCAACCTCAAGTGCTTCACGCCCGTGCTCACCGTCTTCCCCATCTCCATCGCCAACTGGAACTCCACCCTGGACCTGCAGGGCCTAGAGAACCAGCAGCTGGTGCGCCGCGGGCGGAGCGACGTCTTCTGGACCACCAACTTCCCCTCGGCCGTCTCCTCCAAGAGGGGCTTCAACGTGTCCTGGTTCAAGGCGGCCACCGCCACCATCTCCAAGGTGCACGGACAGAGGCTAGTGACTCAGGTGTACAACGAAACCGCCCCCATCCTCACCAACCCGCGCGCCAGGCTCAACATGGTCAAGAACGCCATCTTTTCCACCGTGGAGACGCGCAACGCGGCCCAGGTCCAAACGATACACAAGAGGTTCCTGGAGTGCCTCTACGAGTGCGCCTCCTTCGCAAAGCTGGACGTGGGCGCCATCCTCAGGCTCTGCAGGAGGGGCTACTTTGACTTTTCCAAGAGGATCGTGAGCCACACCAAAAACAAGCACGAGTGCGCGGTGCTGGGCTACAAAAAGTGCAACCTGATCCCAAAGATCCTCTGCGAGAAGAAGAAGGCGCGGTTGGATGAGCTGGGCAGAAATGCCAACTTTATGACCTTTCTGTCTTCCGTGGCCCTCAGAAACCCAAAACTAAAAAATAGAATGCAGAGGCACCTCTCGAGGACCCTGGGCCTCAGCTGGAAAATGTATCTGCAGAATAAAATGTGAGAGCCTTTTCCGTAGCCCCACTGCTCACAATCTATCCTTACAACAAGCGAAGTGACGGGGGGGTTTGGAAAAGGGAGAGAATATTTTATCATTTTAAGAGATTTGGGCGCGGCGGGTGGCAGAGTGGAGGAGCATACAGCGAGAGGGTCTGCGAGAATTAAGCCTCCGTGAGCCGCCCCCTGTAACCCTCGCGCGCACCACCCCCTGTAACCCTCGCGCGCACGCACCGAGAATCACAACTCACCTGCGCGCGCACACACGCGACCCGCTTACAACTAACTCTCTCTCTCGAGCGGCCATGATAAGGGTCATGGCGGGGGCGCGCTTCCTCAACGGTATGGTCAAGGTCTCCAAGGACACCTATCTGTTTCACGTGATCCACTCCAGGTCTTTGGCCGTTCTCGTGGGCACCCAGGGCGCGGACGTGCCTCTCCCTTTGCTGTTTTCCAAATTCCCAGGGAGCCCCACCAACTCTATACCGCTGTACTGCTACGATCGCCCGCGACTGTCGCTGGCCAGGCTCATCCTCTCCAGCCACCCGTACGCCCTCCACAGCGCCCTGGAGATTGGCTACGCCGGCTCGGACGGGGAGGTGACGGTATACAAGGCGCCCGTGGTCAAGTACGTGGACTTTGGGGACGAGCCCGTCAAGGCCAGCTCCACCCTGATGCTCGCCACCAAGGAGGACATGTCCGACGCGGTGCCCTTCACGGAAGATCTCTACCCCAGACTGGGCGGCGGCGACGGCGCTAGTTTGTGCAAGATTAAACAGGTTACCATAGACGAGTCCAAAAACCAGTCTTTTGTGTTTGATAAGGACGCGGCCGTCTCTCCCGCAACGCCCCATTCCCAGTCAGTTTCGCCCACGGTCCCCGCGAGACCCATCATCAAGACCAGCAGGGGCGGCGGCGGCGGAGAGGAGGACGCCGAGCTGGCCAGGTTCTCGGTTTACACCCAGCTCTTTCACGCCATCTCCCAACACTCGCCCAAGATAGGCACCTGCTGCGCCGCGAGCTTCAACACCCTCCTCATCATGACCAGGTCCCAAAACTCCCTCAGGGCGCTGCCCGAGGACGCCGGCGCCACGCCCAGACACAACCTGTTTATCAAACACGTGATCCTAAAGGAGATGGCCCTGGAAAACTCCATCCGTGACTTTGAGGCCCTGTACGGGGACCACGTCGAACCCGTCACCAGGCGGCAGGCCGAGGAGTTTCGCGAGACGGTCAGGGGTCTGCGGTGCAAGCTCGAGGACTGCGTCTTTGTGCTCAACTCGGTGTGCGAGGCCTCCTTCGCCAAGCCCGTGGCGCCCGGCAGGACCGACCCGAGCACCCTGCTGCTCATGGAAAAGTACTTTCTCATGTTTCACCCGCGCGACAAGGCCAACTCAATCAACTTTGGGGCGGCGGTGGCGGAGCTAATTTTTAGGGGCGCGACCTTCACCAAGATTTTGGCCTTTGTGGAAAAGTTCATCGAGATTAAAAAAGAGACGCCGCAAGACAACATGTTCAAGATTTACGCTTTATTGACCAACTAACAGCAATAGACAAAGATTTTAAAGGCCAAAAAGGCCCCAAACAAGAGTGTTAAAATAAACAGAGATATGATGATAAATTTTGCTGTCCTCTCTCTGTATCTTCCTCTTATCTCAATCACGGTTCCGTTGTTAAACAGCATCAGGTAGTGCGTGTGCATGTTTTGGGTGTCAAAAAAGGGCGACTTGTCCGAGAAGAGGTTGCGCTCCACCTTGCTGTTGGACACAAACATCATGCTCTCCAGCCCGTCCCTCTCGTCGTAGGACACAAAGGCCGCCCCGCACATGGGGCACTCGGAGCTGCTCCTGGTGATGTTGTAGACGATGGGTATGGTTCTGGGAAAGTAATCTTCGTCGGGAAACTTGGTACAGTTAGACATCACCGCAGAAACCACAATGGTCTTTTGGATAAAGGTATCTTTGACTTCATAGTTGATACCCTCTTTAAGCGGCTCCGTGGCCACCACGTAGGTGATGTTGTACATGGGAATCACCATCAACACCTTGTCGGCGTACTGTGAGAGACACTCTGAAACGGGCAACAGGCTAAAAGAGGCCACGTGTCTCTCTGTCAAAATCTTAAAAAAGCCCAGCGCCCCCGCGGTGGCCTCCTCGTAGGTGCGGTTAGAAACCAGCTTGCTTTCAGAGAGAAGTTTGTCTTGGGTAAAGTCATACCTTAAGCTCATAAGACAGGGTGAAAACGTGTCGCGGAGGTTATAGCTCCGCTTGTCAGACAACATGCCAGTGACTGTGCTAATCTCTACAGAGTTGCACATGGACCCGGCCATCAAGTAAATCAGCATGAGGTTTGTGCTGTAGATAATATGGTGATGTCTCTCTTTATCTTTTAACAAGAGAAAGAGGTGGAGCAAGTGTTCCCTGTCAACTGTAGTCAAGGAAAAACTGTTTGTGTAATCAGTGTAGATACAGTTGATGATTTCAGCGGCTGCCCACACAATCATATTGGTCATTTCTTGAATGTTGTCCGCCTGCTGCAAGGTTACCAGCACATCGTTTCTCTCTTGGTGGGTAAGGGTGCACAGTTTATTTATGGGCGTGTGATACACCATGGCTCCGGCAACCGTGCTCAGGTGATTGCTAGTGAACCCCTTAAAGTAAAAGGGGGTAAAGCACGATTTGGTCATAAACCGCAACAGCTTCAGCTCCTGCATGAGCTTTGAAAAACACTCTACGCGCGTGTAGACGCCCGAGTCCCTCACGCCAGCCACCGCCATAAAGTGAACCAATCCCATTTCTAAAACATACTCAAAGGTGTCATGGTTTAGAGACCGTATTGGACACGTTTGAGTAACCTCAAACTCCACCATCTTGTTTTCAAGTCTCCGTATAATGTTTACAGGGGGCTCTTTAGTCAGCTCTTTAAAAATTTTAGAAAAATTTGGTGACACTTGGGAATCAAAAAAATTATAGTCCAAAAATGTGGTTAGCAGCACCATGCTAAACTTTTCATTTTGGGCAACAACAATGTCAGTTTTGTAAAGCAAGTGCCCCTTTAAAACCGGGAGCCTGGCAGTGTAGCCCAACATGACAGTTAAAAACTTGAACGTGCCATTGTTTAAAGCCACCGTGGTCACATAAGCAAAATCAGCAGTAACGTAGCCCAGCATCTGCGTGTCCTTATCTCCAAAAAACACAGAAAAGTAAGCATTGTAGTCTCTAGTTGTGTAAAAAACATTGTGGGTGGCGTGCTGAGGCCTGAGAACATAGTTTACGCTGCCCAACACGTCCCTTTGCATCAACTGAGACTGTATTCCAAAGTTTCCCCTAAAGTCTGTAATGTTTTTGACATTCCAGTAACTCACATTATACGTAGGTTGCCCCCCAGAAACATTGCACACATATTCTGTAAAATTCCCAGTAAAATTGTGATAAGCTTTATCATTTTTCCAAACATCTGTAAACTTGTTCAAAGTAAACCATAAAGATTCTGTAACATTAGACTCCTCCCACATCTTTTGAACCAATTCCGCGGGTATTACCTTAACCACATTTGTCCAATTCAGCGTATAGTTATACTCTCCCAAGGAAATGGTTAAAGAAGGATTTTTGATGATTAGAGCAGTAAAATTAGTTGGACGCGTTGGTGGTGGAGATTTGGGGGTTGGACGAGTGGTGGTGGTCGCAGACGTCACGCCAACGCTGCCCCCGGCCCACCACACCAGGGTGACGCATGCGCACAGCAAAGAGTATTTCATCATCACGAGTTATATGTCTGGGAAAATGCCCTGAGTCCGCACCAATCCACAGACTGAGTTTTAATAGCCTGGGTTCTCAGGGATTGCGTGTAAATGGAGGTCCACACCCCAGGTATGTCATTTATAAACTCAGATGCGTTCACCACTATAAATTCAACCTTTTTGAGCTCCAAAAACAGCGTCAGGCAAATCTCAATAATGGTACAGTTGCTCTTAAAGGGCTGAATTACATCCATCAGGGTAGGAAACATGCTCTTGGTAAACAGATTCCTGGCCATGGTCAGTTTCGAGTTGGACATTGATTTCATTATGCAAATGTCGCTCAGAGACACGTCGCAGCAACACACGCTCACCATGTCCTCGGGAGAGAGATATTTCAGTAACAGCCAGGTGCAGTAGCACGCGTGAAAGGCCAACCCCAAGTCTTTGAGATAGCCGGATGTAACCCCTCCCTCGCTCTTTCTGTTTCTGTTTTTAACCATCTTGAGGTTGTCCTCCTCCAACATGCACAGCAGGGCTATGATGTCCCCCTCGTGGGCCCTAAAGTTGGCCGCTAGGGCCAGGAAGTGCTCAAAGGACAGGTGGCCGTTTTTCAAAAACAGGTAGGGAAACACCAGGGTGGCTGACAGCAGGTGTCTGTCAAAGAGCACCCAGTTGTCCATGGGGTTCTTCTCCTGCAGGGGCTCCTCGGTTCTCACGTACCTTCTCACGGAGGTCTGCAGGCACTTCATGGGGGTCATAAACTTGGTCTGCGCGGCCAGCACCTTGTTGGAGGTGGACATCTTGCCCACGTTGTAGGGCTTGCACGCCCCGTAAATCTGCTTGACGCAGTCAGAGTAAACCTCCCTCCAATAGACCATGGGCTCCACAAAGGAGACCACGTTGTCCCCGTTCATCTCGCACATGTGCTTAATCAAAGTAGTCTTACCCACCCCCATGGACCCCTCCAGGTACAGGAAAAAGGCGTTTTTAAAGGATGGACACATGCCCGACCCCAGGAAGGTGTTAAACACTTCCCTGGGGCTCATCAGGTCCGCGCTCACGGGCCCCCGCTCCCCGCGCCGCAGCCGCTGCTGTTGCTTGTCCCCCCCTCCAGACTTTAGGCTCATGAGGGACTTGAAGCTGCCGCTCAGCTCCTTCATGGAGGTGAGCTTGGACGCGACCCCCGGGCTCTTGAGCCAGTTTTTGGACTTGGTGCGTCCGCCGCAGCGGCTCTTGCCTCGGGCGCCTCCGCCCCCGCCATCCCCCCCGTACTCGGTCTTATCGTACTGGTTGATAAAGGTGGCGTGTCTCAAGAGCTCGGGGCTCTCCTCGCGCCTGCTCGGCCTGCGGGCGCCACGCCTCTCCCCCGGAGGAGGGTACACAATATTAACCTCCTCAAAGTCGCTCTCCGACGAGACGTTTTCCACGGGATTGCCAAAGGGGTCCAGGGGGGCCAGCATAGGGGGCTGCGGCACGTCATAAGTATCGTCACCGGAAGGAAACCGGGACATCAACCTGAGCTGAGACCTGGGCCTGGGATTGCACGGCGGCCAGTTGCCTACTCCCGCCCCGGATTCGCCCACCGCGACCCCTTGAGAGGGCCGCCTAGACTTTTTGCCCTTGGGCTTCTTGGACTCGAGTCTGGGGTCCACTTTGGATTTGACGCGAGGAATAGAAAAGGTCCTGGTCTTGTCATCGGGGGGAGTTCCCGCCTGCGACTTGACCATCAGCTCCTCCCATTGAAACTCTTCATCGGCCGAGGTGCTGCCGCTGTTTAGCCCACCGCCCCCAAAAGGAGAGTCCAGCTCGTCCCACCCGGAAGGCCGCTGGTCCCTCCAGGGGAGCTCGTCATCCGAAGAGGAAGAGGAAGACCGGCGACCGCCCTCAGCCATGGCCCTGACCTTTAAGGTCGATACGAGCGCCTTATCTAAGCTCCCCCCAAAGAGGAAGATAGCGGGTCAAAAGGCGCACCTGGAAATGTACAAAAAGCTCTCAAAGTACGCGAGCGTGGGCTCCCTGCTAAAGTTTCTGGCGATAGACCACCCCTGTCCCACGCGGTGCGACGTAAAGATATTTTTCGAGGTGTGCCTCGGCCACCGGATCGCGGACTGCGTGATCCTCCTCAGCTGCGGAGAGACCAGAATGTGTTATATTATTGAGCTCAAGACGTGCATGAGCGACTCCACGAGCATGTTCAATGAAACCAGGCTCTGCCAGAGGAGCCAGGGCTTATGTCAGCTGTCTGATGCGTTGAAATTTATTTCTTACAATGCCCCATCTGGCAGACAAAAATGGCACCTAGTTCCTCATTTGATATTTAAGACTCAGCGCGGCCTCAAAACCCTCTACACGGAAACCCCCCAGTTTACAACCAACATCATACATTCGAGCACAGACAAGCTGGCCAGCTTTTTTTTCGCCAGGGGCGACAGGGAGACCCTGGAGAGGGTCCGCCGCCGCGATGCTCCTAGCGAGAAAAAAATGGCCGCCAAGCCTCGCCTTTTGGTCACCGAGCCCAAAACTGTACTTTCGCGTAGACAGAGACTCATTGAGCGAAACAAGAAGGCTCGCTTTAAGGCTCAGGCGAAGCGCGCTCGCGAGCAAGGCGGCGCGCGTCAAGGCCGGCATGCTTAGGATGGAGTTGGGAAATCTGGCCCAGCTCCAGATAGCCCACGCCAATGACGTGCTCAAGGACCTGGCGAGGCTCGAGCGGGCCACCGCGCTGCACCTACACAACCCACCACCCCCGCAGTCGCCCCCAGCCTCGAGCGCCCCTCAGGGATCCCCGGGACTGAACCTCTCTCGGAGCAACAGCAAAGGGGATGGGGTTCCAGGGGGCGGAGTAAACACCGGAGAGCTTCTCATCACCATCTCCCCCGAGGGTCCCACCTTCGGCGTCAAGGAGGACTTTAGGACCGAGTTCATCTCGGGCCTGTACAACAGGCAGACGCAGTGGCTCCCCTTCTACGGGCCCTGGTACTCGGCCATGACCGACAGCGCCATGCAGCGCAGGGTCTTCCCCAAGGAGCTCAAGGGCAACGTCAACTTTCAAAACTCCACCTCCCTCAAGCTCATGACGGCCGTCCTCGACGCCCTGGCCTCCACCACCAACGATTTCTACACGGACGCGCGCAACCTCTCGGACGTCAACGCCGCCCTCTGCCTCCTCAACGGCTACTACTGCCTCGGGACGCGGGCCCCCCTGCCGGGCACCTACAATGACCTCCTGGAAGACCTGGACAAGAAGCTCGAGTACCTCGTGGGGGACCTGAAACGCGACGCCAGCGCCACGGACTTTTCCTTTCGCTACTCCAACCCCAGGCAGCTGGAGACGGTGGCGCCGCTCAACAGGCAGGGCACCTACGCCCCGGACTTTTTCAAGGACCACAAGCTGTTTGCCGTCATGGGCGACGCTGGCATGTTTCCCAACACCAAGCAAGCCGCGGCCGAGGCCCAGAGCTCGGGTGGGAGGGACATAGTGTACCTGATCACCAACGCGGTGTTTGGGCAGAACGTGCCCCCCTTTATGGCCTACCAGCTCAACCTGAGGACGGGCCTCGTGGCCTTGGAGGTGCTCATAGCGGTGTACGTGGTGCTGGAGAACGCGCGCGTCCAGCAAAACACAGTCAACCGGCGGCTGCAGCTCCCCGCCCTCTTGGGGGACCAGTACGCCAAGCGCCCCCCCTCCTCGGCCTCCGCCCCCAAACAGCAGCAGAGCCAGCAGCAGCAGCAGTCCGCCGCCTCGCTCAAGAGGGGGTTCATGTTTTCCTTTTTGGTCAAAAACTACATAGTCCCCGTCCTCACCCGCCGCCCCCATACTCCAGCCTCGTCCCTCTTTCCCGGGGTGGTCTTGCTGGCCCTGGAGGTCGCGGACGCGGGGGCCTCCGCGGCCGCGGCGCGGGGGTCCCATCTCACACACACCCTCATCAACCTCTCGGGCAAACAGTACGATAAGATCTTTGACCTGCTCAACCAGAAGCTCACCTTCAAGGACGTCCAGGGCCTGATCATGGCCCAGACCGCGCTGCGCCTGACCCTGGAGAACGGCCTCAACCTGCTGCTGTCCAAGCCCTCCCCGCTGACCACGGCGACCGACGTAATAAGCACGCAGTTTGGGGGCGGGGATGATCACGACAACCTTTATTTTCTCATCTTGGGCTGCCTGCCCGTACCCATGCCCGTGGTTTAAAATAAAATGTTGTTGTTGAAAATAAAGAGGTAGTCCAGCGTGTCTGTGGGCGGCGCCTCTGCCCTCGGTGGCTCGGGTCCCGCGACGCCCCTGAAGCCCCTCATGTCCCTCATGACCATCTCCACCAGCCCCTCGTACCCGCAGGCCGCGGAGGCGTCCGCGAAGGACCCGTCCAGCCTCAGGTAGCCCGCCGCCAGCAGGTAGAGCACAAAGACCCTCGAGGAGAAGTGCCTGACCCAGGGCTCGCACTCCTGCTCCCCCCAGTACACCAGACAGTAGGCTATGCTCATCAGTACGCGGGAGGGCAGCACGCTGCCCAGGTTGTACAGGTAGTTGCCGTCCGTGAGGTTGTTGGCGCACACGGTCACGTGGTGCGTGACGCCCAGCCTGTGGGTCACGTAGTTGGTGAGCCCCTCGAGCAGCCGCGGGTTGGCGTTAAAGTGCAGCCACAGCTCGGCCCTGCGCCGCTCCTCCCCCAGCGTCTCCTCGGTGACCCCCATCTCCCTGCAGCCGTCGTAAATCAGCTTCCACATCTCGGGGGGCACCTTTCTGGCCAGGACGCAGTCGTCCCTGCAGGCGCAGTTGGTGAGGGTCTCCCTGAACAGGAGCACGTTCAGGGCGTAATTGTACATCTTGCACAGGATCAGGTGCACGAATCTGAGCTCCTCGGGGCCGTAATTATTTAACCTCGTACCGCTCAGCACCCGCCACATAAGCCCCCGCACACCCGCGCTCATAGGCCTCTCGCCCCGGCTGACGTACTTGCCCAACATGGTCTCTGCCTCCTCCCCTTCTCCCCCCTCGCCCGCCACTCACCGGGCCTCCCTAGAGCCCTCGCCCCCTCCTCCTCACAAAGCAGATATCGCCGGCGACCGCGCCCCCGTCTATGTGGGCGGCTTCGTGGACGTGTTCAGCTACCCCAAAGACAGCAGGGCCTTATATCTAGACCCCAGAGAGATCAAGGCTCACCTGCCCCTCTCGGACCCCATCCCATTGAATGTGGAGCACATTCACGAGGCGCAAGTGGGATGGACCCTCGGGCTGCACGCGACCGACTACGGCCTGTTTTGCGTGGGGGTCATCACCGCCGCGGACTTTTTCGCGCTGGTGGAGAGGCTCTGCGCAGCGTCCAGCGTGGCGCGAGTGGGCTCGGGCCCCCTGCCCCCAAACCCAGTGTTGGAGATGCTCCACACGTGGCTCCCCGAGCTCTCCCTGTCCTCGGTGCACCCGGACTCCATCCCCGACGCCCTGAACGGCAACTCCCCCATCTTTCAGCACGTGTCGCTGTGCGCCATGGGCCTGAGGAGGGGCACGGTGGCGGTGTACGGGGAGAGCGTGGAGTGGATCCTGTCCAAGTTCACCTCGCTGACTCAAGCTGAAAAAAAAGCCATCGCGACGCGCCACGCGTCCCTTGACCCCGCTTCTTTGCCTAGGCCCCTTTTCACCTGTTCCAATGAGATCTTAATGGCGAAGGCCATAGACGCTGGCTTCATCAAAAACAGGCTAGAGATTCTCAAGACCGACAAGGGGGTGGCGGAGGTAAATGCGCCTACATATTTAAAGGCTAGTGTGCAGGGGGCGCCCGCCAATCTCGAGGAAGAAAAAGAGAGAGACTCTGCTCCAAAGCCAGGCGCCTGCCCGCCCAGCCCTCCAGCCACCACCGAGCCTATTATGAATCAACAGCAATTCTCGGCCCAGGCACCAGCGGGCGTCGCCGCCTCTGATGATCTCATCACCGTGCCCAGGAGCACCTTTATGACCATGCTACAGACCAACCTGGACACCATGCGCCAGACGTGCGTCGCGCCCAGGTTCGGCCAGCAGGCCGAGGCTCCCGCCGCCGCAGCGGCTCCTCCCAGTCAGATGAGACTGCCCATCGTCTCTCCCTTTCCTCCCGCTCACTCGGGCTACTACCCGATGCCATACCACTTTCAACCCCCGATGGACGTGCAAGCCGATACCACGTACGTGCCCTACGTCCACGTGCCGCCACCTGGCGTTTTGCCGCCCTTTGCGCCCCACATGTACGGGGGCCTGATGGCGCCCCCCACCTACTCGCCCGTGGCGCACCCCGCGAGGCCGGGCAAGAGGAAGAGGGACGGCGAGGACGACTACGAGAGCGGCCCCCTCTTTCCAGGGGAGATACAGAGGGACTTTCAGAGCCTCTCCAAGAGCATCGCCGCCCTCCAGAGCGAAATCAAAGACATCAAGAACGCCTCCGCGGGACAGCAACTCCAGCCCCAGCCTTACCTGCCCCCTCCTCCCCCTACCATCTATCATTCTGCACCCGGTGACGCCGCGGCCGCCCAGGGCTACTACGTGAGATACGTCAGCCCTTACCAGGCGCCCGTTGGGGGAGCGCAGTGTGTGTACGGACCTCAGGGGGTGGTGGAGCACGCCGCCCCCAATGCAGCCCCGCAAGGCGTCCACCAGGTGGCGCCACAGGCGACGGGAGGCGCTACGGCTAACTCTAATGGTTCCTGCGGACAGAGCGCGCCCTGTGACACCAAAGAGGCGGGCTGCGGGCAACCCCCGCAGCCCCAGCCCCAGGCGCAGCCACAGCAACAACCCCAGCCGCCGCAGCAGCCACCACAGGTTGTGGTGGAAGCTAGCACGAAGCCATCTCAGATATCCCAGCTACAAAAGATTTTTTGCGAGGAGCTGTTGAACAAAACATAACTACCAGCATTGAGCCACATGGGGGCGCTGCGAGCGACAGACGCTATGGGCATGGTTTATTTTTAATAAAAAATAAAAATTAAAAACTAGCACTATTGCATGTGGTTTTTTTAAAGGTGCCTCGGTGTGGAGGGACCTAGCAGATGAACCTCTGTACTCTTTCTATCAGACAACAGCGAAGGGGATTTGAGCTCTCACATAAACCAGCCAGCCTGATGGTTGCGCTGGCATCAGCCACCCATCAGCCACCCATCAGCCACCCACCAGCCATCAGCCACCCACCAGCCATCAGCCACCCACTAGCCACCAGCCACCCACCAGCCACCCACCAGCCACCCACCAGCCACCCACTAGCCACCCACTAGCCACCCACTAGCCACCCACTAGCCACCCACTAGCCACCCACTAGCCACCATCAGCCACCCACCAGCCACCCACCAGCCACCCACCAGCCACCCACCAGCCACCAGCCACCAGCCACCAGCCACCATTAACCATCAGCCACCAGCCACCATTAGCCCCACAGCCACCAGCCACCAGCCACCATCAGCCATCAGCCATCAGCCATCAGCCAGCCATCAGCCACCAGCCACCACCCACCAGCCACCAGCCACCATTAACCATCAACCATCAGCCACCCACTAGCCACCACCCAACCAAGGCACACAGCACAGACACCACAGTTCTGCTGTCAGTACAACCCCAAGTTGTGGACCCATCCATCACCTTTGCTGTTTAGCCAATAGAGCTCTCACATGGAGAGCTCAGCGGCGCCCCTGGCCTAGCGCCTTCCAGTGAAGCAAGTGCAGCGAGGCGAGCGCCTAAGCTGTCTTTTCCCCAGCAGAGACCTTTTACACGGGGGGGGTTTGGCTTCGCCCTGAGCCCGCTCGCCGGACACCCTTTCGCGGCACATCAGCAAGGGAGAGCGCATACACCGGAGCTATCCCCTCAACAAGCAAGGGGGTTTGGTTTTTTTATCCCAGGTCGCAAGGGTTGCGGCGCGAGAGTTCATCGCCCCTCGGCCGCCTCCCCTCTCGGGCATTCACTCATCATTCCCTAGTTACACAGCCCCGAGGCGCTCGCTCACCATTATCGCGCCTCTCCCATCGACTCCTTTCCCTCCCAATCCCCCTCGCTCCCCTCTCGCCAGCTCAGCAGCTCACCCCCCCCCCAAGCAACCACTCAGTTGCACTTTCAACTTCCCCTTTTTCGCGGTTCCTAGGTGTTAGTGGGCAAGGTGTCAAGTAAGCCCTGCGGTCGGGGCGCTCAGCCGGGCGGTTAGTGGGCAAGGTGTTAAGTAAGCCCTGCGGTCGGGCCGCTCGGCCGGGCGGTTAGTGGGCAAGGTGCGAACGACTCTCGAGATGATTATGTGCAAGGTGCAATGACAACGTGAGACAGAAAATCAGTTTAATTTTTTTATTGAATAAGCAAGTTAAAGAGAAAAAAACTGACCACCTTGGGGGGTCAGAAAAAAGTCTTCAATATATTTTTTCATGTATGGTTAGTTTTAGCGTTAGCCTGTGAAACAAAACACGTTAGTGGGTTAGTATACACACGCGTTAGTAAATTTTGTACAGGCGGGAAGGGGTGGGGGTTAGCGTGTCACCACAGCGTCCCCAAAACCCCTCACACCAAAAAATACTCACCTGGGGGGGGGGGATCGGGGTAAAAATGGGTGCGTGTATGTAGTGCTTGTGCAACTTTTAAAGCTCGAGGTACGGCTGGAGGAAAAAGAGCAACCCCAGTAGCTAGCTTCCAAGGTTCGCTGCCAGCTTTTAGTTTTTCAAATTTTGGGTCATCGCAAAACCTTACTTTTTTAGTAAGCTAGGCTTTTCTTAATTTTTAAGGTTTTGGTAAAATTACATTTTTTTAAAAATCCCAGGCTAGAGCAGAGCTTCCAGCGCGCGGCCGTGGGGATCCGGGGAGCTAGGGCCACAGCCGGGGGGATCCGGGGAGCTAGGGCCAAAACCCCGGGCCACAGCCGGGGGGATCCGGGGAGCTAGGGCCAAAACCCCGGGCTAGAACCGGGGAGCTAGGGCCACGGCCGTGGGGATCCGGGGAGCTAGGGCCACAGCCGGGGGGATCCGGGGAGCTAGGGCCAAAACCCCGGGCCACAGCCGGGGGGATCCGGGGAGCTAGGGCCAAAACCCCGGGCTAGAACCGGGGAGCTAGGGCCACGGCCGGGGGGATCCGGGGAGCTAGGGCCAAAACCCCGGGCTAGAACCGGGGGTTGCGGGCTAGGGCTAAACCCGGGGGTCGCGGGCTAGGGCTAAACCCGGGGGTCGCGGGCTAGGGCTAAACCCGGGGGTCGCGGGCTAGGGCTAAACCCGGGGGTCGCGGGCTAGGGCTAAACCCGGGGGTCGCGGGCTAGGGCTAAACCCGGGGGTCGCGGGCTAGGGCTAAACCCGGGGGTCGCGGGCTAGGGCTAAACCCGGGGGTCGCGGGCTAGGGCTAAACCCGGGGGTCGCGGGCTAGGGCTAAACCCGGGGGTCGCGGGCTAGGGCTAAACCCGGGGGTCGCGGGCTAGGGCTAAACCCGGGGGTCGCGGGCTAGGGCTAAACCCGGGGGTCGCGGAAGTAGGAAGCAGGAAGCTAGGGTCCGGGAAGTAGGAAGCAGGAAGCTAGGGTCCGGGAAGTAGGAAGCAGGAAGCTAGGGGGTCCAGGAAGCCGGAAGCAAAATCCACGGGTCCAAAAAGCCAGGTCCAAATCCAGGGTCAAGCGACGATTGTAATCCACGGGTCCACGAGGCGGAAGCAGCACCAGGAAGCAGGAAGCAAAATCCAGGGGTCCACGAGGCGGAAGCAGCACCAGGAAGCAGGTCCGGGGTCCACGAGGCGGAAGCAGCAGCACCAGGAAGCAGGTCCGGGGTCCACGAGGCGGAAGCAGGTCCAGGAAGCAGGTCCGGGGTCCACGAGGCGGAAGCAGCACCAGGAAGCAGGTCCGGGGTCCACGAGGCGGAAGCAGGTCCAGGAAGCAGGTCCGGGGTCCACGAGGCGGAAGCAGCACCAGGAAGCAGGAAGCAAAATCCAGGGGTCCACGAGGCGGAAGCAGCACCCAAAATTTTTCCGGGTCCCAAACCCAAAACCCTAAAGCCGTTTTTCCCCCAGCCGTAACCCCTGTAGCGTTTGTAGCGTGTGTAGCGTTTGTAGCGTGGGGACCGGGAGCGAGGCCGAGGCGGCCTGCCAGCTCAACCGGCGAACTGGACCTGCTGTCCTGAAGGGTTTATATACAGTTTGGAGAGGGACGTTGGGGTGCTAAACATCCCATCGGCTGGGTGTGGCGCCCCTTACTATTATTTGCCCCTCCCACTAGTGTGCTACCCTATAGGATATACTATACCGGTATAACCATACCGGAAGTAACCGGTATAGAACCTCTATTGGGAAACAAGGAAAGGGTGATTTACACCAAATTACAGATATGTAGTTCCGGTATAGCTATACTAGTATAGCATATACAGATAGGGACATGCGGAAATTAAGGATACAGTGAAATACATACTAGTTATGACTAATACTGTATACGTCATACTAGATATGCAAATTAGATATATGCAAATTAGATATATATATACAGGTATGACTCATCCTATAGGTATATACAGGTAGTATATATATATATATATATATATATAAAGATTAAGCGCAACTCAAAAACGCCCACCACACAATCCCCGCAATCTGATTGGACGAGAGCACTTTTTGCCGCACGCTGATTGGACGAGAGCCGCGAGCTCCAACAGCCAATCACATCGCAGGGATTTTGATTGACAGGGACAGCAGCCAATAGGAAGGCAGCAAGTTTGATTGACAGATCCAGCAGCCAATGAGAAGCGAGAATGAGTTTGAGTGACAGATCCAACAGCCAATCAGCGACAACCAGGAAGTAGCCGAAATTTGCACTAAGTTTTTCTTGTCACGGTGCCGAGCAGGTATGAAATTTGAAAAGTTTAAAAAACCATGAATATGACGTCAGTTAATGAGCTGTGTCCCCCAGATGACCTTTGCCGATGGGATGACAAGCGCCGTACCCACATATGACTCGCGCCTTAGTCACTGTTTACCCGTCGCCGGGGCAACGGCCAACTGGATGAGATGCACCCCGCCTTTGTGCCTGAACTTTTGACCTCTCGAGCTGAACTTTCGGCGACCCCGAGGCCCTCGGGCCCGATGGGATGATTTGCGCCCCATCCATTGACCCAGAAACCGGAGAGTCGCGGCGAGGGCCCGCGGCCCGAGAGGCGAGCAGAGTATTAAAGTTTCAAAAGGGATTAAGGAAGGGGGTGTTGCGCAACTTTTTAGCTTTAATACTCAAAGTTAAAATCCAAAGTGCGAATCTCAAACCCGAAAACGGGCACGAATCTCAGAGTTTATTTCCGGGTGGCCCTCTCTGCCCTCTCTTCCTAACCCGGAAATTTCCGGGTAGGCCTCGGCTTATTTCCGGGTGGCCCTCGTAGATCCCAACTCCGAGGCGCTTCGGCAGCCTCAGAGTTTTGGGGAGAAAACCCCAGATCTGGACAGTCTCTCTGTTTTGGGGAGAAACTTGGCGATTTGAACAGTGTGGATTTTGGGGCTAAATCTCGCAAAATGGCTAATTCCCGCAGGCAAGCCTCGAGCCAGGGCTCTCCCAGCCACGGGGATACAGGGCGAAGCCGACACCCCCCAGACACCGAGACGGTCCTCTAGGGACTCTCAGCAACCGCATCAGCAACCTCATCCTCGCGAGGCAACCCCACTCATTTCGCTTGTTGTCCGATAGAAAGAGTACAAGAGTCGCTCAGCGAGAGTCTCTCCCTCTCAGAATTTTCCCACGCTCCCAAAAAGTTCCCACGCTCCCCTCAAAGGGGGACAAGGTCTCTCCAACTATAACCCCTCCCTCTCAGAATTTTCCCACGCTCTGCCAAAAGTTCCCACGCTCTGTCCACGCCCCTTCGCATACTTTTCACAGAGTCTTCCCCCTCGCGAGGGCTTTAAAACGCACCGACCCCGGATAGCCATTTTGAGGCGCGAAGTGAATTTTTAAGCACATTTTTAGATGGGGATGAGACTTAACCTCTACGGGCTCGGGGCTCGGCCAAAGCGGCGGCCGCCGGCGCAACAGCAGCACTTGCTATCGCCGCCGCCGATGCTGCTGCTGCTGCTGATATGGGCTCTGACCTTACACTGTGTCTGGGGGATGATGCCATTGGGGCTAGGGCCGGGAGAGTTTGACCCGCCGGAGGACCGCGTCTCCGCTACCAGCCCCTCGCACGCTCGAGAAAAGAGGGGGCTGGACGCCTGTCCGCAGGGACCCAGGCTAAACTTTACCTGCGTGGGCCGTTCGTGGGGCTGCCCGTGCTGTTGCTGCTGCTACGAGTGCAAGAGAATATGCGAGGGAGGGGGTGAGCTTTGAGTTGGAAGGGGTTGGGGGGGGGTCAGGGCACATTTCTTTTTTACAAATAGACACACACGTTCACAAAAAAAAGAAAATAAAATTATAATTGTTTATTGGAAATTTTGTCTGTCTTTGCATTATTTCTCCAGATACTCTCCCCTCTGCCCTCACACACACCCCCCCCTCCCTCGCCCTTGCCTTATTTCGCAAGTACACCCTCACAGTTTTCCCCTCCTCCCCCCCCCCCCACAGGATATTTTGCAAGCGGCGGCGCGTGGCTACTCTGAGTGTAGAATCTCATACCACCCGGGATGTGCAATCGCAGAGTGTGTGGACACAGGGATTGAATTTTATACCAAAATGGCTGCGCAACCCCGTCTGCCCGGGAAGGGCCGTCTCGAGCGTGGCGCTCAGCGGACCCCATATAGCTGCTTTGGGGCGCTCGTTGAGCATTTGGAGAGACTCTTGCATTTTGCAAGATGGAGATACCCCCAGACATGCAGCGCCTGATTTTTTAAAAAAAACCACGCGCCTCCAGAAGCAGCTTAATTCTCGCAGCGAGGTTAGTATCCCTATGTGGGTTTGGGAAAGAGAGAAAAGAGGGGGACCCTTTGCTGCTCCCTCTCCCCCCCAAAGCCGTTACTAACTCCCCACTACTCGCTTGTTGAATTGATAGAAAGACAGCTCGGGTTCCATCCTCAACGCGCCATCCGGCCTGGAACTTTCAGCCCCCGCGACCCCAGGCGAAGCGACAACACACACCCGCTTAGACTCATCAGCAACGGCGGGTTCGCGAGCGCCATCGCGTGGCTAGTACCTCTCATCGCAAGACACGCGCAGAGTTAACTCGGCACAACATCTATCTTTTAAACAAGCAGAGTATGGAAAACAAATTGTTTTTTGTGTGGGCTTTTGGGGGGTTTGTTTTTGTTAATGTTGGAAATGCAAATGCAAGCGTGAAGGAACCCATGCAGACAATTTTGCTTCCCAGCAGTGTCTCAAAGCAACCGCCGCGCCCACCATGTCCAGTAAACTTGGGAAAGGGTTTTCCTTGTGAAGGCAATTTTCAGTGTAAAAATTGTGATAAATTAAATTGTTCTTGTTGTTGCTGCTGCAAAAACTGTAAACAAATATGTGGGTAAAATTTTGAATAGTTTTACAAAACAAGCAAAGCAACAAATATAATTAAAAATAATTTTTATTAAAAACTTGGCTCCTTTGTATTATTATTTTTGTATGTAAAGTTCTTCTTCTCCAGTGTTGTGTTTCACCCTTTAGCTTCTCTGGCTTCTCTTCCCCTCCCCCTATCAATCTCTCGCCGAGGCGGCCAGGGGCTGGCGCAGCTTGGAAAACTTGTGCAGCTTGGAGGCGTTGAGGGTCACGTTGCCCATCACGGTCACGGCCACGCTCAGGTTCTCCCTGCAGCGCGCGGGAATGAGGTTCACCAGGGGGATGCGGGGAGCGATGAAAAAGATGGCCTCGCCGAGCTTGTCGCCGGTGCGCAGCACTTGCAAAAAGCAGGTCCTGTTCTTGACCACCACCTCGGCCGTGCCCCCCTTGGGCCACTCGAAGCAGCCCATGAGCTCAAAGCGGCTCTCCTCGTTCCCCTCCACCTCCTGGTCATCGTCATAGACATGCCAGTTGCCTCCACAAGAGGGCGCTATGACGGCCGTGAGGTCGGGCAGCAGCGGGGCATAGTACACGTTCCCGTAGGTGACCCTCGCCGCCTGCCCCGCGGGCACAATCACCGGGGGCCCGTAGTAGCGCACGGGAACGGTGCCCGAGAGCCAGCGCCAGGGACTAAACAGGTAGGGGTTGTACCTAAAGGCCAGCAGCGCATCGCGCGACAGGGTCATGCCCACCTTTACCCGCGTGGCCGGCGGCGGCGGCGGTGGCGCCCGCAAACAGCTTCGCACGCTCGAGCGCCGCGAGGAGGCGCGCGAGGAGGAACCCCCCTCCCGCAGCAGCAGCTCGTCGCCGCTCACAGAGACCCTCACATAGTGCTTGCTCAGCTTGACCGCGTTCACGGGGCAGGGGAGGCCCGGCGTGGTGTGCATCTTGCAAAAGCCGCCGCGCTCAAAGAGGGCCGTGCGCTGCGCCAGCAAAAAGGGCAGCTCGCGGCCCTCGCACGGCGTCGGGGTGCCCGAGAAAAAGATCTGGGGGCGCTCCGAGGTCAGGTGGGCGCCGTCCTGCGAGCATGTTGTGGGCGCGCTCACCGGGCTGCGGTCCTTGTGAATCTTGAGGCAGAGGCTCTGGGGCTTCACCTGGGTCACGGGCAGCAGGTAAAAGGTAAACCCGCCCGCCGGCACGGGGCCCTCGAGTGGAGAGAGCAAGGGTACCCTAATGTCGTTCAGCGAGGACCTAATCACCAGCGGGGCCGCCCGCACCGGGTTCTTGGGGCACTCGGACACCAGCAGCACCACCTCGCTCAGGTTGCCCCCGTAGGCGGTGGAGGTAAAATGAAAGCCGGGGTACCTGTCCTCGAGGATAACTTTTAGCGTGGAGAAAGAAGGCAGCTTGTGTTCACAAATCATGTCAGGGTTCAAACAAATTTTATTGGTAACTTTTACGTAAGTCTCAAAGACAGAAAAGGACCATAACGTGGCTGCCGAGAGGCGGCCCCCATCCCCCGCGCGCGAGGGCGACGGCTGCCGCGGCGGCAACAGCAGCTCACACCCCGAGCTCCCTTTGCTGTTGCGCAAAGAGCTCTCCCGCAGGGTTCCCGCCCGCCTGCGATAGGTGGCGGTTCCGCCAGTTACCTTAGGAATGCCGGGTTGGGAGCTCCTGCGCAACCTTAAAGACCTTCTCAGAGAGTGACCCGAGAACGCCATGTTCAATTCGGCGGCGACCTACTCTGTCAGCTCGCAGGTGTCCCAGGTAAACAGGGTGCCCGCGTTGTCAGAGAACACGGTGTTTATATCCGTGCGGTACACCGGAACGGCCAGGGCGAGCAGGTCCCCGTGCCCGAGGGTGACGGGGCTATCAGAATTGTTGTACAAAGTTAAAACCAGGGACGTCATGGGCTCCCACACGACGGGCCTCACCAAAAGTTCAGGGTTGCAGTTGCTGTTGCCCACCAGGCAGACGGGGCGCTGCTGAGTGAGCGCAGAACCCCTAAAAAACATTCCCTTGACCGGCAGGTGAATGGTCTTTCGGGCGGGCACGGTCACGTAGCCGGGGCAGTTGATGGGCAGAGACCACCCCCAGGCCTGGTTAAACTTGGGCGCGATAAACCTGTCCGTGACTATCACGGGGTCCACGTGCGCCCCCAAAACCGAAACCGTCGCGTTCACCGCCTCGGGCTGCTTATCGCCCGTCACCACCAGGTCGAGGACGTAAACGTCCTCACCCTTCCTGTACATCTTACACTCCTTGAGCGACAGGTGCACTATCCTGTACTTGTTGTAGTACTCGCAAAATTGGGAGTTGGTGATCCTAAAAAAGTCCTTTCCCTCCGGCCACTTGAAGGCCATGGTGTAGGTGCGCGGCGCCGTCCTGAGGGCAACGCCGCTCACCTCCATCACCCTGCTGCCGCAGTACTCGGTCACCTTGCCCAGCTCCAGGCCGGGGGGCAGGTCGTTAAACATGTTATAGATTGCAGAAAAGGCGCTAGAGCTCTCTATCGCCTTTAGCGGCAAAATGGAGAGGCGCAGCTCTCCGGAGGTCAGCAAGTCGGTGCCCGTAATCAGGTTGCAGCAGATGGGCTTCTTGAGGTCAGAGAGCACCGTCTCCACCACCAGGTATTTGGACTGATCGTAGTCCATGTTTTGCATGATAAAGGTGGAGTCAAAAATCCTGCAGGCCACGTGGAGCTGGTTGGCGGGCTCAAACCTGCACAGCAGAATCTCCATAAGGGACCACACCGAGAACGGCAGGGTCAGGGCGCTGCAGCGCCCCGCCTGGACGTTCAGGTCCACGGTGTTGACCACCATCAGGCCGGTGGAGGTCACCTCAATCTTCCAGTCCTCCACGTAAAACACCTCCCCCCGCATGGCCAGCAGCATGTCTGCGAGCGTTGCCTGGACAACCTCCTCCATGGCGACTAAAAAAAGTTTGATTTAGCTTTTTTTAGGCTAAAAAATAAAGTGCTATTTTTTTATAGCACTTGCTAAAAAGCTCGAGAGCTCCTTGGGTAACAAGCGAGGGAATTGTGTCTTTTAAGGCCTGCCTGCCAGGTGCAAGAAGCAGGAGACGGAGGCGCTCGAGGAGGAGCGGGACCCGGTTGAGTTGTTGAAAGTATGCCTGAGGTTTTTTCCAGTGAACATGTAGACAAACAGTATGATAAGCATAGGGACGCTGCTCAAGTAGATGAAAACATTACCCGTGACACGTCTGGGGCACATGACCCCCGAGCTGTACTCCAGCCAGGCCGAAGTTATGGCAGTGAGCCAAATAAAGGATATAGGGAGAGTCACCAAAACAACATTGGCGCAGATGCCCCACTTCCCCTTTAGGGAGGTGCTCAAGATTTTTTTGAGGGTGAGGGCGGTTGCCGCGGTAACCGCGCACACAAAGGAGAAGTAAACCAAAACCCTGACCAGCAGCTTGGCTCTGTGAGCCTCTGGGGTCGCGGCCAAAAAGCAGCCCCCCGCGAGGTTGGGGGACTTGTGCAGGCCGTTCCTGCTTATCTCCCAGGCGTTGACGGCGGTCACCGTCAGGCACGCGACCCCCGCCGCCCCTATGTAAGCGCAGATGGCCGCGGGGGTCATGGTGCCCCCGGCCATCCTGCTGTACACCGCCCTGCACCTGTCCAGGCACATGCCCACGTTCAGCAGCCCCCCTAACAGGTAGCAGAAGGTCACCAGGCTCTCGGTGACCACGCACTTGAGCGCGCCCTTGGCGTAGTCCTGCGCCATCTTGGTCACCAGCCACACCCCGATAACCACGCACCCCGCGAAAAGCCATATGTTGGAGTTGGGCTTGAAGCCCGTCCTCACCGAAAAGAAGCCCATCATGGTCACCACGATGCCCAGAAACACGCACTCCAACATGGTCCCCCACACCGCGGCCTCGGGGTCGGATCCCCGAGTGCAGTTGGCTACGAGGGTCCCATTGAGCAATAATTGATAATTAATAAATGAATAATTCATTGACTCATCTGTCATCGCGCGTTTGTATCTGGTCCTCTTTTTTTTCTCTCACCCCCCGTTCACACTCTCTCTCGCGGCGGCGGCGGCGGCGGCGGGCGAAAAGCTCCCGGTTGTGTAATTCGGGGCAGAGGTTGGCGCTTCGGGGGCGACATGTTTTCCCCCGCCCCGCCCGCCCCACTAACCCACTCGCGGTCAGACACTCTCGCTCGCCACCCTTCCTTCCTCTCTCCTTCTCTGCCGCATCTCATTCCAAAACACACACACACGCAGAGCCGGCGGTCTCGCCTCGGGGCTTCTTCCCCCTTTGCGGCGGCGCCCCAGAAACGGGGATCCCCCCATTTACCCAATCACAACTGGAGAGAGACCGGGGCTGTGAAATCTCTTAGGGGGGTTTGTTTGCTTCGCACGGGGTCAGCGGCCGCTGGGGGGCGGGCGAGGGCACACCCGTTGCTGAGAATGCATAGAGGAGTCGCGGGGACGGAACCTCTATCGGATAAACAAGCGAAGGGGGTTTATTTCCTTCGCCCGGGTCGTCGGCCGCTGATGGCTTTGCTGGTGGGGGTTCGCGAGAATAAAGCCTTTTTTTCTCTCCCTTTTTACACCACCCACCCACCCCCACCCTCACACACACACGCACACACGCGCGCGCGGGTCCCCTTTCCTAGATCTATCTTCTCTCTCGCCGCTCGAAAAACTTTCTTGCCCTTTTTGAAATGGGGAAGTGAAACCCCAGAGGGGAGAGGTGGGGGTGTGTGTGGGGCGGCGGGCCGCGGCCCGCCGCCCTGGCCAAAGCCGCGACTCGCTCTTTTTGACATTTTTTTTCCCAAAGTGTAAAAGCACCAAGCACACGGCAAAGAGCGCACGCACACACAAACATACACACAGAGAGTAAGGAAAAAAAAATTGGAGTTTATTATCCCGCCGCCGGGAATGAGCTTGGGATCTGGCCTTCCAAGATTATTTTTTTCCGTGGGACGCGAGGGCGCTTTGGTCCCTTAAGTCGCAAAGTTAATCCCCTCTAATCCCTTTTGCCCCTCTAATACCTCGCTCCCCCGCGCCGCCGAGCTCGCGAGGGGGGAACTTTTGGTGACCTCCTGACCTCAGAACCCCCGAGTAGCGTGACCCCCTGACCCTAAAACCGAAACCTAGATGACTTTGGGCAGAGTTTCGCCGGGCGGCAGTTGGGTATGCATATGCTCCAAAAGGGGTGCCCCGCGACCCGGGCGCCGCTTGAGCGCCGAAGGGCCCGATCTGCCACTTTCTGGGATTAACTGTGACGCGGCGGGTGACTAACTAGCCGCTGTGATTTCGGCTGAAACTAAAAGGTCATTTGGAGTTTAGTGGGTGAAGGGGCGAGGAGGAGGAGCTCATTAGGTGACGTCGTATTCATGGCTTTTTAAACTTTTCAAATAGCATACCTGCTCGGCACCGTGACAAGAAAAACTTAGTGCAAATTTCGCTTACTTCCTGGTTGTCGCTGATTGGCTGTTGGATCTGTCACTCAAACTCCAACTGGCCTCCCATTGGTGCTTGGAGCTGCCACTCAAAATGTCAGCCCTCTGGTTGGCCTACGGCCCCGTCAATCACAAATGCCGGCATGTGGTTGGCCGGAGCTCTCGTCCAATGAGCGCGCGGCTAAAAGTGCTCTGGGCCAATGAGATTGTGGGGATTGTGTGGTAGGCGTTTTTGAGTTGCGCTATATTATTATATATATATATATATATATATATATAGGTATGTATATACCTGTATTACGTATACTGTAATGACGTAACCTGTAGTGACGTATCCTGTAGTGACGTATCCTGTAGTGACGTATACTGTATTACTATACTAGATTAGTCATAACTGGTATGAATTTTACTGGATCGCTAAATCTCGCATGGCTGTATCTGTATATGCTATACCTGTAACACATACCGGACCCTATATCAGGGGTGGGGCATATGGTCCCTTTCCTTGTTTTCCGATAGAGGTTCTATACCGGTGACTCAGATAAGGAAATACCGGTAAGGTTATTTCCTTATTAGATAGCCAGCAATAGTAGGCCAGCCCGAAGGGGAAAACCCCACAGTAGAGGGGGTTGGAGTTAGTGACCTCACTGCAGAAGTGGGAGGAGCAGGAGTGATTCTATGTGAGACATCCTTTATAGATAGGTCAGTACTGTATAAATAGGCGCCCAGCCCACTGCCCCGGTGCTGCGGCGACGGCTGTGGCAACTACGGGCTATACGGGGCTGGGGTGTGGGACGAGCTCGGGGCGAGCTGCTACGGGGAACGCTACCGGGGTTGGGGGGTGCCTAGCTCCAGGGTGAGCTGCTACGAGGAACCATACCTGCACCAGCTGGGGGTGCCTAGCTCCGGGGGTGAGCTGCTACGGGGAACCATACCTGCACCCGCTGGGGGTGCCTAGCTCCGGGGGTGAGCTGCTACGGGGCTTTTGGGGGGCCAAGCTCCGGGGAGCTTGGGGGAACCATACCTAGCCCCGCTTTGGGGACCCTAGCTCCACGGGGAGCTCCGTGGGGGAACCGCTACCCCACCGCCTCGCTCACGCCGGGCGCAACCCCGGTGGTGGGCTGCCGGGGAGCGCGCGAGGCTCCCGGGGAACCGCCGCGAGGAGCAGCTCGCCGAGCGCCTGGCTTTTGGGGCCCTAGCTTTCCCGAGGGCGCAGCTGCCCCCCATTCCCCAAAATTTTGCCGGGCGGCCACCGCTGCCCAAAAATCCCCGCTACAAAATCCCCCCACAAAATCCCTGGAATAAAAATCCAGGAATTTTATTCCAGGTTATCCATCCTGGATTTTTGAGCCCGGTACACGCGCCTCGCCCGAGGCTAGTATAGCGGCCGGGGGACCCTGCAGGGGCTTTGAAGATTTCACAGCAATCCCTGCGGGTCACCGGCCTAGAGATTTTGGGGGGCGCGCTTTTGAAAGAAAGCAAAAACTAGATTTTGACATTTAAAATTTGTTTATTAAGAGATAATGATTTCAACAGCCTATGCCCTGCTGTTGCTGACCAGGGTCTGCTGGGTGCCCACCGTGGAGCATATCGTGAGGGAGCAAGGTGGCAGGTTCACCACCACTGAGTCAAAGGTGTGGCACCACCACTTGGGCAGATACAAGAACTGCGGCAGCCCCGATGTCACTCAGGCGGCCCTGGACATTCAGATCGTTGCTAGGTGGAGGTGGAGGCTCGGCCAGAGCCTCAACCGGCAGGAGAGGGTTTACCTCTTGAGCGCCATCGAAGATTTGTGCCATCCCAAGAGCACCAAGGCGTGGCGCCTCAAAAATCCCTGGCAGGAACGCCTGGAAAGGCACCTGCGGGAAGAACTATGACCTTTACTTTCTCTCTCACATTTTCATAATAAAATAAAAAATTATTTATTTTTTTAAACTTAATTTCTGTTTCTCGCGTGTGTCTCAAACCCTCAAACCCCCTTCCCATTTGCCATTCACAAACAAAAAGTTGCACAAGCACCCCCATGATGCCCATCTTGCCATTCACACAAACAAAAAGTTGCACAAGCACCCCCATGATGAATATGACAAGACCCGCACATCCAAAGGCCTAAAACCTCAGCTCTTTTTTTTCACGTGAGATAAAGCTTAAGGTCTTAGGCCTATTGAGTGCAAGCTTCACACCCCCAGTTGCCAACCCAAAGACGTCACACGTTGCCATTTTGAAGATTCTTAAAACACCCGCAGATAGACAGGCCAAAAACTCCAAGTTACTCTTTACACACAAACTAGAGAGTTGATGGCCTAGTAAACACGGGGTTTACATGATGAGAGCGTAGCACACGGGTCTCTTCCCAGCTGCGCAGAATATAGAGACGCTGCAAACCCAAAGGCCTCGATCTCTTGGTTGTAGGTGAGTGACACCAACCAAGAGATCGGTGCCTGGGAAACGCAAGGCCCCCCTTTCACTCTCCTTTGCTGTGCTAAAAATGGCGGCGCTTGAAGACCATGATAACCTTGCGCAATCGCGAGCTAAGAGCTTTGAGTTTATTGTACACACACAAAGCGCTTAGCCCGGTAGGCACAAAGTCTCCTCACTCTTGCGGCTATTCCAAAAAAACGCACACCTCCCTCTCCCTTCCCCCACAGGAGCATCTTAAACACTGAGCCTCCCGAGACTAGGATCGCCTGGTGGGTTTTTTGTCATTTGCACCAGGTGTCCTTGTCTCGGAAAACACAGAGTCTCTGTCATTTTGGAACACGGAGTTCAAATCTCACATACACACACAAGGATACCCCATTCCCAAATGGCTAAATCTCGCACACCCCCATTCCCAAATGGCTAAATCTCGCACACCCCCATTCCCAAATGGCTAAATCTCGCACACCCCCACACAGGATACCCCATAGCCAAATGGCTAAATCTCGCACACCCCACACACACAGGATACCCCATTGCTAAATAATGGCTAAATCTCGCACACTCTCACACAGGGTACATTGCCAAATAATGGCTAAATCTCGCACACTCTCACACAGGGTACATTGCCAAATAATGGCTAAATCTCGCACACCCTCACACAGGGTACATTGCCAAATAATGGCTAAATCTCGCACACCCTCACACAGGGTACATTGCCAAATAATGGCTAAATCTCGCACACCCTCACACAGGGTACATTGCCAAATAATGGCTAAATCTCGCACACCCTCACACAGGGTACATTGCCAAATAATGGCTAAATCTCGCACACTCTCACACAGGGTACATTGCCAAATAATGGCTAAATCTCGCACACTCTCACACAGGGTACATTGCCAAATAATGGCTAAATCTCGCACACCCTTTACACACGGGATATCCCTCCAGACTATCAGCCATGCACACAGGCAATAAACCTTAGCTTCTTTTGCTGTTTAACCGATAGAGATGGCTCCCTGACCTCTCCTCAAAAACTCCATCTTTAATTTCTACTTTAAAAACTCCATCTCCTTCGCTGTTGAGCCAATAGAGATGGCTCCTTGAGTTTTCCTTATTGCCTCCAGCGCCAAATGTTTTGTCTTGGACCCCCACCCTTGACGAGGCAAAAAAAGACTAGTCAGGAGATTGGTTTGGGTGTGGATTCTAGATAACCACCTAGCAAACCAATATCCTAACCGGCCTTTTGTCCACAGAGACTTGTGACACTTTGCACGCTCGCCCTCTGGTGGAAGAAACACAACATTGAATGTCAGCATCAATATATTTTTATTAGCAAGTTTTTTTATTCACGGTGGTGATAGATTGTAAACGGGCGCCACCCGGTGGGCGCATTGTTGAAATGCAAAGTAGCTTCTCTGCAAAAGTTAATTTCATCGGCGCCACCTCGTGGCGAAGGCCTTACAATGCACCCCACCCATAGCTGTTTTAATTAGCACCCTCTTGTGGCCACACCTCATATTGCAACAAATCCTCTTATCCCACTTTGTAAAACTATTATTTTTTTGCAGTTCTCAAGGTAAGCGGGGAGTACTGCAAATTTCCAACGCTGCAAGAGACACACAGTGAGCGGCGGAAAAATGCAATACTCTCCATTTTCCTTGTTGCTCTTGATGAAAAGTTACCAAGACGAGTGGGGGGAGTGTTCCAAACTTTTACCAGAAAGTCAAAGAGGATTTGGGGGTTGATTAATCCAAGTCCTCAAGGACTTTCGTGGCAAAAATCTAGAGACATCATTTTTTTTTCCTTGACTAGCTGGCCGCTGTTGGTTTTTGTCAAAGCACCGGTCAGAAGGTCTTTGAAGAATTAGTACTTTTCTATAAACCTAACTCTCAAAAGACCTTACATACGGGGCTCTTGACCTGTTTGGCCGGGGTCTCTTGTGGGCTACCACACGCGCGCGCGAGGCAGAGAGAGGTTAAGAGGAGGGAGGAGGGTTGGTAAACACACGCTACTGTAGTTTGTGAAAAACTGGATGCTTGGATGCGATAACTCAGCATTTCACAGACTACTGCAGCGAGATGTTTTTTTAGGGGGGGGATTGGCATACCCTCTTTTCTCTTTTTAGCCATTTTGTTGTTTGTTTGCTTGTAGTTGTTTAAAAACCACAGATCAGAGTTCGCACCTACGTAAGTTTTTTTACTATAACAACCCTAGACGTTGGCTGCGAACTCTAGCCTGGGGTCTACATACAAAGAGCGCGATGGCTATGGTGGTGGGTGGGCTTTGCAGCTATCGCGACGGTTAAAAAAGAGTTAATGGATTAGATGCTATGTATAAACCACGTACCAGAGTTCTCAACTAAGCCAGGTGAGTTTCTTTGTTATGCATGGCTTTGGCTGAGAACTCTACCACAGGGTTTTTACATTTTTCAGAAAAAAAAACACTCGTGATAAAGTCCCATGTGGCCCACAGGCCCAGCATCTGTTACTCTCGCTACTTGCTAAAAACAGTCTTTCTGCGAAATCTAAAAACACCCTTCCGAGTACCTTGGGGGAAACAGGTGTTTTTTGCAGACCCCCCCAGTTCCGAGAAAATTTCTCGTTAAACTTTTTTTCTACAAAACCACAGATGAATAATTTCCACTTCATTTTCAAGAACACCCCTAGAGTCCCACGCGAAAGTGAGGGTTTTTAAAAAACACAACTCACCTCCCTCGTGGGACTCAAGCGGGATTCTGAATCGTCCACAGGATGGTTCCAAGTGTTTTTTTAACCTTTTTTTGAGTTTAAAAAAACCACCATCTATATTGTCTTTAAGGTGCCAGGTTGGATTGATAAACCCCAGGCACCCCCAAGACAACACTGCAGTGATTTTTTTTTGAAGGAAGCCCACCTCTTGGCAACCGTGTGTCTCCTCCACACTTTTCAATCCCAGGCAGCACAAATCAAAACACCGTCTGAGTGTCCAAAAACTGCTCGGGGCTTTCACATTACACACTCCAAGTAGTTTTTACACAACTCATTCGGGATTTTGGGAAGTTGTAAAAAAACAAAGATGGTCGCCCGGTCTCTGTTAGACAAAACACCGTTTAGAGTCTCTTCAAGGTACTAGGTGTTTGTTTAAACTTTACCCCAGTCCCTTAAAGAGATCTCAATCGGGATTTTGCAAACCAAAAGGTGGGGGGGGGCGGAGGCTACTCTCCTCTACCCGGTGCGCGCGTTCGCAAAACACCTCGAGGAGCCTGCGTGGAAGCCAGGGCCTAAAACAACTCGCTTCCACGCAAACCTCCACATGGAGTTTTGTGAATACTTGGGTTGCTCACAGTACATCACGTGACAACCCAACCGAGCGATAAAAAGCTTTGGCGCCATTCAAAACTTCAAGTCGCTGCGTTAAGAACCCAAGTGTTTCAAAGACACACAAGCACTTTGGTTCTAACGCAGCACCCGCAGTCTCGCAGTGGATGGGAAGGGTGTGTGGGTTAAAAACATGTTTTAAGACCTCGGGAGGCTCCATTAAGACTAACGTGCGTATGGGGGCACGCGCGCACATCAGTCATGATGGAGCACCCGTAGCCTCACAGCCTCGCCTCTCTCTCGGGGGGTCTTTTTGCAAGCAAGTTGTTGTTCTCTCGAGATGTCATTGCCAAAACACCATCTAGCGATCAAGGCATAACCTAGGCGGCTTGGAAAGCAAACCAAGGCCAAGCCCTTGATCACGCACGGTATTTTGACATTCTTGAGTCTTCTGTATTCAAAAGCGCCGTTTTAGTTGTATTCAGAAGCGCCATCCGTCGTCCTAAGGGCTTAGGGGTGTTTACTTAGACATCATACCCCTACCCATAGGATGATAGATGGCGCTTTGCCATCTTCACTTTTTTCATCTTCTTTTTCTTCTATCTCGCGCACGTGACCCTTCCTCACAATGGCAAGACACCTTAGGGCCCGGCAGGAGAATTTTTGCGCTTTTAGTATCAGACAAAATTCACCGTGCGGGCCAAACGGTATCTAGCACGCAGAGGCGGGTGTTGGCGGCGCCCTCTCGCGGGGAGATGCTAGAATGCACATCTTGTGACTAAAAACTCTGCTGACACTCGGTGCGCGCAAAGAAAGCCGGGCTAAGGTATTGAGTCCCCTAGACTCAATACTTTAGCCCAGCTTCCCTTGAGCCACCCTCAGACTCAAGTTCGCTCGAGGCCGGATGCTGAAACTTTACTTTTTCCAACAGCAAGATGATAAATTTAATTTTGGCATATACCTTTCTCAATAACATGGTGCAACGAAAAGTCAGTTTGGTGTGCCTTAAACTGACCCCTCATTGCACTATGCCAGTGAAAACTCAGTCTCTTTGCTTAACAGCGCTTGCATAGCAAGAAGACCTCAATGCTACCTCGCTTGTTGTGTGAATAGAGCCCAAGCATAAACCTCATAAGCTTGTGAAATAATAATAAAGAATATGAAACAAAATTTTTTGTTTATTTTTTTATAAAAAAAAGGTTCAATAATATAGATAACTTGAAGAGCGGCTACTTCATGTAGAGTTGTCAAGACACCGTTTCAAGACCACACAAAACCGAGTCTCACTGATAAAAACTCTAGGTTTTGACGATCTTGCCTAGATGTCTCACACACACGCGCGCGCGGGAAGGCGGCGGGCGCGCCTTTTCATCAGTTCTTTTTTTTTCATTTTTCAAAACACCGGGCCGCCATCAGGCTGAGCTAAGAAAGGCCTCTTAATCTTGAGCTCAGCAGAGATGGCGCGGCGGGATTTTGACTTTGAGCCAATTCACACCTTAAAAAGGGTCCTCCCCCCCTCTTCATCTTTCTCCCTCGGCGGAGTGGCAGACCTTGGGCGAGGAGCCATACAGAGGGGATGGAAACTTCGGTTCGTATAGAGGTACCAACATAAAGTTTCCAGCTCCTCTCCACGGCGCCCGCAGGCACACTCATTTCTTTTTTAGAGGTGGGGGGGGGGAGTTGACTGCACAAAAGCTCTCAGGCCCACCACACCCACCCACCCACTTACAAATTTGTGGAGTGTAAATTCAAAACGCCAGTCAACTAGTGGGGTACGTTTTGTGCCTCGCTGTGGTATAGAACACAAAACACACTACACTAATTCAACAGCAGTTTTGGTCCTTTTTTTTCTTCTTGCCAGAGTAGAGAGAGTGTAGATGTTGTTAAAACTCCGTGATGATAGCTCAAAGGCTGCTATGCTTAGACACGCACAAAGCGTCCTAGGCTATCATAAACGGCCTTTTACACGCAGCGGTGGCGGTGGTGGTCTCTCTGTAGAACGCCCACAACTTTTCCTCAATAAAGTTTAATGGCTACCCCCAAAATGTCTTCTTACAAAGGTTTAATCTCAAACCCCCTCTTAACTGTCTTTTGAAAAAGTTTAATTTCAAAAACCCCCCTCTTGACTGTCTCTTACAAAGGTTTAATCTCAAACCCCCCTCTTAACTGTCTTTTGAAAAAGTTTAATCTCCAACCCCCCTCTTAACTGTCTTTTGAAAAAGTTTAATTTCACCTCGCTTGTTATGAGGATAGAGCCCAAGCTTGGAACCGTAGAGTGAGGGTATTGTCCAGACGCCATCAAGATTGCCATGGATTGTTTTTGGTGATTGAGACACAAATCACAACCCAGGCGATCTTACACGGTGTCTGACGCGCAGAGGGCGGACGTCTCTTCTCGAGATGGCGCGTGCGTGCGTGCGTGTGGAGGATTAATGAAACACCAACTAAGACAGCCAAAGACAGTTGCGTGTTCTACTGACGTACAAAACTAACTTTGGTTGTCTCAAACGGTGTCTCGCTCGCTCTGTGCATCTTTTCTTCAAGGCGGGCCTCGCGAGCGCTTCACAAAACACTATCAAGATTGCCAAAACGGCTGTGCTCGCGCAGATGACACACAACCGCTAAGGCTACCTTGACTGGTATCTTGTAATTGAGAATGGTGGGCTGTATTGGTTCACGGGTGGGGGTGGTACCTGACACTGTTCGGATTGCTAAAGCAGCTTCGTCTACTCAAAAAAACTCAGCTACCTCAGCTACCCACACAGTATCTCGCACTCAATCTTCCCGGAGCGGATGTTGGCTGGAGTCCTGTGTCGGCGGCGAGCGACGTCAAGTGTTAAAACACCATTGAAGATGACCCTGCTCCCGAGGTTCCTGAGCCATCCTCGGGTGGCAGCCTCATCTTAGGCGGTATCTCACGCTTTTAAGGCCTTGAAGACTCGGCCGAGACACCAGTAAGATGGACTGTGTAGCTAAGTTTACTTTATCAAAACTCGAGAGGCACAATCCATCTTAAATGGGATCTCGCACGTAAGAGCACGCAGACCCCCCTCCCTCCCCCTTAGAAGATATCGCCGAGACACTGTTTAAAATGGACCGTAATGTCTGAGTTTAATTTAGAAAAACTTAGAGACACGATCCATCTTAAACAGGATCCCCGCCGGCTTGGGAAAAAAAACATGTCTCTTGATAGCAGCGTCGCTATCAGATTACAAAACACAAACTAGATAGTTTTGGAAACTCAAGTATCTTTTAAAAAACAACTTAGTGCCAAAACTATCACACTTTGTATTCAGCGCGCGCGTGACAGCTTTATCGCGGGGTCTCTTCTCTGTGTTGTCATCTGTGGAGGTCCGTGTTGCAATAGGGGTGCGATAGTCTTTGCACTTAATTTGTCCGCGAGAAAAACAAATTATGTGCAAACACTATCTTACCCGTATTCAACTTTAGCGTGGCGTCTCGCAGCGGGCCCGGGTTGTCCCTTTCTTCCAGAGGCGGTCTCTCTTTTTCCCCTTTTTTTTCTTCCAGCGATGCAGCTCGCGCGACGGGGGGTCGCCAGACCCTGTCTGGCGATCTCAGGGAGACTAGGCGATGGTTACATTTAGCCTCTCCCTTTGATACCAGATGGGGTCTCGCGTGTGCGTGAGGGTCTCTAGAGCTGAAAAGAGGCGCGCGCGCCCTTTGAGCCGCCGAGCGCTGCAGCAACTACACTCGCGTATCAAGTAGATCCCAATTTGGAGATAATTGAGACGCGTGTGCAGTTATCGCAAATCTCTCTCAAGAGGGGCGCGCGAGCCACGTCAGGCGGCGGCTCAAGGGTCGTCCGAGGGGGGGAGGTCTACAAAGTTGTAGATGACCTTGACGGCCTTGTCGCTGTCGTTCTCAAACAGGCACTGCAGGATGTTGGCGGCCCCGTGGACCACCTTGTCAAAGTAGAGGTCCACCGCGGGCGGGATGCCGTGCTGGGCCGCGTAGGCGGGGTCCTCGGCCAGATCTGACTTGAGCTTACACTTTTCCCCCTTGGAGGGCTGCACAAACACGTAGGCTATCCTATCGTGGATCTGGGGGAGCTCCTCGTTCCTCTGCATAATCTTATTGTACACCACCAAGTGGGGCAGGGTGAGGGTCTTGTAATAGGAGATGGGCCTGCTGAGCTCGGTGGAGAAAGACAGCTGGCTCGCGGGCACTAGGTTGAGCCTCAGCCTCCTGTAGCTGTCGTTCAGGACATCCACCACCTTGAGGAAGCCCGCCGGGAGCCCCCTCCGATACACCTCTTCCACCCTCATGGAGCACAGCCGCTCGGCGGCCGCCCTCACCCCCTCGTCCCTCAGCACCAGGTCCAGGACGGCCTTGGTGGTCTCCTGCACAAACTTGCAGGCGGTCTTCCTGACCAGGTCCACCCCCTTCATCAGCACCTTGCCCGTGGTCATCATGCCTATGTACCTCTTTTTGGTGAGCAGGATGAGACACGTGAACGTCTTCTCCGCCTCTAGCTTAATGGGGTCCACAAACAGGGTGTGGGTCATGTGCGCGGCCAGCTCGTCGCAAAAGCCCGTGACCGCCTCGGGGCTGTAGCCCCTGCAGTGGATAAACAGAGAGTCCGTGTCCCCGTAGATGACCTTAAAGCTGGCCTCGGGGTCGCAGGCCGCCACGGGCCTCTGCAAGATGGCAGCCAACCCCTCGGGGGTCACGGCCTCTATGTAGCGCTTGGACCTCTCTAGCATCCTCCTCCCCTGAAAGGTGACCGTCTCTGCTATCTTTAGGCACGGCAGGATGCCCGAGGCCACCCCCGTGAACCCGTAGACGGCGTTGCAGGTGACCTTGATGGCCAGCTGCTGCTTGTCCAGGATGGTCCTGGTCGCCTCGTCGGCCTCGGCGGCCAGGGCGCGCCTGATGGCCTTTCTCTTGGCCAGCCAGGCGTTCAAGAGGGTGGCCAGCAGGGAGGCGGTCTTGTGCTTTTTTACAAAGTGCACCGCGCCGCTGCTCAGCTCGAAGGTCTCGTAGTCCCCCGGGCCCAGGTGAGGGTGCAGGTAGAGCTGATCGCCCGGGATCATGGTGGAGTAGCAGAGGTTGTGGGCCTGGATGATGGTGGGGTAGAGGCTGGCAAAGTCTACCACCAGCACGGGGGTGTTGTAGAACCCCGGTGTGGGGTCTATGACGGTGGCCCCCTGGTATCCCTCTGAACTTTCCTTGTTGCCCGATGGAAGGATGAACCCCTGGCGCCCGGCGACGTCCAGCAGACAGGAAAAGACCCTTATCTGCTGCCCGTCCGTCAGCACCCGCCTGGTGGGGATCTTGGCTATCTTGGCTATCTCTGAAATCTCTACGTGAGTCATGAAATACTTTAGTAAGTCTAACACCAGGGCCGAATCCTTGACGCAGTACGTGCCCAGCTTGGCCCTGCCCTCGGGACCCTGCCTAAACAGGTGGGGGATCTCCTTGTAGGAGACGTCGTCCTTTTTTTCGCCCACGCACTCCTTGGCCACCGTGTCCAGCTTGTAGTTGGACAGGCTCAGCTTCTCCCTGCACACCTGGTACATGTCCACGGGCACCACCCCCGCCACCTTAACTTTGGACACGGCCCTCATGAACCCCGAGGAGGAGCTGTTTTTGGGCTTGTGCACCTCAAAGATGGAGGCGGAGCGCGTGCGGGTAAACTCTTTGGGGTTGAGGTTGTACACCTGCGAGGCCCTGTCCAGGATGTAGGGGAAATCAAAGTTGGAGATGTTGTAGCCCGTGACAAACTCTAGGTCCATGTCCCTGATCATGGTCAGGAAGAGGTAGAGGAGGTCCAGCTCCGAGGGGCACTCGTAAACCTCCACCCCCTCTATGGGGGAGCAGGTGCCCAGGTTGAGGAGGATGCTCCTGGGCGCCGCCCCCTTGGACCCCTCTTTCCAGATAACGCAAGATATCTGCAAAATCATGTCCTCGTCCCTGGCGGCGTTAGGAAACCCGCTCTCGCCCATGCACTCTATATCAAAGGACATGATGTTGTAGCCGGGCCACTCGGACCTCTCGGGGTAAAACTCAAGGTCGCCCACCGCGCAGTCGTACTCGAGCTCCGTCCAAGAGTCCCGTCCCGCGCCTAGGCGCGGGACGGCAGCGGAGCAAGAGTACCACCCGAAGGTGGAGAACCCTCGGTCTATGATGAACCTCCTGGCCGCGTCCACGTTGGTCTCAAAGACCTCGCAGCCCGCGGCCGTGAGCCTGTCGGCCAGGAGGTCCACGAAGCCCGAGCTGGACGCGAAGATCTTGTACACCTCCCGCGTCTCGACGCTGTATTGTTTCAAAACCCTTTTTCTTGTTTTCTGATAGCTGTACCGCCCCTGGCTACAGCCGAAGCCCTCCCGCGAGGACTGCTGGATGATAAAGTCCAGCCTGAGCCCCTCGGGCACCTCGGCGTAAAAGTAGAGCTCCTGCCTAAACACGTTCACGCACACGCTGCGGTCGTCGGCGGTGCGGCCCAGCAGCTTGAGGACGGTGCCGCTGGGGATGATGTCCGTCTGAAACTGAAATGGCACGTGGTCGCACCTGTCTTGATTGTACACTGTTTCTATAATGTCATACACGTGAAAGCTCAAAGCGCCCCCCTCGCCCCCCATTGAGCTACCGCCCCCCAACTCCCCCGCGGCGGGTCTCTCGCGGCGGGTCCACAGACTCTTGCTCCCGTCCCCTAACAAGATGGGGGTCTCCCTGTCCCCCACGAAGCACACCGGCTCCAGGGTGCTGGTGTGGGGGATGACCCCAGCGGCGCCCGGGGTCTTGAAGCATTTTGGAATAATCCTGGTATACTCCCTGACGGGCCTCGCGGGGGCGGCCTTCTTGAGAAAGCTTCTCTTTACCAAGTAAGGATTGTAGAAACTCATCTCTGCACTCTGCTCGCGCGCCTGTGTTGGTGCAAAGGGGAAGTGACACTTTGACTGCGCCGACCGCAGCCTGGCAGGAAACCGCAAGGCGCGTTCCATGTACCATTTTACATACTAGAAACTTAGTTGTGTGAGTCATAAGAAACCAGATGCATTTTATTTACTAAATAAAAAAGTTTATTGAGAAATTTGCTTTGAACGAATGTAGTGTGTTGATTTTTGTTACACGCCCGTCTCTGCCACGTCCTGCGAGGGTCCCACGTCGTCATAGTCCGGCGGCGGCCCCCTAAGCTCTATATCCTCATAATCCCCCTCCCCATCGCTATCCCGCTGCCGCAATCGCGTATATCCTCCCCCTCCCCTCCTTCTCCTCAGTATGTTGCTTGTAGATTCCCTTATAGTGTCAAAGATGGATCTTCTCTGAGTGTGCTCCTCTTGCTGCTGTTGTTGCTGTTGCTGTTGCTGCTGCTGGAATTGGTGCATGGCCAGCAGGATGCTCCTGACCTGGTCTTCTGGGATGGGTTGCACATTTTGCTGGGGGGCTCTATCAACCTCCGGGTACAACATTCTTATGGGGGCCTGGTACACGGTCCTAGACCTCGTGATAAACAGGTACAAAACTATGATGCCCCCCACAATGAGGGCTATGGTGAGTATGCCCCCAAAGGGGTTCTTGAGAAAGCTTATCACTCCAGAGACTATGCTCCCAAACAGGGAAAACACCCCGCTGGCCACGTTCACTATCACGTCGCCCACCGGGCCCAGGTCCTGCACCAGGTCCCCCAAGAACTGGATAAAGCTGTCCCTGCCATCGTGGATGGAGTCATCCAGATCCTTTCTCAACCCCTTTAGATTTTGGGTGTAGTAGTTGTACTCCCTAAACATGGTCTCTATGTCAAACACATTAGACAGCTTCTTTTCCTTTTGGGAGTAGAGCTGTATCACCTGGAAATCTACATTTTCCACCAGAGACAGGTTCAGGGTGATCATGGTGTGCAGGGTGGGCACATCTGTCAGGTTCATGGTGGACACATATTCATAATTTTTGTATTTGTAGATATGATTTCCCCCTTGAAAATAGTGCTCGCAGCTGTGCTGACAAACCTCCACCAGGTTAGTGGACAGCAAAATCTCATTTCTGGCCCCTAGCTGGCCAACAAACAGCTCGCTGCCATTGACAAACTTGAAGCCCACCACGGGCCTGGTGTAACACAGGTCTTTGCTACCCGGGACCCTTAGATTTCTGTGCACAAACACGCTCTCTTGGTCCACGGTGATACAGTCAGAGATTTGGACCACGTCCCCAACGAGTTTTGCAGACACGGGTCTCCCATAGATGGCGCTCATGACGCTGGTGGGGTTTATCTTGCTCAGCTCGTACCACATCAGAGAGGCCCTGTACTGGTTCTGACACCAGACCCTAGACAGCTGCTCCAAGACCCTGTTGATGCTCTTTCTGAGCTGGTCGTAGGCAAACTGAACTTGGGAGGTTGCCAAGTTTTCTTCCATGCTAGAGTTGTTAGAAGAACTATTATTTGTTGCTGTATTACCAGTGTCTCTACGCTTTCTGCGACTACTAGTTGAAGTAGTAGTGTTTGGTGCTGTTGTAGGGGATGTGCTGTTATCGGTACTGTTTATAGTTTTAGCGTGAGCTGCGAGCAAGTCTAACTGCACTAAGGGTTGCCAAACGACGTAAAGATTGCCTGATGTTTTGTAAATTTGGACACTGCCATTTCTAGCATGAGTTTTGGAAACTGGGTCAAACCTTTTTTGAATTTCACCTTCTATGTCTTGCCACGCACACTGATATGTTGTGTTAAAGTAAGAAGTTTCATCAGTGAGAGGAGTTGTAAAAGAGGCGGTTACAGCATCTGCTATAAAATGGTAGCTTTTCTCGTGCTTGGTCTGTATGGCGCTAGGGAACCCCTTCCACAACACCAGGGGGCAGTATGAGCTGTTTTCTGTGGCAGCTTTCCAAGAGATTGAGAAATCATTAAGAGTGGCAAAGAATCTAGTAACGTTTTCCCCGCTCCCCAACCCCACACCATAGTCTGTTACAGAATAATTATACAAGACCTGGACGGGTACGCGCCTCGATGCGTTGGTATAAAAAGGTGACGTTTCTATAGAGTCCCCAGAGGCCGTCACAAAATACTCAAAGGGTTTGTGTGATCTGGCCGTCATATCAATTACTTCGCAGTTGACCGTCGTTCTAGTGGTGTAAGACCACAGCAGGTTCCTGGGGGTCACGTAGAGTTCGGGCTGACTGTGATAGCGCCTGATGCTGGAGGTGAGACCGTCGGCGGGTACGAGGCGCACGGACTCGTTGTACCCGTCCCTGTCCACGTAGGTGGTGAGGTGACCGTTTTCTGTCACCTGTATCCCGTTATAGCACTCATAATTGTAATCCACCAGCCTGGCCTCCCAGAGGGGCATAGCAAAGCTGGAGGTGTACTGGTTGGTGATGGCATCCTGACTCCACCCCTTGTAGATGGTGGTGGAGGTGACCAGCTTTCTATATTTTCTGACGTTAAAAATATAGGGCACTATATTGGTCTTGTAAATGAGCAGGATCCCCTCTACGTGCTCCTTGTCTTCTGTGTTGGGACAGTTTTCTTCCAGGGGGAATCTAAAGATCTCTCCCGTGGGCGAGGCGCCACACACCCTAAACAGCAGAAAGGGGTTGGTGGTGTTGTCCTCGTGATGCACGGCGGGTTTGTGGGTAGGCGGAATAGATGGCGTTGCCGAGGACTCGTCTAGGGCGACGCGTCCGCAGAGCAGCGCCAGCGTCGCCATCAGGCGCGCGAAGCCCCAGAGGCCAAACCAGGCAACCATCTTGTTTTAGCAATCCCCCACTCCTTTTTGTTGACTCCCGCTGAGTTGCAGGTGGGTATACAGCAAGGTGTATAGGTCTTTAAATACGTACCCCTTAGAGTCAAACAATAGAACCAGCGGCGCCCCCTCCTCATAGGTGAGGTACACCCCCTCCCTCAACTCACCCGCGGCGGCTGCTGCTGCTGCCTCGACGCAGTTTCTGCGCAGCTCGGTGGCGGGAAAGAGCGAGAGGCTCTTCTCCCACACCGTGTTGTACAGAGATATAGAGAGAACCGCCTCCCTGATGTAGTTTAAAGTCATTTTCTGTGTCAGATTTAGATCTCCCGCCAGTATGGAATAAAAACTGTTGAAATTGGTGTCTACCCAGTCTCTGCTCTCTATCCCCGGCCAGATCATCTCCGTGATGACTAGTTTCTGGTGGGGCATGACCCCCGCGGCGTCGAGGCAGTAGGCCAGGGCCACGTTGTCAGGAACGGGGAAGTGGGAGTTTTGCAGGGACAGGGGCCCCGTGATGAGCTTGTAGAAATGCACTATGATGGAGTCCAGGTGCTCCCTGTTTAGCCTCTGCCCGTGCAGGGCGTTCTTGATGTACTTGGAATTCTCAAAGGCGGCCCTGTCCCCCGCCCTGCGGTCGGCCCAGCTCGCGCGGCTGACAAACTGGCGCCGGAACAGGAAATGGTTCTTGAGGCGCGAGGCCGAGGCGTACACCACTCCCCCCCACACCCTCAGAGACAGGGTGTCGCTCAGCACCCGCCCGTGGGTCTCTATGCAGTCCGTCAGCCTCCTGAGCCCGTCCTTGGTCAGCTTCTTGAGGTAGAGGTCCCTCCTAACCTGGGCGTCGGCCAGCACGTCCCTGGGGTCGCCCCCCTTGACTCCCCCAGCGCCGCCCTCTGACCTGAGAGGCTCATTGTCGCGAGCCCTCCTCCCTTTGCCCTCCTCTTTCCTTGTTTTATGAAGGATGGCATTGAGCCTGACGTACAGCTCGTTTTGCCTCTGAATGAGGCTCTGATAGTTGGACTTTTTGAGGAAGGTGGCCGAGCAGTCCTTTTGCAGGGCGGACACAGTATCGTCGATGGAGTTAAAGACGCCGCCGCAGAACAGGGACTCGAAAGGGGAGGGGCTGTGCGCGTCAAAGTAGTGGGAGGCGCGAGGCCCCGCCGGCAGCCTATCCCTGTTTTTGTGCATGCGCGCCTCGTTCGCAAACAGCTTGGCCATGTGAGAAAAAGAAGATGACGCGGCCCCGGGCCCGCCCCCAGCCGCCGCCGCCTGGCTCTTGTCGGCGGCCGAGCTCCAGTACACCAGATTGGAAATCTCCGAGAGGCGGCTGTCATTTTTCTCAAAGATGGTGTGCTTGGCCAGCACGCTCAGGGAGGTTTCCGTCAGGCACCTCAGCTCGCTCTTTTCCCTCTCCTCCTTCCCACCTCCTCCCTCTTCTCCTCTTCCTCCTCCATCCTCCTCCTCCTCATCCTGTTCCATCATCATCATCCCTTCCCTTTCCTCATCTCGCTCGGCGCTTTCTGCCCGCTCTTCTCGTTCCTCCTCCTCCATCATCATCATCCCTGGCCCCACACAGCGCCCCCCAGCGGCCACTTTTGCGCCCAGGTGCCTGAGCTCGTTCTCAAACACGCCCATCACGGGGTCGGCGGGAACCTGCCTGCACACGTGATTACAGTTGACCTCGGCCAGCATGGAGAGCACGCTCTCGCCCTGATTGGGCAGCATGGCGGCCTCTGCGAAGCAGGAGACGCACGGCACGGAGGAGACGTACGCGTCGGGCGGGGGGACGGGCGAGACGCCCCTGAGCCTACCCAAGAACTCTAGGGTCGCGTCGAGCGCCTCCAGGGCGCCCTCTGCGGGCAAACAATAAAACACACTGTTGAGCCTCTTAAACAGGACCTCTACATCATTCAACAAGGAGAGAGAGATGATTTTCTCGCCGCCTCCGTAGAACCCTATTCTCACGCGAGCGTGCCTGTCGCAGGGGGTCGCGGGGGAATGGAGGGCTTCGAAAAACTCAACTCTGGAGGGGTGGTTTCTAGACAGGAGGCCGACCAAGAGGGTCAAGGCCTCCAGGGTGTTTTGCAAGAGGTGCTGGAGCTCCAGGGACAGGGGGGAACACTCCAAATCATTCTGAACACGCAAGCAAGGGAGCAGAGTCTCGCAGAGTTTTAAAACTTTATTTTTGTTATTAATCAAGCACCGTGTATCTATAGACAGAGGGTCGCAGTACATCAGCAGAGCCGTCTCGGTCGCGAGGTCAAACACCTGGGCGTAAACGGCGGCCAGTTCCCGGGCCATAATGTTTTTCAAATTTTTCTTTACCCGCCTTTCCCCCCCAACCCACACTCTCACCAAAAAAAAACGTTTCTAGCGAGTAACACCAAGCACACACGCTGCTGCGTGCGTGTGTGTCTGGGCCACAGAGAAATTGAGGAAGGAAGAAGAGGGGCTCACGCGCAACCCGGCGGGATATTATGCAAAAATCTCTTTGGCTCAGAGCTCAAGGTCCCCCAAAATAACGTTGGCCTTCCTCTTTTTTCCAGCCACGGGGGCCGCTTGGGGGGCGGGAAACAACTCTTCCTGGTTAGGGTGGCGGACGCCCAGCAGACACTCTGAGGCCTCCTCTATCTTTTCAAACTCAATCTCTCCTTCGCCCTCGCCCTCCTTACCCAGCACGGACAGCGCCCACTCCTCGGACCAGTCCCCTCCGCCGCCGAGCTCCGCGAGCCTCTGCAGGCTCTCGCTCACGTCCCCGGCAAATATATAGTACTGCCCCATATAGTATTCCAGGTCATACTCCGATATAGCCCCGCACTCGGATCCCAGGCTTTTGACGAGTTGCAGCACCACGTCCCTGATCACGTGGGGATTGTCCCCGTCGGCCAAAATCTGTTGCACCTTCCTCCTCACCACCTCTATCTCAAAGGCCACGGCCGCCCCCTGGACGCTGCGCTTCAGCAGGTTGTCCGCCAGGGGGGTCATAAACACGTGCCTCTTTCTCATGCCCGTGTTGGCGCCCTGCTTCTTGAAGGAGGCCGCGTCGGGGATCAGGGCCTTGTCCACCCCCCGCCCTATAAAGTAGCCCAGGTTGGCGCACTGAAAGATCTGAGAGTTGCCCGTGATGCCAGTATACTTGTTCACCACCAGGGGGAGCGTGACTATGGGCCTGCGCCTGCCCACCTCGCATATGTTGTCCCTGGCGCTGCACTGGATGGTGGGCGCGGTGAGCCCCCTGGCGACGCTCAGGTACTCTTGCACGTCGCCCACCCCGCGAGCCCCCAGGGCGTGCGGGTACTCCTCGGCCGAGACAGTCTGGAGCTTGGGGGTCAGGCAGTGGATGGTGGTGGCGTAAAACTGGGTCTGCCCGCATGCCCTAAAGAGGGCGTTGTTGAGCCTGACTTTGGCGTAGGTGTAAAAGGTCTCGGGCACCACGTCTATGATGCTGGTCTCGTTGTGGAGCTTGCTGTTGTACTCTACGTAGTTGGCCAGCTCCATGACCGTCTCCCTGGGCACGGAGGAAAACACGGGGAGCTGCCTCTTTTTGGAAAAGGTGTGCCACAGAAAGAGGGGGGAGATCTTGGCCCCGGGAAAGAGCTTGGAGTGGTAGGTGCTCAAAAACCTCATGTAGGGCCCGCTCACCACGCAGCCGTCGCCCTTGGGGGCGGCCCTGGCAAAGGCCTGCTGGATGGACTCTGTGCCCGGGGAGTTGGAAAAGATGATCCTGTTTTTAATCTTTATCACCCTGGGGGCCATCACCAGGGCTCGGGCTATCTTAACCTGGGTCTTGCAGGACACAAACTCCCCCCTGGCGGCAGAGTCCACGTCAAAAAAATCACAAAACTGCTCCTTGTGCACAATCTTGTACTCTGAGCCCGTGAGCACGCCCTTGTCTATGCAGGCCGTCTTAAAATTGGTCCACAGGGTCTGATAGTGCATCTTGAGCCACTCCCCGGGAGACACCCCCACTGCGGGGTTCTCCTGCTCGTACATCATACAGGTGGGGAGGCTGATGTCCTGGATGATGGTGAGGATGCACCTGTAGTACAGGTTTAGAAAAAAGGGGCAGGGGGGCTGCCAGTACACGTTGCACACGTACTGGAGGACGTGGTGGATGGACTTTATGTTCTCCCTATAGTTGACGTTGTTCTTTACCATGCTGTTTATGAAACGAGATACCTCCCCGTCCACTATCCCGTCAATCTCCTTAAACACCTTCAGAAAGGAGGCTATGTTGCTGATGGCCTCGCTCGAGTCCTCCCCGCCCTCGCAGATGCCCGCCTCGGCGAGCCTATCCATGACCGCCTGGGTCACCTGCCAGTAGGTAAACTTTTGCTGCTCCTCGGACTGGGCGCCCCCCTCCTCGTCCCTGTCCCTGTAGTTGGCAAAGTTGCCCGCAATGTCCAGGTCGTTGTAAGGTCCCGCGACCCCCGTCACCACGTAGGGGTCCCGCCTGGCGGCCGCCACCACGGGTGGAAACCTGTCCTTGAGTCTGTAAAACAGGGTATTGACGCAGCTGCATGGGCTGGCGCCGCGGCACAGGTCGCACAGGGGCGTGTTGGCCGCCGTCCCCACGTAGGTGGACACGTTGTAGCCCGAGTTGTTGGCGCTGCGCTGGTGCTGGGCAAACTGCAGATAGTAGCACACGCGCGCCAGCATCTGGGGGCAGAAGGAGGCCGCGAGGGCCAGGTGCTGGATGGAGTAGTTGCTGCCCGAGAGGGCCGAGGAGGGAACCCCGGGAAAAGAGGGCAGCCCGTTCTCCCGCTGAGTGGGCTCGGCCAGGCAGGCCAGCCCGTGGCCCATAAAGAAGCTGTTGTACACGTTCTCCCCGCCGCCTCCGCCTCCACTAGCGCCCCCTCTGTTGCCAGAGGCCTGCTTCTGAACCCTGGCCACGTAGAGCACAGAGTTGCCAGAAAAGAGCTGCGTGTGCACGTGCACCGCCTGCTCCGCGTTAAACCTGGTCAGGGCCTCCGCCCTCTGCTCGGGGGTCTCGCAGTTGTCAAAGATGGGCCACTTGTCATAGTTGAGGAGAGCGGTGCCCTCTTGCGGCACCTCCAAAAATGACAGCCCGTAGCTGACGGCCAGCTCGGTGGCGACGCTGTCCACTATGGTGAGGCTCTGGTCGCTCGCCCCCCTGTGGCCGGTCATGGGATAGTCCCTGCACTCGTACACCTTGGGCAGCTTGTACTGGTCGTGAAAGGACTGCCTCTCCAGCGCCCCTATGAGGCCGTCCACGTCCCTGACCCTGAGGGCCTGAGCCACGTTGGTGTAGTGGGCCTCGTAGAGGTACCTGCTCACCCCCGGGTGGTAAAAGTACCTCAGCCCGTCCCTGCACTGACTCTTGGCAAACAGCTCCCCGTCGTACAGGGGCACCTTGAAGGCGTCGCACTCGCCCACCCGCACGCTCTGAATCTGAGACTCCACCACCACCAGTTGGCCTCGGTACAGCCTCTCCTTGAAGCTCTCCGTCACCACCACCCCGGCAATGTAGCCCTCCACCTCGGGTATCAGCTGTTTCAGGCAGGAGGGGTCAAAGCGCTCCAACTGCTGTTGCTGTTGCTTCCCACTACCGCCGCCGCCCCCACAGGGCTCCTTAAACTCAGAGTAGCCAAAGAGCTGCCTGGCCGAGGCACAGAGCCCCTCCAGGCCGGGACCCTCAAAGATTGGCTTAAAGTAGGCGGCGTTCCCAAACACCAGCACCTCCCTGTGGTAGGTGGTGGCCTTTACAGAGACGGTGGACACGTCCAGCTTCTTGTGGACCGCCTTTACGTTGACCTGAAAGTCAGCCTCTACCGTCAGCCCAGAGAGCAGCGGGAGCGAAAACACGCCTCCCCCCGAGTGCAGGTTTCCCAGCAGGGACGCCTCTTCCACCGGGAAAGCGTCCCTGGGGTACAGGTACACAAAGCCGCAGGGGCCCACGCTGGACCCCGTACCCACATTCTCCTCCACGGGTCCAGAACCAACCCTGCCAGAATTCATGGTAGCTTCTTTTTTGTCTCAGCCACGCACGCGGGCGCCAGATACCAAACACCGCACAACAATTCACACCTCGGGGCCTCAAGAGACCAAACTCAAAAGCCAACTTTAAAAGCCACCACCGGAGCTGAACCTCTATTCGCAAACAAAGGAAAGAGACCGGCTTCAGTCACCCTGGGGAGCCTGGAGCCAAAATCACAAAAGCTGCGAAGCTGCCACCAGAGGCCTTCCTCTTTATCTCAGAGGAGCCGAGACCAAAATTCACCAAAACAAACCTCAGACTGGCAACCTCGTTTCACAACAGTCACCGGACCGCGAAGCACGAGGGTGAGAGGATGACGCAATACACAAATGTCAAGTTTCAACACTGTTTATTTTTTTTATTTTTTTGAGAATGTAATGAGCTTCAGCCATTTCTGCTTGAGGAAAAAGTAGGCATAGGAGGCGGGAAAGTCTTCCCTCAGCTTCTCATACAACGTGTTGCGCGAGCGCAGCCATAGTCTGGAATGCCCCAAGTAAAACTCTGCTAGCTCAGAGGCAAAGAGGTGCAGGTACCTCTCGCTAGACTGCAAGACCATCTCCAGATAGCAGCTGATAAACGAGAGGGAGCACAGCAACCGCCCAAAGTTGTCATACCCGCTCCCAGTGTGGGTCTGTTTAACAATCTCCAAGACATTGGCCACGGCCGATGACTCTGGAGAGTTGATGCACACCGGAACCTGCATGACCAAGGTGGTCAGCTCCTGAAAGTACTCACTCTTGCACTCGCTCACCAACCAGGCCAAGAGGGCCTCCTCGGGGGACAGGACCCCCAGAGTTGGGAGGTTGATGACCTTGGCAAACACATTAGAGAACATATTAATCATAGATACCCTCTCGGTCTCCGTCTCCAAGAGGCCCTCCGTCTCCGGGGACTCATCCTCCCCGAGCCTAGCCCGCAGTTCCATGACACCCTTGTGCTGCTGAGCCATATGGTATAGTTTTTAGAGCCTTCTCCACCACAACCTCCCCTTCTCTCAAAGCGGGCCAACCTTCCTTTTATAGCCCGGCCTTGCTTGCAGCTCACTATTCCCTTGGAAGTATTTTCTCCTCTCGCTTGTTTTGCAGATAGCTCTCCAGCAACTGGGAGCTAGTATGTACCAAACAGCCCGTATGCTTCAACTCTTTAACCAGGCTGGATAAAATGAGACGGGCTAAAGCAGGTGTGACCGTGGGAGGAGGTACTGTCTGTGTAACATGGTGGCCAAGTGCTTTGATTTTTAGCACCTTTAGGGGTGAGCTATCACCCAGGCATGCAAATCATAAAATACCTGTTTCCAGGGAGACACTGAGATGGGGACGTTGGACTTTGGGACGTGGGGCCACTGCCAGAGGTAATAGCTGGCTGTGATGTCATGGAGCAGGGCCAGGTGACGCCCATCCTGGGAACAGATCCCAGCCACGGGCAGGGTCTCTGTGGGATTGGTGGGATAGGTCTTGGCGGGCCCGCTGGACACGTCACTGCCATAAAACATGGAGGCTGCCTGGCCAGAAGCCACCAGCCTGTCCAGGGCTTCTGAAGGCACGGCCTCAAACCCCAAGTGGGTACCCTGGACCCAGCATGGCAGCAGAGACCCCCTCAGGGTTTTAAAGGCCACGGCCCTGGTGCTGTTGTTGATAAACACATTGAGCCACCTGGACTCAAACTTGCAGCTGACGGCCGGGGCGCACTTGATGTCCCTGCTCTGTAGAGCGGGCGAGACGGCCATTTCCCCGTCAAAGAGGATCCTGCAGGCCATGGAGCCCACCCCCAGTGAGAAAGTGTTTTTCCTGGCCATAAAGTCCTTGAGGACCCCAGGGTTCTTGGCGTGCACCAGCTCGCTGGTCAGAGTGTCGGAGGTCTTGGTGTCTGAGGTGTTACACGTCCCGGCCACAAACAGGCCGCGCACCTCGTCCGTGAGGACCGAGGTCAGGTCGTGGTGGGAGACTGCCAGGGGGTCAAAGCCAGAGTCGCGGAGCGCGTTGAGCGCGGCCACGGGGTAGGGGCAGCCTGGCAGGAGCAGTACCGCCACCCTGTGGTTTCTATTGGGTGTTGCAAGGATCCTAAAGGGGTTGTAGGTGAGGAAGGCCTCCTTCTCCTCCTCGTACGACTTCTCCTCGTACCCGCACCTGCCAAAGCAGGGCCCGTACCTCTCCATGCGCGCAGAGTGGGCCTTCCACGCCTCCTCCATCTCCTCCTGATTGCACTCGAATAAAACCTGCTGCTCCCCCTTAGTGATCTGAAGCGTTCTCTCGCAGGTCTTGGCCCCCGTGGTGCCCACCTTGTAAAACAGTATGTACTCTGACCTGAGATACTCTGCCACCTCCGCGGCGCCGGAGGGGGCGCACTCCACCACCACCCCCGGGGTCTCGGACACTAAAAAGGACATTGCATCCGCCTCCCTGGCGGGCACCTCTATGTTCAGGGACCTGAGGCCGGACATGGCCATCTCGGCCAGCGCCGCCCACAGCCCCCCGTCCCCCACATCGTGCCCGGAGATCAGCAGCCTCCTGCACCTCAGGCGAAGGATGACGCGCGCGAGCTTGCCAAGATACTTTCCACTGATGGGGACCGGCGGTCCGGTGTATTTTTTCTGACCCATGACCTGCTGGTAAACCGAGGCAAACACGTGCTTGCCGGGGGAGGCCGGCAGAAACAGGAGGACGCATCGCGCCTGTTTCAAGTCGGGGGAAAGCCGCCAGGTGGCGCAGGGAGTGTAGGCGAAGGCCGAGGCCACAAAGGACTTTAGGTTAGTCCCACCCTCTGGAGGGTCTCCGTCCCCGGCGCGCTGGGAGGAAGTGCAAGAGGTGACGTTGCAGGAGACCCCCGCGTCTGAGCAAAACCTCTTGCACTTGTTGAGGAGGGTAAAGATCTCGCCCTGGGAACCCTTAAAGTGGGGCCAGGTGAGGGACAGGTTCACGGTGACGTCCTCCATCTTATAGACCGGGGACAGCGCCAGGCTGAGGACGCTCTCTGCTATGGCCATCTTAGCCCCCGCCTCGGGGTAAAAGGGAAACACAGAGTCCTTCTCCCCCAGGGCGCTGCACACCCCGCTCACGCCGTCCTCCCTGGTGAGATAACACGTCTCGGGGGCCTGAGGAGTGTCCCAGCCCCAGGGGACGGCCGAGGCATTCGCCCCCGTGAAGGGGTCGTTCACCAAGATAGAGTAGTCGGCCACGGGTAGGTCCAGGGGTCCCACGCCACACTGCTGCGCCACCCTGCCCGAGGCGCACCTGTCCACGTGCTTCACAATGTAGTTTTTGCAGGCCACCGTGGGGTGCCTCAAAATGCTCAGCAGTATGTCTCGGGCGCTCGAGGGGCTCCCGTTAGCCTCGCTGGTGTAGGGGACCTTGGAGGGCGCGGTGGGCCTGTAGGCCGCCGACCCGCACCACCTGTTGATGGGCAGCCCGTACCTGGGCTTGTGCATCTTAAAGCTCATGAACCTAGGACCCCCGTGCGAGCACTCTGGGCCCCTGTCATCGAAGAACATGATCTTTTTGGTCTTGCAGAGGTGCCCCAGCAGGCTAAAGGGACAGCCAAAGGTCCTAAAGACCCCCTCCATGATGCGCAGGTTCCTGGGGGTGTTTACCACCGCCAGGAGGACCACCTGGGCCTCCACGTTCAAAAACTTGGACAGCAGGACGCTCCTGTTCATGCTGGAGTTGCCCGGGATCAGGACCTCCAGCTCGGAGGCCACCTCCTCGGGCAGGAGGCTAACATAAGACTTGAGCCCCATGACCCCGCACGCGGCGGTGATCTTGGCTCGCATGGTGCCCTCAAGCCTGCTCTGGCACGTGGACAGGAGCGCCCTCCCTCCCGCCATGTTCACAAAGGTCTGCACCGCGGTCAAGATGGCGGTCAGCTTTCTCCCGCTATCGTGCGAGGCGTAGGACGCGCTCCCCTCCCCTCCTCGGACGGGGTGTTGAAAGAACTCTCCCAGCATAAAGACTGAGGCTGGGGGACCAAAGGGATCGGCGCAGAACTTGGGGGCGCCCGTGGAGGCGCAGGCGGCCCCGGTGAAGCTGTAGGGTCTGGGGATGCTCGTCCCCGGGGGCAGGGCGTTCTTGTCCAGCACCCTCACGAACCCCAAGAGGGTGGGGATGCCCGAACACCTCTGGGCCAGCATGTGAGACTCTAGGTACTCTTGGAGCTCAAAGGGCTCGTCCCCGCTGCCCACCACCCCCAGGTGCATGGCCATCACGTTGCTCCAGCCGAAGGCGCCACACTCTGAGTACAAGAGGTCCAGCTCCGAGGCCCTGTTGGAGATCCTGCCCACGTGGTACACCACCCCCAAGTAATCCACCTTCCTGCTCGTGGATAGGACATCCTCCGAGATAAAGACCCTGGAAGCCGGGGTGGAGAGCTTACAGAGGTACCCCAGCTGCCCGTTGTAAGGGTTGCGGACCTTGACGGCGCCCTGGTGGACCCCGGTCAGGATATCCGTGTCATACTCCCTAAACATCTCGGGCAGCTTGGCCAGGGCATCGGCCTTTGGGTGGGCCAAAGTTGGAAAGGGTACCCTGGAGAACCTGAGGTCGGCGCGCTCCTCCTCAGAGTCGCGCAGGGGCACAAAGTCCAGATACCCCGGGGTCCTGCAGAAGGAGGCCGGGGAGCTTAGCTGGTTGCACAGCATGTATCCATCGCGCTTCCTGATGTTGTGCATTGACCATAGAGTGTGGAAAAAGTTAACCATAAGGATCTTGGGGACCACCACCTCCCCCCGGCTGCTGCTGGAGCAGAGGCTGTGGGGGGAGCTGACCCCGCTTCCCCCCTCCCCGGGGTCGTCCACGGGCGGCAGCGGCCTGCTGCTATGCTGCTGCTGCCGCCGCTGTTGCCTGCGCCTCAAGAGGAGGCGGCGCTCCATGAGCTCCTGCAACAGGGGCGCCACGTCCATGGACAGGGTGCATGGCCGCCATGTGCAATTCCTGCCGCTGGTCAGGTAAAATCCCACTCCCTCGGGCAGCTCAGAGGCGGTGCTCACTCTGTGCCCGGGCAGGAGGGTCTTGAGGATGTCCATAAAGGCCTCGGATGCTGCCCCCATATCCACAACCACATTGCCACCGCCGCCCCTCTTTTTGCCCTTGCCATCGCCACAGGCAAAGAGAACCCCAAAGCCCACCTCATCTACCATGGAAAAAGCAAAGCTGGTCACGGGGGGCACCCCAAGCCTGTTGTGTTGCCAGGTGGGGACATAGTAAAACACTGGCACTCGCCCCCCTCTCCCTTTTTTTAAAGAGAGCTGCTTGCTTGTTGAATCCATAGAAAGAAATCAAAGACTTTTCACTCTTGGCCACCAGGGGGAGTTACTCCAAAGCTGGAGCCCTGAGTAAAAAACCCAAGCGAGCAAAAGAGACACAAGATTTTTTAGGGCCTTGAGTGACAAGGATCGGGCCTAAAACTACAGTTCTTGGAGGAAGTTAAGTTTTGTAACCTTATTAATTAAATATCTCTGTTTCTGATTCACCCAACAGTTGTGAGGACTTTAGGGAGATGCAATACAAATTGTTAAATGTCTCAAGCGTCATGCAAAAAAGAGGAAGCGATGACTAGCCGCGGTTACTGGCTTCTTTGCAGAAGTGAAACCCACAGTAAACTTTGTAATCTAGTAGAGTGCACGCAATTTTCAAAACAGTCTGCACTGCTTCCCCCTCCTCAGCAGCAAGTTTTACATGGGGTCTCAAGGGGGGCAGCTCACGCGGGGTCTCACAAATACCTTGTCCCCAGAGAGCAGCCCTTTAGGGTCTGGGACACACATGGCCTTTATTTTTCCATCCATATGGTTTTATTTCTTCTTTTTAATTTAAAAAAAGCTAACTTAAAATTAGCACTTCATCACACAGTGTACCACCACCAAAGTTATGAAAATAACAAGCACAACTACCAACATAGCTAGGGGGGCATATCCAAACTGGAGCCACGGGGGCCTAGTTGTGGGGGGCTCGGGTGTGGTAGTGTCCCTAGTAGTTTCTGTTGTTTGGGTGGTGGTCGGTGTTAAGATGCAAGATGGAACTTTACTGGTCCAAAATGCAAAAGGAATACCTGGAGTGGTGTTATAAACTGTTCCAGAAACTTGCAAGAGGCAGGTGGTAGTGGCGTTGCCCACCAGCGTATATTTTGAATTGCATGTAAAAGAAAACCCTAGTATAAGCCAGGTAGAATTATTGTCTTCAGAAGAGGGGTAATGGGCAGTAAGGTTTTTTACAACACTGTAATTTGCAACAGAGTAATTCATGGTTACTATAACATTTCCATTGCTTAAAGTAGGCATCTCGCATGGAAGTGTGGGGTCTTGTGTAGTAGCCATGGGAGAGGGGCTTGTGGGTGTGGGAGAGGTAGTTGGTGAAGGGGTAGAGGTGTCAGTGGTGGTCGCTGTGGTTGTGGACGCGACGCAGCCCCAGCACAACAAAAACACCAGCGCGCGTGTAGAAAGCATAACAGAAGCCATCTTTAAACGCTTCCCACAAACCGGAACCGCCTAACCACATCAAAGTTAAATACAGAAACCGCAGCACCTAGATTGCGCAACCAACACCTAGGACCACCATTTACAACCAACAAGTGTGCAGCCCTCTAACCCCTAAGGCCCTAAGATGTGTGTGTTTTGCTTGTGCACGGTGCTTTACAGTAACCATGGGGGGGGGGGAGAGGATGGGGGTGGGAGAAACCACATTTCCAAACTTACCTTGGTGGGATAGGTAAGGGGAGAGGACACCAGGTAAGGGGAGAGGACGCGGGATACTTGGCATGGCGCGGTGTTCCTAGCTCTAGCTAAGCTAAGCGTGTGATAAAGTCAAAAAACCAACTCTTCTCCCTACCTTTAGCAGTCTTCTATCTTCTCTTTGTTTTCACAGATAAAACATCTTGCCTGATGTAATCTCACAATTCACCACATGATGGCAGTGTTGATTTTTAAAATTAAAAGACAAGGCATTAGGCTATTTGCTTTTGGATACTTTTTGACACTTAACACTTTACACACACCACCAAGAAAACAGGGACATTCAAATAAAGTTTAAACATTTATTGAAATTTTAAAAGCAGTAAGATTTAGTTATCTTCTTTTCTTTCTTTTTTCTTCATCATCATACACGTAATCCTCTTCATCAGCATCTTCGCCTGTTTCCCCAACCACCTTAACTTCAAAAGTGTCTGAGACAGTCACTTTATCCCCCTCTGGAGGCTCCATAGTAATTTCACACTTATAGTTTCCAGTGTCTAGTTTAGTACAACCTTTACTGCACCACTTAGCTTGTCCTGTGCCATCAATAATAGGGCTTAAGTTCAAAGTTGTCATGGTAGTAGTAGCAGGGGTGGTCTCTTCATACTTTCCTTCACTATTTTGCTTTAAAAGGGTAGCAGACATTTTGGATCCCTCTATAGCTCCTGAAAACTGGCAATCAACGTGTAGAGTTATGTCAGTGTAAACTGTATACTTCTTCTTTACTGCACGCACAGAAAACTGAGGTGGGGTAGGCTGGGGAGGTGGGTCTTTAGTTACAATAACTTTGGTAAAAGCTGTGTGATAGTCAGCACAAGCTTTTTCTTCCTTGGGGTCATAGTCTTGAGTAACCACGCAAGCATAGCGACCCGCGTCTGATGGATATAAAAAGTCTGTTGAAAAGACCCCCGTGCCACTGTCACAAGTTTTGTTTATAAATACTGGACCGTTAAAAGGGTGTCTGGATGTCCCCAAAAACACTGACAGTGGAATAGTTTTATATAGCTTCATACTTATTTCTTTAGTACAATCAGCCCTAGCAAAGTAGCATTTTATAGAGAGAGGTTTTCCCTCTTGCCCAGTATAAGATTCAGGCATCCAAGCTTGAATGGAACCCAATGCCATTTTGACCATAAGGGAAGCTAAAACCACCATAAAAATCATTTTTAAAATTTTTACCACAAAAATAAATGAGAGAGTTAAGGTATGCTATGTTCCTCTTCCTCCTCTCTGCCAAGCAAGTAACCACTGTAGATCTTTATACTAGTTTAATGGGCACCTTTCAAAAATGATTTAATGCTTAGCACATGGTAGCTGGCAGGTGTGCACCTTTTAAAAATAATTTAATGCTTATCACAGGTGAGGTGTCAGGTGTCAATAGGTTTCAGGTGGCCACCTTAGGTTAACACCTGATTGTGGTGCCTGTCATTTTACTTTCACAAGTTAACAAAGGGGATATGAAATTGTAATTTGCAGGTGGGTGCAGATTGGGTCAGTAAAGTGCATTTTTCACAGTGCAGGTTGAAGCAGCCGCCCCATCTCCCCCACCCACCAGCCCATAAAGTTGCCCTTTTTTCCAAATAAGGAAAAAGACATTTCCCAGTAGTTTTGCAAACAGTTTCAGGTGGTGTGAGTAAAGTGCATTTTTTCCACAGTGCAGGTAAAGGCAACCCAACCTCCCACCACCCACCAAGCCACCAACCCTTAAAGTTGCTTTATAAACTAACCCACTCCCCCATACACCCCCCCAATAGCTCACCCTTAAGGGCCAAGGATAGACACCTAAGCCTTACCCCATTTTGTCAAGGCCCGGGGGCAGAAAAGCCTCCCACTTTTTAAAATCTTAATAGGTAGCCATTTTTTTAAACAACTATTCCAAGTAAAAAATCTCAGTGAGTAGCCATTTTAAGGACTATTCCAAGTAGATACTCATTTCATAAAACAGCCAAGTAGAGGGGTTAGTAACTTACTGGCTGTGTTAAAGTAAGGGCCATATAGACATTTATCTTTATGCACAGCCACGTTAGTGTGTGTATCTCAATGGGGCAACTAGGTGGAAAGGGCAAGCGGTCATACAGCTTTTCTTTTATTGGCAGCCATTTTTAAGTGTTAAGCAGGGGGGGGGGGCTCTGCCAGCCAACAACACTTGGTTTGAAACTCATGGATGGCCTTTGGCATAGCAGCCATGTTAATTAGGTTCCCTTGCTTTTGCAGAGACGGGCATGGTGGTAGTGGGGGGCGCGTGGGAGGTCATAAGCCCCACCTTCAGTGGGGATGCATATGCACACAGAGTAGCTGGGAATACACAAGTCTCCCCTCCTATGCGCTTGGCTGCACACTCTGCCCACTAGTGGGGGATAAAATTAATTATGTCTCACTTTGCCCGCTAGTGGGAGACGAAATGCCAAGGGGAAATTAGAGGTGTGGGGCTTTTTAATTGTGGCGGGCAGAGACAGACGGGGCCTGTATTACCATTCTAGCATAAAAAATTTTTTCAAAAAAAATTTCATGAGAAGCGATACAGAGATTTACCATGACATAACCTGAAACCACTTACCTTGGGTTCTCGGGGCACTTACCTTCCCCCGCGCTTCTCATACACGGGGGGCTTCCCCCTAGTCAGCCGCCGCTCTCTCTCTGACACACAGGGGGTTAACCATCTACTCTCGCTTGTTGGATGAATGGAAATTCAGCCCGGGGTCATGGGGGAGGGCGCTGCAGCCGCGGGGCGCGGCGAGCGGCCCCTAGCCCCCCAAATTCCAAATGCGCCACAGGCGTGGCGCCATTTTGTTACTGTTATTTCCGCGCCCGGGACAAAGGGGAGGGGGATGTGACACTCTCCCGCGGGGATTGTTTTTTTTGAACTCATGGCCAATAAGCAGCTTATTCTGCAGCTGCCAGTTGCCGGGCAGAATTTGCCAGGGACATGATTGGCCACTGGTTAAAAAGAGGAAGTAAAAATGGGAGAGCTTGTGGTTAGTGCTTAGTGTTTTTTTGAGTTTTTGTGGTCAGTGACGGCAGCTGCTGCTAAGCAGCTGCCTGTCAGTATCTGTCTAGTAAAATCTAACTCTCACTAGACAGATTAATAGATGGGATGGTGGGAAAAATGGGGGAGTGGTGTACATTTTGACATTTTTGAAATGGACTCACATGTGAGAGAGAGATTGCCCATAGATGGTGGTTTGTTTTTTGATGTTTTGAGTGATTGAGGGACTTGGAAAAAATGGAGTGCGCGGGCTAGTGTACATTTTGTAAGAGATTGCCCATAGATGGTGGTTTGTTTTTTTTTGATGTTTTGAGTGATTGAGGGACTTAAGAGAGCGGCTGGCTGCTCTAAAGGTTTTCCATTTTGAGGCTGGGGAGAAGCTCTGTTGGCGGGTGTTACTGTGTTCACTCAGTTAATCCTGCGAGGAAATTTAGTTATTAGATTTTACAAAGGAGGAAATGTTTCACCAACCCAAAAAAATCAAATAACTATATTCCCTCACCTCGTGTAAGGGTGGGCTTCTATGCACCAACCCTCCTCCTCTTCATGACCAAAGAGTGTGCTTCCATCTTCAATGACCACCTGTGGGTGGAAAGATAAAAAGTTACATGTGTTGCTGTTAAGTGGCAACCCACTACTACTATAACTCAATATCTTTCTTCCCACCTTGTCAAGCAGTGGCAGGCAGCCAGGAGGTTGTCAGATGATGGAGGGGTAGTAGGTGGGAGGCATCTTCTCTCACTGCAAGAAGAAGAAATTTTAGGTTAAGGTGGTGCTTTTTTTAAAGAAAAAAAACAACAGCTTATTACATGCCTAAGATTTCTTTTTCTTACCATTTAGTGTTCTGTTGTGAATCATGGAGAGGAGGAGGCGCCATCTTTAAACTGCAAGGAAAGGACATATGAGGTTAGGGTTGTGTTTTAAACAGCAGCCATTTACATGCCCAATATGTCCTTTGCTCACCATCAAGTGTCCATAGGGGCCTGGTTTTTTGAGTCACACACTATAGGAGGCAACCTGTAAGAAAAGGAGAAAGTGAATACCTTTTTGACAAAATGCTGCCTCAACAACAGAATTCAATATCCCTTTTTCTTACCTCAACAAGGAAAGAGTGGAAAAGTTGTCTCTGGTGTGTTTTTCCTGGCTTAACAGTTGTGCCACCTGTAAGAACAGGAGTTGGGAAATTAAGACCTACTGTTGTACAACCAACCACATAACCCACCAACTCCTTTTCTTACCTATTACTAAGGGGGGCTTTCTTCAAGTGGGGGGCCTGTTGGCTGGCAGATGGGGGGCAGGATGTCATCTCACCTGTAAGAGCAGAACGTTGGTGGATTAGTATGGAGTATTGCGGGTCCACTAACACAACCCTCCAACGCCCACTCTTACCCTAGATTGAGTAGTTGTTCCAAGTGGTCCCCATTGGATGTTTTGATGGGATGTGCAGAGTGGCGCCCTCCTCTGGCTCAGGGTGGTATGTCACCTGTCTGTAAGAGGCGGGAGTTGTGAGGTTAAGACAGAAGCTCAAGCTATGGTCAACACATAACCGTGACAGCTCCCTCTCTTACCTGAAGTAGCGCCCTCCTGTGGCTCAGTAGGCGTATGGCAGTTCAGCAACATCTGTAAGAGGAGGAGTTGCAAGGTTAAGAGATTGATGCTGGGGAATCTTCCAACATAACCCAACAGCTCCCTCCCTTACCTTTGATGGGTAGAGTGGCTCTCCTCCCTCCCCTCCCCCTTGGAGCAGTTGGCTATGTCACAGCACCTGTAAGGAAAAGAGTTGCCAGATTAAGATAGATGTTGGGGACTTGGCAACATAACCCACCAGCTCTTTCCCTTACCTCCTTTAGGGAATAGTGGGAATGATAGGCAGGTGTTGCTAGCTGAGTGGAGTGATGCCCTCTTTTGCCTCAGCAGTGGGGTATCTCTCCCCTGTAGGAGAAGAACCTGTGAGGGTTATGCTCAAGGGCTCTCCAGCGCGCTCTCTGGCCAGAGAGTCCTGAGCATAACCCCGACAGATTCTTCTCTTACCTTGTTTACCCAAAAGAGATGGTGCAACTGGTGGGCTTTAAGGAGGGGCTCTCACTGCAGCCAGCAAAGGAGATATCTAAAGAAATGAAGCCATATTAGTCTTGTCTGCTAACCTTGGGGCATTCTTGTTAGGGAATGTACCAAAATGGCTTCACTTCTTACCTAAAAGTCAAGTAGAGAGCAGGTGGCAGAGCTTGAGTGGACCAGGCTTGAGGGCACGGGCACCTAAAGAGGAGGAACCATGTAGGCTATATATGTTTTTAGTAATGCTACTTTGCATACCCAAATGGCTCCACCCCTTACCTATGGTGGGGCAGGCCACATGGGGATCAGGCACAAGTTTTGTTTTTAATGGAGCCAACTTTTGATGTGACTAGGCGGCATCTTTTGAAGCAATGGGGCACCTGAAGAAATGGAAACATCTAGTGATGCTGACAGGAACCCAGATACAGCTTGCAGTATAGCTTAGTATTTGGGCCCTGACCAGCATTACCAGATATCTCCATTTCTTACCTCAAAAACAGGCGCTGGGGTCCTCATTGTATACTGCCTCTGGATTGGTTGAGATGGTACACCTGAAGAAGAGGAGAGATCTAGTGATGCTGTCAAGGCCCAATACCACTATGGGTCATAGGTTTGGTATTGGGTGCTTGACAGCATAACAAGATAACTCACACTTCTTACCTTGGAGCGTCCATTTGATTGACGGGTCTGTTTTACAGAGCATCCATCTGATGGTGAACCTGAAGAGGTGGAGAAGCCTAGTGATGCAGACAGCAACTCATTACAGCTTTGCTGACATGTGCTGCTGTCTGCATTACCAGATAAACTCCACCCCTTACCTAGGAGTTTCTTGCGCTGTGGCTAACTGGAGATGGGAGATGGGTGAAGCCGGGGTGACCTTGGAGGCATCTGAAGAAGAGGAGCAACCAGATTAAGATGGAATGCCGGGCATATACTAGCATAACCCGATGGCCCTTCTTCTCACCTGGTACTGATAAAAGTTTCCCAAAACAAGCAAGTAGCCTGTAAAAAAAGAGTGCGTTGGCATCAGTGAGTGGGAGCCAGCGGGTGATTAGTATTTATCGTGGGATCCCACTCCATGAAGTGCCCACCCACTCTTTTTTTACCTTTAAAAAAAGTTTCTTGGGTTAGTTTCATGATAAGATGCTGAAGGCAACCACCTGAAGAAGTGGGGCGATCGGATTAGTTTTAAATCATGTTAGATTTTTAGTAGCATAAACCGATGACCCCACTTCTCACCTAAAAATAGGGGTCCACGTACAAGAGGATCCTTTTGACCGTGGCTGGCGACTGACAAGGCCAGGCTGTTACCTGGAGAGGCGGAGCGAACGGATTATTTTGGAATTTTGTAGTGTTTTTATTATCTTAAACCCATTGCTCCGCCTCTCTCACCTGTCAGGGGGTGTGCCTGGACCAACATGGTGTCTAGAATTGTTGCTTTAAGTGATTACAGAGATGGGAAGGGGGTTGCCACCTAAGGAAGTGAAGCGGACGGGTTAGTTATAGAAAACACTACACACAGCAATAACCCGGCGGCTTCACTCCTTACCTAAGGTTTTAAGTTGCTAGCCGGGTCTCTTCTGCAAGATGGTGGGTGGTGGATACCTAAGAAGGGGGGCCAACGAATTAGGAAGAGAACACAGAGTGGTTCACACTTGGTATAGCCTAAACCGGTGGCCTCCCCTCTTACCTGCACAGATGGATATAGGGTCCCGGTGGTTTGTTGGTCTCTGCAGCAGAAGGGTCTCTATAGGGGAATGTGGTCTCTGGAAGGGCCATCCACACCTGTAAGGAGCGAGGCTACCGAATTAAGAGGATGCTTAGTGTGTCCCTAGAAGCATAACCCAGTAGCCCCTATCCTTACCTAAAGTTGTAGTGGTTGTGGTGGTGGTGGTGGATGCTGGTCTCATGGAGTAGCACCAAGGTGGGCAAAAAGGAATTGTGGGGGGGGGGCTCATGTAGTGGGTGAGATTCTTGCTTTTGATGGCTTAGTGGTAGTAAAGGGTTATGGCTGGTGCAGAATAGGTAGAGATGATAAGGGCTTTAGGTGGCCGAGCAAAAAAAAAGAGCCAGGCACAGCACAAAAAAAACACTGCTGTGTTTATTGTCTGTTTTCTTGTTAGTGTTTTAAAAAGGTTTTTTTTGTTAGTGGTTTAAAGTGTACCAAGTTAAGTGTTATGTGTGTTAGTGTTTTAGTTCTAATGCAAAAATAAATAAATATTTTACAAAAATGTGTAGTGGTTTGGGGTTAGGGGGCTTCTTTCTATGTACACAGCTTATCACAAGCGAGTCTCTTCCTCCAGTTGTCTGCGCCTGGATCCTGTGGGTGTTTTTGGCTCAGAAGATCTTAGGACCCTATGCAAGGAGCCCCTGACTTGCCGAGTCAAGTCCTGAAGGTTCTGTTGGAACTTTTCGCCCACAAACGCGTAGATGACGGGGTTGACGCAGCAGTGGGTGCAGGCGATCATCTCAGCCACCAAGAGGGCCATGTCCACCCTGCGCCGCGCTTCACAGTCTGGCCCAAAAATGGCCTCTTGGTAGGTGTGTAAAATGAGCAGGACGTTGTAGGGGATCCAAAAGACAAAATAAAGCACCACCATGATCAAAATGAGCTTGACGGCGTGCAGGTTTCTCGACCTGTTGTGGGCCTTGAGGAGGACCTTGATGATTTTCCAGTAGCAGAAGGCCATGATAAGCAAAGGCAGGATGAGGGTGACCATGGTCATGCTGGTAACATCAACCCCCTTCCAAAAGTCTGTGTAGGAGGCTTGGCAGACCCCCTTGCCTGTGGCATTATTGGATTCATAAAAGATAAACTCTGGCATGGTTCCCAACACAGCCAGAATCCAGGCCAGGAGGCTGGCGAGGATGCCTATTGGTACCACGCGGACCAGCCTGTAAGCCACCGCGTACACAACTGCAAGATACCTGTCCAGAGTCAACAGGATGATAAACAGGACTTCGCTGTACAGTGCCACGTTGCAAAGGCCCACTATAAACTTACACATGTGGTGGTCGGCGTCCCACCCACCAGTTCCCCCCGAGTGGAAGTGAATCCAAAAGGGGAGGGTGAAAATCAGCAGCAGGTCACCAAGGGCCAGGTTGAACAGGAAGATGTTGGTCATGATCCTGAGCCTCTTGTACTTTATGAGGACTAGGATCACCAGGGCATTGCCAATTAGCCCAAACAAAAACACCAGAGAGTACCACAGGGAAATAAACACAGCCATTTGAGGGCTTGGGTCTGTGGTGTTACATCCCCCAGTCCCACTGGCAGTGGTGGATGACAGTGAGGTTGAGCTGATACTACTACTAACTAGACTGGACATTGCGGAGGTGAGTGTAGTAGCTGTTGAAGTAACATCAGAGGTTACATTGGTGGTGGAGGATATTGTAGAAGACATGGTGCTGGCAATGGTGGACGTCCCCATGGACGCCCCTCAGTGGACACTGTAAAATAGAAAACCCCCCACACCCAACATTTTATTAGAGATGGGCTGATGGAGAAGGTTTTTACACCCCTGCCCTCACTCCCACAACAATTCTTTTTTGGAAACTACTCACTTTGTTTGCCCAAAGAGAGAAATTTTAACACCACATAATAGTGGTCTCTCTGTGCACTGGTAACTTAAAGTCATAAACCTAGAGCACAGCGGACCACTAACACGCGATGCCCAAAGTTTGCTGGTCCATGAAAACAGTCTATAGGTGAGTTTTAGACACTCGCTTGTTGGGAGGATAGCTCTCCAGCTCTAGGGGTACCATAGTTGCTGGCCCGCGGGAGAGCCCCGTCCCGAGTCCCGCTTATACTATGCCCCTAATTTTATCCCCCCTACCCCCTCTCCCTCATTCACCCCACAATTTTAAAGGCAAATGGGTGGCTGATTTGTAACACCACACCATAAGTGGTCACCAGATACACAGAGACGCCTTTTAAAAACTCTGTGCCTTGACGACCTCTTACCCGGTGATGTTCAAGCGCAACGTCCAATGAGATGCTGAAGAAGTTGGGCCGCGCGGTTCTCTATAGAGAGCTTGGCTTATAAAAAACAGGGTCTAAAAACCCTTCCAATTACAAAAACTAAGAGACCCGTGCTTGAGAGCTATTGGATACAACAAGGAAAGGGGAAGATTTCTTAACCACTCACCGTTGCTGGGTAGAGACTAAGGGGGTTGGTTGGGGTGTGCGAGAGTGTGCAGCCAATAGTAATCGAGGGCCAGGGTCCCAATGGGAGGGGGCAAGGACCCCATATCCAATTAAAATTAGTGGTCTAGGGGCTCTAGGAAGCTACAGCTGACCAATGGTGGTAATGGGGGCTATGTTGCTAGGCAGACTAAGGGGGTTGGGTAATTAATAAATATGTATGAGCAATGGCCCAATGGGGGCTTTTCTAGGTAACTCTGGCCAATGGGGAATTTGGTTGCTAGGCAGATTAGAGAGATTGATGGAGTAAATGCATATGCATGAGGGGGGGGGGGTTGGTTGCCAGGCAGACTAGGGGCTAACTCATCCATATGCATAGGCCATTGGGCAGTAAAATCCCTGTGGTCCAATAAAAAATCTAAACAATTTAGGTTGCTGGGCAGACTAAGGGGCACCTAATTAATAGGCAAAAGCAATTAGGCAATGAAGCCTGCATGGCCCAATGGGAGCCAACTACCACACGGGCTGTCCAATGGGAGCCCATGTTGCTAGGCAGACTAAGGGGCTACTCATCCATATGCATGAAACCTAATTAATAGGCAAAAGCAATTGGGTATATGGCCCAATGAAAGCCAACTACCACACTGGCTGTCCAATGGGAGCCCATGTTGCTAGGCAGACTAAGGGGCTACTCATCAATATGCATGAGGGCCATTGGGCAATTAACCCTATGGCCCAATGGGGGGACAGGCCACTCTCTTTGCTACCCAATGGGGTTTTAGGTTGCTGGGCAGACTCTGGGCCACCTAATTAATAGGCATGAGCCACATTGAGCGATAAAGCCCAAGGCCCAATGGGAAAGCTGCCTGATGAATTTTGCTTAAGACTACCCAATGGGGTTCTATGTTGCTAGGCAGACTAATGGGTATACCTCATTAATAGGCATGAACCATTAAGCAATAAAGCTTAAGGCCCAATGAGGGTCCAGCTACACTCTACTGTCTCCCCAATGAGATTTTTAGTTGCTAGGCAGACTAAGGGGAACCTAATTAATAGGCATAAGCCATTAAGCGGTAAAGCTTAAGGCCCAATGAGAAAAAACCAACCATCACCATCAGCCAATGAAAGCTTTGGTTGCTAGGCAGATTATAGAGTGCCTAATTAATAGGCATGAGCCAGATTGGGCAATAAAGCCCAAGGCCCAATGAGGGACCACTGCCCAACTACTCTACCCAATAGAAACCCTGGTTGCTAGGCAGACTAATGGGGGCTAAATAAATAGGAAGGGGGTGCCTATGCATATATGCATGCATAAATGGGCAATAAAGCCAAAGGGCCCAATCAAGGGCCTGGGCTCCCTATCCCATCCAATGGGATCCCTAGTTGCTAGGCAGACTAAATGGGGGGGGGGGGAGTACCTATGCATATGCATATGTGCTATTGGGCAATAAAGCCCAAGACCCAATCAGGGGCCTACCCTATTACCCTACCCAATGGAATTCCTAGTTGCTAGGCAGACTGAGGGGGCATCCATGCATATGCATATGGGCTATTGGGCAATAAAGCCCAAGGCCCAATCAAAGGCCTACCTTCTCATAACCCCTCATAACCCAACTACTCTACCCAATGGGGTTCCTAGTTGCTAGGCAGACTAAGGGGCTACCCATGCATATGCATCTGGGCTATTGGGCAATAAATCCCAAGGCCCAATCAAAGGCCTACCTTCTCATAACCCAACTACTCTACCCAATGGGGATTTTAGTTGCTAGGTAAACTAAGGGGGTGGCTAAGTAAGGGGGGGTGGGGGTATTTATGCATATGTATGACATATTGGGCAATAAAGCCCAAGGCCCAATGAGGGGCTAACCCAACTACTCTACCCAATGGGGTCCCTAGTTGCTAGGCAGACTAAGGGGGTAGCCATGCATATGCATGGGGTTATTGGGCAATAAAGCCCAATGCCCAATGAGGGGCCAACCCCATAACCCTGTCCAATGGGGTCCCTAGTTGCTAGGCAGACTAAGGGGGTAGCCATGCATATGCATGGGGTTATTGGGCAATAAAGCCCAATGCCCAATGAGGGGCCAATCCCATAACCCTGTCCAATGGGGTCCCTAGTTGCTAGGCAGACTAAGGGGGTAGCCATGCATATGCATGGGGTTATTGGGCAATAAAGCCCAATGCCCAATGAGGGGCCAACCCCATAACCCTGTCCAATGGGGTCCCTAGTTGCTAGGCAGACTAAGGGGGTTGGCTAACTATGGGGAGGGGCACTTATGCATATGCATGGGTCCATTGGGCAATAAAGCCCAAGGCCCAATGAGGGGACCTATTTACCTACTCTACCCAATGGGGTCCCTAGTTGCTGGGCAGACTAAGGGGCTCCTCATCCATATGCATGAGGGCCATTGGGCAATAAAGCCCAAGGCCCAATGAGGGGGCCTAGCTAACCCATGACCTAACTCCCTCACCCAATGGGGTTCCTAGTTGCTAGGCAGACTAAAGTGGGGGTTGGCTAACCATGGGGGGGGGAAGAGGACTTATGCATATGCATGGGTCCATTGGGCAATAAAGCCCAAGGCCCAATGAGGGGGCCTAGCTAACTAACCCATGACCTGACTCCCTCACCCAATGGGGTTCCTAGTTGCTAGGCAGACTAAAGAGGGGTGGTTAACTAAGAGGGGGGGGGTCCTTGCCCAATATGTGGGATGTGGCCTACACCTTCCTCAACCCATATTAGGCTATATGGGGAGGGTGGTTGCGTGAGTGTGTGTAAAGGGCCTCCTCCTTTCGTCACTTGGCCGCTCCCACAAGATGGCTGCCCCCTATGAGGATAGAGAAGAGGAAGTAGACACACAAGTCAAAAAAATAAGTTTATTTGCTTGTTTTTACAATAGAAAATTCAGTTAAAACACAATTCCATATAGTTTTCAGTAGAGAGACAAAATGGCCGCCGGGCCTCAACAAAATGGCCGCCCCACCACCACGTGGTCCCCATTCAGCCAATAAGAAAGCCGCCAGGCATAAAGACAAGATGGCCGCCGCTTTACCACGTGGCCCGCAGCAGCCAATAGAATTACAACTGCGTATGCCGGGCATGAGGAACTTAAACTGACCAATAGAAGCCAATCCCCATGCCTGGCAGAAGCTCAACAGCCAATGAGACAGCCGTTGCCAGGCAGATTAAGCGAGCGGCGGCCATTTTACATCGCATCACACCCACCGTGCCAGGCATGGGGAACTTAACAACTAGCCAATAGCCTAGGGTCCCCATGCCTGGCAGGGTCCCCACGGCCAATGAGAGAGCGGTTGCCAGGCAGATTAAGCGAGCGGCGGCCATTTTACATCGCATCGCCCCATTAAAGTCAATCAAAATCCCCCCACATAGTAATTACAATTAAATTTCAACATAAAAAGACCACCATAGAGGAAACTCTATCCAATCAACAGCGAAGGTTGCAACATAACCCCCGGGCCTCGCCCAATGGGAGTCCGAGGCTATATATAGACATAAAGTAACATGGCCGCCTCCAATACCCCTCATTTACTTTCAGTTTAAAAAATTACATTAAAATTTAAAAAATACAATTTACAGCGCTTAATAGGGCCTATTTAGAAAAGAGGAAGCGTCCGGAGAACCGGAGGATTGACCGGCCCCAATTTGCTAAGGCAAGCCGGGCCAGGGCTCCCCATGCCGGGCACGAAGAGAGCTTTGGAGCCCCATGCCTGGCAGGGACCCCCATGCCTGGCAGGGTGGTCTTGGAGGTTACACAAGACCACAGACCCCCATAATAAGACCCCCCAGACTCCCTAATTACAGAATAAATACAAATTAAACATTTAAAATAAATAAAATTTAAAAAATAAATAAGAAATAAAAATGAGGAACTTACCCCTTCGGCGTCTTCGCGAGCTTTGCAAAATGGCGCCCCAAGGCTCCTCAATTATACACATTGGAATGGGGAAGTATCCCACGTCACTCCATGGAAAAGGTCAGGCACTCCCATTATGGGGGGGCTCTGGCCAATCATGGGCAGGGGGGAAAGCCCCGGGGGTCTTGCTCCATCCATGGAACGTCATCTCTGGCCAATCAGAGTATGGGTGGGGGGTCTCGAGACAGTCACCCCATGACTGGCATGACCCTACTTCTCCATTTTAAGCCAATGGGCATCAGGGTGGGGGTCCTACGTGGACATCCTATGACCATTACCTAAGACCCCCCATGACCGGCAATACCAAATAGGGCTCAGCCAATGGGAGCCCCATGCCTGGCAAGGTATCCATATAGGGCAAGTTCCCCATGCCTGGCACGACCAAATAGGGAAGGACCAATGAGAACCCCCATGCCTGGCAGGGACCCATATATGGTAGGAACCCCATGCCTGGCAGGATAGAGTTCCTCATTCCTGGCCAATAGGAGAAGTTCCCTCCCCGACTCCTCCCCAGCCCCTCCCCTGGTATAAGACGTAGTTAGTTCCCCATGCCTGGCAGCCATTTGCGGAGCGGCTCTCATTGAGAGAACATTATGCCCAATAGGTAAAAAGCTGGTCGGGGGCTCTTTAGCCCCTTCCCACTATTGCAACACTCTTCGCTGGAGCGAATGGACCCCGGGTAGAGCGTACTGGTGAGTTTCAGGCCTCTAATAGGGGCTTATTTTATTTTTTCTTGTATTTTTTAGAGTAGTTCCCCATGCCTGGCAGCATAATTCAATATGGCTGCCGAGGAGGAGCATGTGGTCTAGGGGACAGCCAATGGGAGGGCGAGACCCCCGTGCTTGGCATGGTGGGTAATAAGGCTTAATTAATTGACTGTGTTGTAATTTTAAATTTTAATTAATTTAATTTGTCCCGGGGGGCCAATAGAATAGCTCGAAGCCCCTCGGTGCGTCACACGGGGAGGGGGTGAGGCTCTATTAATTATGGAAATTATGGGCCGCCATGTTTAAATGTATTTTTATGTTTTAAAAAAAGTAAAAATACAATATATTTTTAAACTTTAAAAAATAAAGCCTTCTTTTTCGCTCTATGTGTGAGTCCTTGTCTTTTTATGAATAAATTAGCGTGGGTAGCTTAGTTCGCTAAAAGGGGAAGTTACCGGGAGAGAGAGCCTTAAGATGGCCGCCGCCCGGGACACACACCACCACGTGTGGGGTTTTAAGCCAATGGTAAAATTGATTGCTGCGTTTGCCTCTTAAGATGGCCGCCGCTCTGCCCCACGTGGTTTCCCTAAGCCAATGGCCTTAAGGTGCCAGGCATGGGGATCGCCAAGATGGCCGCCTAGGACCAATAGGGGGGCAGTTGCCTGGCGACGTCACATGTTGCCAGGCATGCGGGGAGAGAGATATGTTTTTTTTTGCCAGGCATGGGGGTGGTGGGGGTCAGCTGCTGGCCAATTAGAGATTGGGTTCTCTCTCCATGCCCGGCAGCGTCATCTGTTGCTTAGGGGGAACATGGAGACCCAACAAGATGGCCTCCTAGGTAGGTTTATTATTAGCCAATAGGGAGATAGGGGGAGTGCCTGCGTCACCGGTTGCCAGGCACGGAGGCCCAAGATGGCCTTTTAAAAGCCAATAGGGAGAGATGGGGGGGAAAGCGTCACTAGTTGCCAGGCATAGGGGATGTCAGGTGGCTCTTTACGGGCCAATGGCCAATTGAGGCACAAAGCAACCTCACTTGTTGCTGGGTAGAAGGTTCCTCTTGGCTTTAACAGCCAATGGGGATCTCTTATAGGGGATTAGGTAAGCGGTTGCTAGGTAGAGAGTTTAGTATGGGGGGGGGGGTGGTGGGTGTTACTATTACTTTATATTATTTTATTATTATAATTAGTGTGGCTTGAAGGCTCTCTCTTGCCATTGGCCCGTTCATATTAGGTAGTTTGTTACTAGGCAGAGGTTTTTATTAGGGGGGAGGGACTTAGCTATTATTATTACTGCTATTATTTATTTTATTATAATTAGCAGTATACCCATTATAGGCCAATAGGGAGATAGGGGGGTGTGATGACGCTAGGGGTTGCTCGGCAGATTATGGACTCTCACGCGATTGGTCCCCATCACACCAATTAATGAGGTAATGTGTTGCCAGGTAAGTTATAAGGGGGGGGGGGTGGTACTATTACTGATATTGTTTATTTTAATTTATTTTAATTTAGTAAAATAGGAAGGGCCTTTATGGCCCAATAACAGATAGGGGGTGGGAGAGTGACGCACTCGGTTGCCGGGTAGACTTTGGCCTTCTCTGCGATTGGCCCTTTTACAAGACGTCACGGGTTGCCAGGTAAAAAAATTTAGTTATGAGAGGGGGGGGGTGGTATTATTATTGCTATTATTTATTATTATAATTTATGATAATGGACCTGGCCTTTATGGCCAATGGGAGTTGAGGGGAGGGCCTGTGACACACCCGGTTGCCGGGCAGACTTTGGCCTTCTCTGCGATTGGCCCTTTTAGATTAAGTCACGGGTTGCCAGGTAAAAAAATATATACTGGTATTATTACTGATGCCATCGCTATTGTTTATTATAATTTATTTTAATTAGCTTGGCCTAAATAGCCAACGGGGTTTAAGGGGGCGGGCTGTGACGCGGGGGGTTGCCAGGCAGACCTTGGGCTTTAAGCCCATTGGTCCTTGCCAATTAGGTCACCCGTTGCCGGGTTAATTAAAAAAAAGTGGGGTACTGTTACTGCTATTGTTTATTATAATTTATTACAATGAGCATTGCCTAAATGGCCACCAATAGGGTTTAGGGGGACGGACTGTGACGCAAGTTGTCGCTTGGAAGACTATGAGCTTTTTGCCCATTGGCTGATTGTAATGGAGAGTCACCAGTTACCGGGCAGGAAAAAAAATAAGTTACTGTTACTGCCCTTGTTGTTATTTAATTAATTATTTCAAGGTACTGTTACTGCCCTTGTTGTTATTTAATTAATTATTTCAAGGTACTGTTACTGCCCTTGTTGTTATTTAATTAATTATTTAATTCAAATTTATGCAAATTAAACGGCCTTTATCGGCCAATGGGGAGCATAGGGGGTGGGCAAGTGTAATGACATAAGCAGTTGCCGGGCAAAAAAAACATACTTTAAAAAAAAAGGGGGGGGGGTAGTATTATTATTATTGCTTATGCTATTGTTTATGGTAATTTATTAAAATTATTAGGGCTGCACTGCGCCCAATGACAGGTGTTGTTGTTGTTAAAAGGGAGGGATGTAATGTGTGACATAAGCTGTTGCTAAGTAAAAAAAATGTATGCGTTTTTTCCTTATATAGCATTTTTAGGGGTTATTATAATATACTCACCAGCAGCAGCCAATGAACGAGCAAGACCACACAGACTACGCCCCACGCGTCATCCGTCGTTAAGGTGGGTACTCTGTCGCCATTGACGACGGTAGTCACAAGCACCTCCTACAGATTGCACAACACAGCTTTTTGATTGGTAGACGCAAGCTCCTCCTACACAAGCCACGCCCACTGGTCACGTGACTAGGGTTAGGGTTGGGGGCGGAGTTAGGGTTAGAAGCTAAAAAAATTAGGGTTAAATGCAATTTTAAGAGCGAAAAAACTATGCTGTTTTACTTTTTTTGAAGAACTAAAATACTAATTTTAAAAAGTACCCCCCCCCTCCCTTAAAACCCCCCCCCGGAACTTAAATTGAATTTAGGTGGGGTGGT